GTGCAAATGACGCTTATCGCAGTAAATCTCAAAAGTAAGTTTTCCCAAGCCATTGAACCGCACAAAGAGACGATTCTTATCATTTTTTAACCATGTCATATCCTCGTTAGATTCATAAGCTACAGGAAAGGGAACATTAGCAGTTTTTCTTAAAAGTGCTGCTTGCCATGCCTTTGCTTCATTTTCATTTTGCGGAACATTGAAAGTAGCAACTTTTAAAGTTTCTAACCATTCTTCTCCTGTCAAATCTCTACCTTTAGGAATGCGACTTTGGAGTTGATCTTTTAGGCGTTCAATTTCTATTTCTTTTCTACGCTTATTTCTGGTAAATTCTTCTGGTTTTTCATCCACTTCACTAATTTGACAGTTATTTTTGAGTAGATATGCAAGAGCGCAACGAGTAAGAATATCTTCTGTTTCTTCGTAAGTGTTTAAAAGAATTTTGAAAATGGAAGATGTTTTAGATTTTGTGGATTTTTTAGTCTTTTTTCCCTTTTTCTGGTTGTCATTTTGATTCCTACGGAGCGCTTCGCTATCTGACTGAGGTGCAAATTTAGTGATAAGTTCACTAGCTTTAGTACGGATTACTTCTAAACTAGATTGACTTTCTTGTTCTAGTTCTTGATCACTTTTGAGCATTTTTAGCCAACGCTGTTTCCCTTCTATTTGGTTCTTTCTGCGTTTCTGTAAAGCGAACCAGGATTTATACAGATAATCCACTAAGGTAATCGCTGAGGTGTAAAAACGTCCAGGTTGTTCAGTAAAAGGTTCTTGAGATTTGAGGGAATTACCCAGTGTTTTGAGTAATTCAGCAGGTATCCTACCTTTTTCTAGCCAAGTTTCAAATTCTGGGTGTTTTCCTATCTGTAGCAATATTTCATTGATGAATGGTGTATTTTTTTCAGTCATCAATTCCCATAGTTGACGGAGGCTGCTTTCATCAGCAACTAAGCGACATTGAATTGTAATAACGCTCATAGTGTCTTTGATTTTTTTACCTTCCCTAATTATAGCGCAATGACGTAATGACGCAATAGCGCAAATGATTTTTTTCTCAAAGACTGTGCAAAAATAAAAACCGCAAGCTTGGGCTTTAAAATTAGGATGACAGAAGAAACTAGAGAAGTTAGGGGAAGAGTCCCTAAAGACATAAAAATCGCCTTTGAAATTGCCTGTGCGCGGCTGGAAATGACGCAAACTGCGGCTTTAGAAGAGGCCATAAAAGATTGGTTGCAAAAAAAAGATTCCCCTGCTGGTGGTAAGTCACAGGGGAGTTAAAGGGTTATGCTTATAGTGAAGTGAGCGATCGCATCCCGCATCCCGCATCCCACTATACCCCCACTGTTGACAGAGTGACTTTACCTGTGCAATCTGTTTTATTATTATGCTCTGCTTACCTAAAAAGTAGATATAATAGGTAGATCAACAACAGACGCACATGACAGACCATCACCAACTCTCCAACTTCATTTGGCAAATTGCTGACTTGTTACGTGGTCCTTATCGGCCACCGCAATACGAGCGTGCAATGTTACCAATGACGGTGTTGCGTCGCTTTGACTGTGTGCTTGCTTCAACTAAACCCCAAGTATTAGCAGAATATCACAAGCGGAAGGATACACTCACGGGTGATGCCCTAGATGCAAGGCTAAATGCCGTAGCAAAACAACGGTTTCATAATCGTTCAGAACTTAATTTTGAGCAGCTTAAAGGTGATCCTGACAATATAGATCAACATCTCATTAGCTACATTAAAGGTTTCTCAAAAAACGTTTACGAAATTTTCGAGAAATTTGAGTTTCCTGCCGAAATTGAGAAGATGCGCGAGGCTAATATTCTCTATCTCGTTGTATCTAAATTTTGTGATGTTAATCTCCATCCTGATGCTGTTGATAATATCGGGATGGGGTTGTTATTTGAAGATTTAATCCGCAGATTTAATGAAGCAGCTAATGAAACAGCAGGTGATCACTTTACACCACGAGAAGTGATTCGCTTGATGGTGGATATTTTATTTGATCCTGATGATGATATTTTGACTCAACCGGGGATTATTCGCAAACTCCTTGATCCAACTTGTGGTACTGGTGGAATGTTGGCAGAAGCCCAAACTTATTTGCGTGAACACCATAAAACTGCAACATTATATGTATTTGGGCAGGATTTTAACCCCCGTGCTTATGCTATTGCTGCTTCAGATTTGTTATTAAAAAGTAATGAAAAAAGTGATATTCGTTATGGTGATTCATTAATTAATGATCAATATTCTGGTGAACATTTTGATTATTTTTTAGCTAATCCCCCCTTTGGTGTGGACTGGAAACGGCAACAAAAAGAAGTACAACGGGAAAGCGAAAAATTTGGTTTTGCTGGTAGGTTTGGCGCAGGTACACCACGAGTTAATGATGGTTCTTTGCTATTCTTACAGCACATGATTAGTAAGTTTGAGCCATATCAACCGGAAGCGGGGAAAAATGGCTCACGTTTGGCTATTGTTTTCAATGGTTCACCTTTGTTTACTGGTGGTGCGGGTAGTGGTGAAAGTGAAATTCGTAAATGGATTATTGAAAATGATTGGTTAGAGGCGATTATAGCTTTACCAGAGCAAATGTTTTATAACACTGGAATTGGTACTTATATTTGGATTGTTACTAATCGCAAGCAAAAACACCGTAAAGGCAAGATTCAATTAATAGATTCTCGCTCTCGTTGGCTACCTATGCGCCGCAGTTTGGGGGATAAACGCCGTTATATGGGTGAAGAAGATATTGCGGCTGTGGTGCGCGACTATGGGGAATTTGAGGAAAGTGAAACCAGCAAGATTTTTGATAATGAAGATTTTGGTTATCATCGTGTTCCCATTGAAAGACCGTTACGTTTGCTTTACCAAATGGATGTAGAACGCAAAAGCAGATTTTTAGATGCTGTTCCTCACTTGTTAGATGATGTACAAGCAATAGATAGAGAGTTAGGAAGAGAACCCCGTCCTAATTGGAGTGAGTTTGATAAGTTGATGAATGCTTTAATTAAGCAGCGTGGTAGTAAGTGGAAAAAGGCAGAAAGCAAGCTGTTTAGAGATGTGTTTACAGAGCGTAATGTAGAAGCTGAGAGGGTTATTTTCAAGGAACGTAAAGCTACTAATGAACCTAATGCCCGTGTTTGGGGTTGGTTTAGAGATGCCAAGGGCAAGGTAGAGCGGATGTATGAGCCAGATACACAATTAAGGGATTTTGAAAATATCTCTTTGACAAATGAAATTGTGGATTATTTTTGTCGTGAGGTTGAACCGCACGTAAATGATGCTTGGGCAGATGGTGAAAAAATTCGCAGTGCTTATGAGATTAATTTTAATCGGCATTTTTATAAGTACACTCCTCCGCGATCTTTGGCTGAAATTGATGCTGATATCAAACGCATGGAGGAAGAGTTTATGCGTTTGCTTCATGAGGTGATAATTTGAGCATTTCTAATACATTTAATTCGTGTGAGACTCGCTTTCATAGTTCCGATTTTGATTGGTTTCAAAATATTCCAATCGTTTGGAATATGGTAAAATTAAAATATTTAACCAATGAACCTTTAGCCTACGGTGCAAATGAAGCTGCTCTAGAAGATGATCCTAACTTCCCTAGATTTATACGTATCACAGATATTAAGGAAGATAGCTCATTGCGTTCAGAAACTTTTAAATCATTGCCACCCCAAGTTGCTGAACCATATTTGCTGCAAGAAAGCGATATTTTACTTGCAAGAAGTGGTGCAACTGTTGGTAAAACATTTATTTACCGAAAAGAATGGGGTAAAGCCTGTTTTGCAGGCTATTTAATTCGTTTTCGCTGTAATTATAATTTACTGATTCCTGATTTTTTATTTTTTTTCACGCAATCTAATATTTACTGGACACAAATACATAAAGGTACAATCCAAGCTACTATTCAAAACTTTAGTGCGGAGAAATATGGTGAAGTTTTAATTCCGCTACCTTCACTTTCTGAACAACGTGCGATCGCAAATTATCTTGATCATGAAACTGTCAAAATAGACAAACTTATTTCAGCTAAAGAACGTCTGCTTGATTTACTAACAGAAAAGCGTCAATCCTTAATTACTAATGTTATCACTTGTGGGTTAAATCCTGATGTTCCTATGCGTGATTCTGGTGTTGAATATATAGGTAAAATACCCAAACATTGGGATATAGTGAAATTGAAACAAATTACAGAAAAAATAGGTAGTGGGAAAACTCCTAAAGGCGGATCAGAAATTTATCTAACAGAAGGTATTCCACTTATAAGAAGCCAAAATGTTCTATTTACAGGGTTAGTTATTAGTGAACTTGTCTATATTACAGAAGAAATTGATGCTGAAATGTCAAGTAGTCGCGTTCAACCGTATGATGTGCTAATTAATATAACAGGCGCATCTATTGGAAGATGTTGTGTAGTTCCAGAAGATATATCACAAGGTAATGTTAATCAGCACGTTTGTATTATTCGACCAAACTTTAAAACTATTAAATCAGATTACCTTAATGCTGTATTAGCTAGTAACGTGGGACAAACGCAAGTGTTTCTGAATCAAGAGGGAATTTCTCGTGAAGGTTTAACTTTTGAAGATATAGGTAATTTTTGGATTCCTCTACCACCTCAAGATGAGCAAGAAAAATTAATTCAATCTATTCAAAAATATAGCTCTCAATTATCTAAATTAGACTCAGTGACTAAGAATACTATCGAACTTTTACAAGAACGACGCACAGCACTAATTACAGCAGCAGTTACGGGACAAATTAAAGTAGCAGCCTAATATACTTAGTCAATGTTTATTTTTCACTTCATTTAATAAGTCAATTCTTTAAGAAAAGTAAAATTTAATTGATACATGATCCGAATATGATGCAATAGCTATAAACTGTTAAAGTCAGCATATTGCTGTACTAATTATAGTAAAAATTACTGAACAGATAGCTGTGACAGTATTATAACAATGGAAATTAAATCTCTTACTCTCACTCAATTTCGTGCTTTTGAGCAAGCAACCTTTGAGTTTCAACCAGGTATGAATCTACTCGTTGGTATTAACGGTGTAGGTAAATCTAGTGTACTTGATGCCTTGCGGATTGCACTGTCAAGAGTTTTACCCCAATTTACTGCGTATCAAGATAGACGCATTAACTTTGAGGTTGATGACATCATGACGGGGCGAGATCAACTTGCTATTGAGCTTAAATTTCAAACGTTTGACACTCCTTTTATCTGTAATGTTACTAGGGGCAAAAGTCATAAAGTTGAACTTAAGCTATTACCCAATAGTCATAACATATTTTCAGATGGTAAAACAAATGCTAAGGTGACACATATTTTATTGAGTTTTTATCCTCATGGGTATGATAATAACCTAAATCAAGTACCTGATTACATAATGGAATATAAGGACACAGATGTAGACATCAACAGAGAGGGTTACAACTGGATTGCTACTTTAGAAGGTAAATGTGTTAGTTGCAATTACCCAAGTTTATACTATAGTTTTTTCGATTTAGACTGGATTGTTAGGAATGATCCTAACAGAGAATCGGTAGCGGAGGGTATAATTCAATTTGAAGGAAATAATGGGAATATATTAAGGTTTGGGCATGAGATGAAAGAAGATGGTTACACTGTTTTATCCCAGATAGATTCTTTTGTCACTAACTTATTCCTCTTTTTTCAAACACAGCAGAACAAGGAAGTAACTTATGTAGAATCAAAAGGTTTTGGGCAAAGTAAAATAAAAAAGAGCAAGCAACTAAGTTTGCGTTCGTACATTAAACTAGATGTAGATAATAAAACAAGGGTTATAAAGAGACAGAGTACAACAGGTAAACATGAAAGTCCTATAACTCATTGGAGACGTGGACACTGGAGAAATCAGCCTTGTGGCGAAAAATTACAGGATTCAAAGATTATCTGGATTCAACCAACTTTGATAAACCCCACACAAGAATAACACTATACTAATCCCGCTTAAACACTTAGGCGGGTTTTTTGTTACCTTAAAAAGTTTACTAAAAATTACAAAATTTTTTTATTCATACACAGTAAGGGTTTCGAGATTTACCCACATCACGCAAACCCGCATTACAGAGTTTTCCCCAGGTTTTTCCACAGGTTTAAAATATTTGGCTGTGTTACCTTTGAAAAATCCCATTAAGGTGCAACAGCCATGAAACACTGGATATATCAGTATTTAATTATACTATTTTACAATCTGTCTTACGCTATTTTACAAAAATATAAAAAAAATATCACCCATTACTCGCTAACAGGTGATAAAATATGTTTAGAAAAAATTCTTGATTCGTTGAAGGTATTATAACATGAATATTTTAAATAACACAATATCCAACACAGAATTTTCTGATTCTCAAGAAATATTTTTTTCTTACGTTTCCTGCCTACCGTTTGATTATCTACTAGAGAATCATAGCTTTATCCTCAGAAGAGGGGAACGTAAGCTTATAAGGGCAAAGAAACCAGGTGAAGTAGATAAATACCAGGATATTTATACAAACATTTACTACCACGCTCCGAACGGTAGACAAGATATTAAAGATGCTTATAAAGCCAAAGATTTGGCAGAACGCACAGAAATACATAATAAATTAGTAGAATACTCTAAAAAAAGTGGTAAACCTCAGTTTAGATTTCCTTTACAGGAAGATAATGGGGTATATGGTAAAGAACATCTACTTAGAGTTTTTCGTATAGAAGCGCATAAAGGCAATACATTGTATTTTGCCCCTAATAGTATTGACTCCAGCACAACTGCGGATGAAGTTGATAAGTGGGGAGATGGTACTACAAGAATCATCCGAATAGAAAACGACGATACAGAATCATTTACTGAAAAACTACAATACTTAGAAAGATTAGGATTACCTAAACCTAGCTTAGTACGTGATTCTGGCAATAAGTCACCACACAATGATTACATATTACATGAACCTATTAGTTTTGAAGAGGCAGCGGAATTGGCAGCACAAATGCTCAGAAATTCCGGTTTTGATGGATATGAGAAGACTATTCAGCATATTATAAAAGATTTAAAAACGTTAATCTTGCGTATTCCTGGATTTAAGCACCAAAAAACAGGTAGAGAGTGTTCTATTCTGGAAATCAATGATATCTATAACTATGAAGATTTAAAAGCACAAATTGGTAAATTCCCCAAGTTAGGAGAATATAAAGCACAGTCTGGTAAAGAGTTTGTATTTGATACATACCCTACTGGCGTTCAAGCTTTTGAAACTATCCTTTCCTCTGAGTGGAAACAACGCTTTCACCCATACGAATCCTATGCTGACTACAAAGCCAGACTAGCAGCTAAAGCTGAAGAGGATAAGGCCAGAATCGAAGCTAACAAGGCAGAACGTGAAAAGCAATTACAAGGCTTATCACCCAAGGAAATCAAACGTCGTGCAGAATCAATCAAGGGTGAGGTTGTTTCCTTACTACAGTTTGTAGATTACGCTGTTAAACAGCACGTTGAAAATGGCACTCCTGACGGTACAGGTCGCTCTCACAAAGTAGCTAAGTACGTCGCTAAGTCTTTACTTGAGGCGCAATACTTAGTTAGTGGTTCACCGTTACGCGCTAAAGAATCGGCAGAAGAATTATTCCGTCAATGGGTAGATAAGACTTTTAATTCCAGTGAGAACGATTTAATTAAAAAAGTCTGGACTACTTTTACTAGTTTTGAGAAAGGTACAAATGTACCCCATGCCCGCCATGTTGATAAGTTTGAATCCTATTTGACTTCCAGACAAGAGACTAAAATTGGTGAGGACGCGATCGCTCACCTCAAGCACAACCGCACTATTACTAACTTGATTGAAGAGGCTGTGCGAGGTCTAAGACAAAAACCACAACAGCTTACTTTTGCAGACTTGCCTTTGCTTTACAGTGCATCCGAAAACGGATGGAATAATGCTATTACTTTCTTGAATGAAAACAAATCTATATATATAACTACTTGTCCTACTCATGCTTTAGCTATACTGAATACTGGTATACCTGGTGTGTGCTATGTGAATAAAGAGACATCCGCCGTAAATCTGCATTTATTGGCAGAATACGCTTGTGAGAATGGATTTACTTTTAACTTTACACCTAACGCCCCCGGTACTGACCGGATGTTAGCGGAAAACTTACGCGCTGGGTATTATTCTCAAGTTGCGCGTAATCTACTAAGAAAAAATAATAAGGATACCAAGATTAAAGACTACAAACCTACTGTAGTTGTGATTGATGAGAAAGGTATTGAATGGTCGGCTCATTATTACTGGGTGCGTGTTACACAAGTAATTACCCCTAAGATGCTGGGTAATCGTAAGAATAAAGAAGCTTTATTATATGGACACACAGCTAATCGTAAATGGTTTAGTGATGTTGTCAAAGAATGTGAGGCAACTGCTAAGAACCGCAAGCTAGTGGCGTTTGTGTCGGAAATGGGAACAGGTAAAACCGAGGTTCTGGCTAACCAGGTCAAGGCTTGGAGTGAGGGCAAATTATTAGCGATCGCGCACCGTGAGCAACTAACCAGACAAGCGGCTAAACGGTTAAATATTGTTGACTACAAAGCACCACATTACAGAAGTGCTTCTGAGAAATATGAAGCGGCTAAAAAACAGGGTTTAGCTATCACCATTAATACTCTGTGTCAAGGGACAAATGAACAGGGTTATTTGCCTGACTTTAAAATTGATGATTGGAAAGATGCAACACTAGTCATTGATGAAACAGAGTCTTTTGTAAAATATTTAATTGAATCAGGCACTATTGCAGAAAATAGACAAAAAGCTATTACTGCTTTAAAAACTCTTGTGGTAGCTATCTATAAAGCAGGTGGCAGAATTATATTAGCTGATGCCAATTTAAGAGTATCAACTATTAATTTATTTCAGCATTGGTGCGGGGGTGAAGAGTATGATGCCGAAGCAACCAAGGCTAAATACAACTGCTATGTGATCCTTAACTCTTATTGCAAGTTTAAGGAAGAAGGACGTAAAGCAATATTTACTGATGCCCGCGATGGATTGAACAGCGAAGTTAACCGTCGTTTAGCTGCTAAAGATAGCACACATAAGGCTTTGTTTTTCACAGATATTAAGCAATCATCTTCTAAATTTTACTGGGCTACTCAAGGCTTTGGTAATTACTTACGTGATCTAAAATTAGGACGGATTTTAGACGCAGATACCCGTCAATTTAGCGATGATCCAGATCATCATATTGTAGATAATCTTCATGCCGTCATTAGTGCGTGCTGTAAAGGTGTGATATTTATATCTCCAGTAATTGATTCTGGTACTGACTGGAATAATTTAGGACTTGACTGTGTATACGGTGTGTACATGGGCATCATGGGGATGGATAACACACTACAACAGTTAGAACGGGTTCGGGATAATGTAGTTCGGTTTATTTGGGCTGCACGTCGTTCTTCTATGGGCATGACTAAAGGTGATATTACCAACATTGAAAAAAACTTTGAGGAAGTAAGACGCAGTTATGATGGTTCTAAGGCTGCCTTAATGCAGACTTGGGCTGATATGAAAGTATTACAGCATAGTGAAATTGAGGCGCGTATAGCTGCACAGTTTCCAGAATTAGATAAGGACATTCTAGCTTGGTGGCAAGATTCTTTAGAGGAAAGTTTCTATGCTGCTCAAGAGTTCCGTATTAATTTAAAAGCACGGATGCAAGAAAAAGGCTACACAATTGATCATCAAGACTTTGAATCAGACGCAGAGTTTATTGCTACTTTGCAAGAATACGGCGAAGCGCAAAAAGAAAAGAAACTTGTAGAAATAGCTAATGCCGATCTAGCCTTATTGGATTCTATTGAAAAGAATCAAGATACCATGCCTAAAGATACCGCACGGGCTAAAGATTTGAAAGGTATTCTTTATTCCTTGGGTGTGAAAGTAGAAGGTGGGTACGGTTGGTGCAATGGGTACAATGAAGATGAAAAACTGGAGTTAGTCCGCAGGACATTGGGCAAACGTTCTAAGACACGCCGGAAGTTAGTTTATGGCTTTAGCTTCCGATGTGCGATGACTAATGGCCAAGAGGATATTGCCAAAATTATCTATATGGCTGAAGAGTTCCGCAACATGATCAACTCTTCTAGTAGGTCAATCAAAGATACTCCTATGAGTATGAAAGCTGGTATTGATTTTATGATCAATACTATGGATATCAAGGGACTTGCAAATGTATTACTTCAGGAAGCTACTAAGCGGGGAAAACTTGATAATGGTAGACCTGTAATGTTTTTTCACAACCGTATGCCAATCATTATCAAAACTAATAAGGTATTAGTAGAAAACCGCGCCTATGTCAAAAAAACCTTTGGCTTTGATGTAGATGTCCGTCCAGACATGGCAGCTACAAACATTTCTAAGTTCTTTACTTGCATTGGTTGGAATGTGGAAAAAGGCAGAAACCGTGAGGCTGGTGCAGGTAAAGCAGCTAATGGTAATGCACCTCTCAATAACTACACCATCACTGAGGATCAATTGACTCTTAGAGTTTGGACTGGCTGGGTAGCACAATACGAGAATAGAGACGAGGGAATGTTTAGCTACTTCTATAATCCTAGTGGGGATGAAGGTGGTGATGCCCTATGGAAGGCTCATCTAGGAATTGCTACGGAAACCACAGATAAACAAGTGAGCAAACCAGTCTTTCAACAGTTACAACAGCGCAGGCAACTGGCGTTTCTAACAGTCTAAAATCAATAAAAAAAGCTAGACTACCAGCCGGGCATCAAACCCCGGTTATAATCGTTTGTGGGTAATTTGTAAATTTTGGGTAATTTGGGAACAATTTTGTCTATTTTGTGTAAATTTGTTACTACTTTAATTAACACGCTTATATAGTTTAGTGTATAGATATAGTTTAGTTAATATTGCTTATGTGTTTTAAGGGTAAGATTGTTGATTTGGGTAGTTTGGGATGGTGAGCGATCGCTCCTAAGATGAAATCCTAGCTATTTACTAGAATCTCTTAAAACTTGAAAGCCTTATATAGCAATACTTTTAAAGGTGATCCAAAGTTCGTAAAATTCTATATCTATTACGAATCTTGGATCACCCTGAAATCTTTATATAGCAACTGGTCTGATTTTATGAGTCCTGGCGGCAAAGCTGTAAATAGACCTATGAATGTTTGTCTTTACGTACAAGTATAAAAAATATTTTTAAATTAAGTATTGACTTAATTCTCTATATACCCTAATATAGAAACATAGACAAGCAACACCAAACAAGGAATAAAACAAATGACTCCTCTTATACAATTTAATTCTTCTTGGGTAAACAACTACTCTGAGGAATTAAACACGGGTCAAAAGTTCATTTGTAGATGGATTGTAAGTCAACTCAAAAAATACGGATACGAAATCAACGATGTAGAATCTAGTAAAGGAAGCTTATACATCACCATTAAACACTCTAAATACTGTCTTGATATGGATGGTGGTAGCGTAAGTGAAGTCTTAATAAAAAGAGGTAGAACTTACGAAACAATGGACAGAAACCCCATAGAAGGTACTGTACAGGAAGTGATTAAAGAGATTTGTAAACTTAGTTTTTGGAAAGAGGGTCTAGATTTTAAACCTTACATTGTAGGATTTACTGAAAAAGAAAGACAACAAATCATAGACTCTCAATACTTACGCCCCTGGTTAAGACAAATGAAAAAAGACGGCTTAGATATCACTCCAGAAAATTTACCTTTTTAAAAAACAAGCATCCAGTTATCTGGATGTTTTTTTTATGTTTGTTTTCTGCGTACAAGTATAAAAAATATTTTTAAATTAAGTATTGACTTAATTTTCTATATACCCTAATATAGAAATATAAACAAGCAACACCAAGCAAAGAATAAAACAAATGAAAGCGCAAGAAAATCTATCTGAACTCTCACCTGAAACACTTGCAGACTTAATTAATCAAAATCCAAGCTTTAGTGCTAAAGCTTGGCGAAAACATGGGCTAGTCAGACTATACATTACGCAAAAAGGAAAAACTTTTGCAGAACTTAGATATAACTCTGATGATACTTTTAAAGAGTTTATGTATCGGATGTCATGGGAAGACATAGAAAACATCTTAAACAACGTAAAAACTCCAAATATTGACTTAAGTGCATACATAAGGACTTGCTTAAATTGGTTGAAAGATAATAACAAGTTAAAACCTGGAACTGATATCCAGGAAAAAGTAGATATGTACACTAAAAAAATCAAAGCAGGTTACTCCTGCAGTGTTGATGAAGTCAGAGCCAAACTGGTTTATCGCTGGTTAGGCGGATCTACAAACCTTTCTTGCGATTATGACATTCTTTACAAGTTCGCACATGAGGCAGACAAAGCTTATTCAAATTGGCTTAAAGCCAATGATGGTAGAGGAACTACCGAAAAAGCTTTAGATCAGCTATATGGTGCTGGCAAATGGGATGCCAGAGATAGAGAAGATTATGAAGCATAACTATGGCCGTGACGGCTATCACAGATTAATTAGCCGTCTTTCTGGTCACAAAATAAAAACCACAGCAGACATCAGAAAACTTTCTTGCTTTCCTAATGAACTAAGAAAGTCTGATTTACGCAGACTTGACGATTTAAGCGAGATTGTAAAATATTTAGAGGAACACAATGGTTAGCTACAAAACCGAAGTATATACAGCTACTAAAGCGTATACATCACACTCTAATTTATCAGTAGCTGAATTTGAAAAAATTAATGCTACAAATTATGACAATATACTTACTGAAATAGAAGTGGGGACAGAACTTGTCATTCTCTACGATGCTTGGGGTGGCTTCATTCCCAGTTATTCAGCTTATGAGAACCCTGGACAGTTATGGTCACACAGCAAAAAGACTGATTGGTATACTCATACACTAACGGGGGTTAAGGTAAAAAAAGAAGTAATTAAAACTCCAGATTACGATAAACTTAACGGTAATGGTAGTTGCACCACGACATTAACTGTAAAAATCCCATTACCCGATGGACGTGGGAAGAATCCAAACAGCTACAATAACAAGGTTTATCTAGGGGTGTCGAAGGACATTAAACTGACTGAAGACCAGTGGGAAGTTGTGAAAAAACTAGGACACGGTAGAGGATACTCTGAGGGTATCCGTAACCTGTTAAAAAAAGTATAACTATAAACAGCTAGTAATTTATTTTACTAGCTTTTTTTATTTTAAATTAAGTAATATGCTTATGTCTTTAAAACGTGGACTAGGTTTAAGCAGACAAGCCACTTAAACACACGGTATGAAACCGACGTTCGCCCACTTGTGTAGTCTATTCTATTTTATAGTTTTAGTAGTATAATACTACTAAGACTTTTTTATGTTTTAATATAAAATACTATATAGGAGATAACATAAAATGAGATGGGATAAATTACCTAAACCCTGGACTAAAGAGCAATGCCGTCGTCGGTATGTTGAAAGTGAAGAGCCTATAGGCATTAGAGACTTAGCTAATGCGTGTGGATATAATAAAGCAACTGTTGAGGTTTGGGTACGTCAAGACCTTTGGGTTGAGCAGCGAAAACGATATCAAGAGGATTTAAAAAAAGCTGTTCAGCAAAAGACCATAGAAAAAACATCTGACAAGATATCAGATGAGTTATCACAGATTGTCACTGAGAATTATCAAGTTCAAAGATTGGCGAGAAACTATGTTGCCAAATTAATCGAGGCACGAGCAAAGCAATTAGAAGAGGATCTACAGTTGCCAGTTGAGGAAAGGAAAAAAGCAGTTTCTAAACATAACGCATCTGAAATAAATCAACTGACACAAGCGTTAACAAAACTGACTAACGCCATTAACGAAGGTAGAGGGATTAGATACTTCATTGACATGAACGCTGCGGCTGATAAACTCACAAGAGAAGGTTATGAAATTATAGATCCCAAATCTGTTAGTAATGATGAGTAAAAAAGTCTTTGTGTATCAACTATGTTACAGTAAAACAAGTCTAGCAATGTAAACAATATGCCTAAGCAACAACCAGGTTGGGTAAAGTCCACAACTACAAAAAATCAATTAACAGTTACATGGCGAGATCCCAAGGAACTTATCATGTATGCTAAGAACAGTAAACTACACCCGCCAGAACAAATACAACAAATTGCCAATTCTATTACTGAGTTTGGATTCTTAGATCCTATTGCCATAGATGAGAATGGAGAAATATTAGAAGGTCATGGGAGATACTTAGCGGCTGTAGATATCTTAAATCTGAAATCTGTTCCTACATTTCAGGTATTAGGACTAACTGAAGAACAAAAGATAGCTTATCGTGTACAGCATAATAAGCTAACAATGAATACAGACTTTGATCCTGACTTGTTAAAGATAGACATGGACTTTCTAAATGAAATGTCTTTTGATCTAACTTTGACAGGGTTTGATAGTGAGGATTTGAGTAGTTATTTGTCATTAGAAAATACAGAATATCAAGAAAAAGAAGTAGTTGTTGATAAAGGACGTGAATTAAGTAGTAATGACAAAGACGGTAGTGCTAATGACAATGATAAAGACAAAGATACGGAAAACGAATCTGGAAAGAAAACATTGGCAGACAAGTTTATAGTGCCACCGTTTTCTGTTTTGGATGCAAGACAAGGCTATTGGCAGAAGCGCAAACGTGAATGGCTTGCTTTAGGTATTCAAAGTGAATTAGGTCGTGGCGATCAGCTAATTCCGAATGGGGGGGGATGAGCAGCAAGGCACGTTACTTAGCAGTGCCAAGCGGTTCTTTAATGCCATCTATGTCGTATTCAAAAGACCATACTAGAGGTGATTCCAAAGGGAGGGCTATTCCGTGAAGAAAAACTTTGCTCGTACATTCGGTCAAGATTTAATGAGAGGCGAAAATGTCAAATATCAACAGCAACGCAGCAAAAATAGGGGGGGGATGTGCGATCGCCTAGCACCTAAAAAAAATATGAAAAATAATAAAGAACAATCAGAACCATCAAGAGGCTTTGGGAACAGTGAAACTGTTCCCAAAGGTGAGTATGCTTATCCGACTGAAGCATTAACTCAATCAGGAACCTCAATATTTGATCCCGTCCTTTGCGAGTTAGTTTATCGCTGGTTTTGCCCTCAAAACGGTACTATTTTAGATCCGTTCGCTGGTGGCTCTGTAAGAGGTATTGTTGCCAATTATTTAGGCTACCATTACACAGGTATTGAGTTAAGAAAAGAACAGGTCGAAGCTAATACACCACAAGGTCAAAATCTTTGTCCCAATAACCCGCCAGCATGGATTAATGGGGATTCAAGAAATATCAACATTTTAACTAAAAACAAACAGTTTGATTTAGTTTTTAGTTGCCCTCCCTATGGTGATTTAGAAGTATATTCGGATCTTGAAAATGATTTAAGTACGCTGCCTTATAAAGAATTTATACAAGACTATCGTGTTATTATTGCCAACTGTATTAAACAGTTGAAAGATGATAGATTTGCCTGTTTTGTTGTAGGAGACTTTAGAGATAAAAAAGGATTTTACAATAACTTTGTTGCTGATACTATTACTGCATTTCATGATGGGGGAATGACTCTATATAATGAAGGAATTTTAGTAACTTCTGTTGGTAGTTTACCTATTAGAGTAACTAAACAATTTCAATCAGGTAGAAAGCTGGGAAAGACTCATCAAAATGTGTTAGTTTTTTATAAAGGCGATCCAAAAAACATTAAAGACGTTTTTGGTGACGTTTACATTGACGACTCTCTTTTTGTAGATGATTCCGTAGCCAATAAATACGGTGAAGTTTTATGAGATTTGAACCAATCATTAAAGAGCATGACGGAATCTTAGTAGTCAGGGACGATTATATACCTGGCGGAACTAAGAGGCGTTTTTCAGATCAATTGATAAAAGGCTATCGTGAAGTAGTTTATACTTCACCCGTATATGGTGGGGCGCAAATAGCTCTTGCTCACGCAGGAAAAGAAGTAGGCGTAAAAGTTACTATATTTTGTGCTAAGAGGAAAACACCTCACGCTAGAACATTAGAAGCTAAAAGAGCAGGTGCAACAATAATACAAGTTCCTTATGGCTACTTGAGTAATGTTATATCTAAAGCAAAAGCCTATTGTAGTGATACAGGCGCACATCTTTTACCTTTTGGATTAGAAACACCATTGTCATTTAGTGAAATAGCTAAAGTTGCCAGACAAATACAAGGAACACATTCAAATATAACTGAGGTTTGGTGTGTTGGTGGGAGTGGTGTTTTATCTAGATCCTTGCAATTAGGGTTTACCTCTAATGTTACGTTTAATGTTATCCAAGTTGGTAAATCATTAGATGTAAGTAAAATGGGTAATGCTAAAATATATAAGCATCCTTTGACATTCGACAAAGACTCTAAAATAAAACCACCCTTTCCATCTTGTTCTAATTACGATGCTAAAGGGTGGGAGTATGTTAAAAAGTACGGGCAAGGTGTTCCTTTGTTTTGGAATGTAATGGGTTAAAATTTTTTATTTAAAGTTTGCCTTTATATGTTTTTGTAATTGGCTAAACGCTTTCTTTTTAGCTGTCTCTGCTTTTTTAAGTTTTGTAAAATCACCATTAATCATGTACTCTGCATAGGCTAGTTGATAATTGTGATCTGCTAAAATGTAGTTTTGTTTTAATTGTTCTCTGGTTGTTAAAGTAGTCATTTTGTTTACCTTTTTTGTTTCTATAATAAATATAGTCTATCCACTATTATTTGTCAAGCACTAAATTAAAATATTTTTAGGATATGAAACAAAGAGTAAATGTGTTATACACTTTACCACGACAAATACAAAACAACTGCTTAAACATTACTCTAAGCGGTTGTTATTATATTTATATACCTTCTTACTCATCATCTACATCTGCATTTTCTTGGTAATACATCTCCAGTTCCAATTTATTGATCAATACTTTTATAGATTCAATATCAATACTAGCTATTCCTACCTCGTTCATAGCCCCTATGGACTCTGTAAAGATAGATAACCCTGACATCAGTTCTGAAATATTCTTAGCGTCTTTAGACCTTCCAGACTGCTTATAGATATCTTGGGCTTGACTGATAAACGCTACCTGTTGGACTAGGATAACTTGCATATAATCATCTAAAGTTTTAGTCATATATTTAGTCCCTATAGCATTTAACACCACTATAGCATATTATGAATACTAAGTATTTGTGATATGGATACAAAAAACCGCCTAAGCTTGAGCTTAAGCGGTTGTTTTTTTTTTATTAAGTTTTATTAGAAATGGCTTTTTAGATGTTCAGCGTAAGCTAATAGGTTATTTGCTTTTTGTTTTGTTGGCTGTCTTTTCTGTTTGGCTTTTTGTGGAAGTTCACCACCGTTTTTTATTATTTTACTAGCTATTACTTTTTGTTGATTTTCTAATTCTGCTATTTTAACTGTTAAGTCTATCTTTGCTTGTAACCATTGTTGTTGATCGCGTTGATCTTTTAATTCAGCAATTTTAACAGTTAGTGTGTTGTACTGGTTTTGTAGTGCTGTCATTTAGTTTGTCCCCTTTGTTTTTGTTTTTGTCTTACTTGTTTTTCCTTATGTTTTAAATATAGTCTATCCACAAATAAAAGTCAATACTTAATTTAAAATATTTTTAGTTTCTTTTTTATACAATATCTTACTGAGAATAAAACATAAAAAACCGCTTAAGTTTAAGCCTAAGCGGTTGTGTATCTTGTTTACCAGGGAACGGGAATCACACCTTTTCTGGGTGGTCTTTTTAAAATGACCATTTCTGATCTGTACTCCTGGATTAGCGGTCTCCAGTCTATTGGTGTCACCGTGCCTTTCAATTTTTTTGATCTCCTAGAAAAATCTACATACTCTAGTCCTAGTTGCTCGCAAGCAGTGTGAACTAAATCTTCTGTGTCCCAAGCTTTAACCCTTGTGATATCAATTGTGATTTTTTGACCGTCAGATGTTTCAAAAGTAACGTACATTGTTTTTTGCTTCTTTGCTTATGTTTTAAATATAGTCTATCCACAAATAAAAGTCAATACTTAATTTAAAATATTTTTTAGTTTATTTTTTATACCCGTACGATTGACAGAGAAAATTGGATAGACTATACATATAGTGATAAACAAGATGACTAGGAGATTTTCACTATGGCTTATGATCCGGAAGCCCAAGCCAAATACAACGCCACTGAAAAGGGTAAAGCCCGTAAGCGTAAGTGGCAACAGAATATGAGTGAAGCGCAAAGGGAGAAAAAACGACTTGCCAATAGGGAACACATGAGGCGTAAACGCGCTGAAGCTAAAGAACAAGAACAAGAATAAAGCTAAAACCCTTGTAACTCAAGGGTTTTTCTATTTTAAAAAATATTTTAAATTATTTTGAAAAACCTATTGACAAATTAGTGGATAGACTATATAGTAAATACATAAGGTCAAAACAACAGAGCGACGGAGAATAAAACAGATGGATAACTATATAATTCATAAGACCTACATGGGATATGTAGCAGAGAGTAAAGATTTCAATAATTATCATCTTCTAATGGCAAAGACTCTAGAAGAACTAAAAGCGATTGTAAACAATCATATCAACCAAAAAAACTAAATAAGACTATTAAACCCTTGAGTTACAAGGGTTTTTTTTATTTTAAGAAAATATTTTAAATTATTTTGAAAAACCTATTGACTTTTATTTGTGGATAGACTATAGTAGTTACATAAGGTCAAAACAAAAAGAGACAAAATAAGATGACTACTTTAACTAAAACTCAAGAACGCGAATTAAATAAAAAAATTAATTTTTTGCTGTCTCATCCCATTCACACTAGTGATTTTTCAAATCCACTATACACAGTAACAGATTATCGTTATTACAACATGAATGAGTTTGAACAGGGTTTTAAAAACCATGAAGAGGCTCAAAAATACATGGAGGAAAACGTTGAACGCAACACGCCTACTGAAATGACCTATAAAGATGATTCTGGTTTTGGTAGAGGCAAATACAAATATATAATAAAAGAATGGCATCCAACTGTTTACACTTTCAAAACCAGAGGACAAGCTTATTGGTTTCTCAGAAATAATCCTGAAATAATTGATTCTGACCTAATTGAATTTTAAGCTTAAACCCTGATTAACTCAGGGTTTTTTTATTGTAAAAAATTATTTTAAAAAACCTATTGACAAAAAATAGTCTATCCACTATTATAGGTACATAAGGATAAGACAAGAAAACAAGAAAACAGGAGACAAGATAATGGCTAAAGCTAAAAGTAAACACCAACCTACTCACCAGCAACCTACTCAAGCACAAACTGAACAGGCAATGAACGATATAGCCGTGTTGTTTTGTGAAAGTGAAAAGAAACATCTCAGTTACTCTCAAATACAGAAAAACTTTGATTTTCCTATATCAAATATCTTGCTAGAGTTTGAACTAGCTGGCTTAGTGAGACAACTACCTGGGCAGCAGTTTGTTTTACTTTAATTACTTTAAAAAACTAGATAAAATTATTAAACCCTTAAGTTACAAGGGTTTTTTATTGTAAAAAACTATTTTAAATTATTTTAGAAAAACCTATTGACAAAAAATAGTCTATCCACTATTATAGTTACATAAGGTTAAAACACAGGAAACAAACAAGATGACTACTACAATTTTCTACCAAATCCGTACACTCAAACATCAAATCGAAGCTACTTTAAAACTTATTGCAGATGGTATTTTATTTTATATTGATCAACTTATCATTTTAGAGGGCAAATTGGAAAAATTAGAAAGCAGTCTTAACACTCCAGACAGCGCAAAAGTAGTAACCTTTGGAAAATACAAGGGTAGTTGCGTTCGTGACATTCCTACAGACTATTTAGCTTGGGCAATGCGTAGTGTACCTAATTATGAATGGCGTTATGTCTTCAGAAAAGAGGTTTTAAAAAGAAATAAAAATGAAGACAGATTAATTAAACTCCGTGAAGAGTACAGCGAGTATTTTATAAATTACGCGATTCTGTTTAAAGCAGAACGCGACTACTTTAATAACCAGTGGAAAGCTTCTAATCTTCCACAAGTACAGCAAGAAAAATTTTATGAATACTTAGCAAAGCGTTCCGACATCATAGATGGTGTTGTTTAATCCTTAACCCTAGCGGCTAATAAGTTGCTAGGGTTTTTTATTGCAAAAAAAATATTTTAAATTATTTTAGAAAAACCTATTGACAAAAAATAGTCTATCCACTAGTATAGATACATAAGGTTAAAACAACAGAGAAACAAAACAAGATGACCACCACAATTTCTTACCAAATCCGTACACTCAAACACCAAATCGAAGCTACTTTAAAACTTATCAGTGACGGAATTAGATTTTACATTGATCAATTAATTATTCTGGAAGGTAAGCTAGAAAAATTAGAGGCAGAAGCCAAGGGGCTAGATCAGCCTAAAGTCGTACGATTACTAAATATTTTGACAGGTAAAAAAACATGGGCGATCACTGCTTTTGGTGGCGTGTATGCTACATATAAAAGTCAAAAAAGTGCAGATAAAGCACTTAAAAATACTCCTCCCTGGTTTATGGAGTTTTGGGGCGGTAGTGTATCTGGTAGCGTTGAAAAATGCTGGTTAACTGGTGACATAGTAATTATTGAAGCATACTAAATTTTCTAAGGAAACAAAGCAAATGTTAGATACAAAAGATATGAGTTTATATTCTGTTCTCGGTTGCTTAAATATGACTACTAGAGAACATGAAAATTTAATTAGTCGCAGCTTGCAACGACGCTACATTTTGAAAGATGGTGAAGTAGTGTTTTGTGGTTTAGCTGGCGATGTTTGGCAATGGCTAAGAGATTCCAAACAAATAAAGTAATAGGCTACTTAAAATATTTTCTAAAATCCTGTTGACAAAAATATAGTCTATCCACTATATTAGTCATACAGGATAAAACAAAAAAAAACAACAAAGAATAAAGGGTAAAACAATGTTTAACTTCTCAGGAATGACCGTAGAACAAATCAAAATTAACTATAAAAAATTAGCTGTGAAACATCATCCAGACTTAGGCGGGGATCTGGAGACAATGAAAGCGTTAAACAATGCTTATGAAGCTGCATTAAAAAACTGCAATGGTCAAACTAGTAAGGATGATCAAGGTCAAGAGTACACATACAAATACAACCAAGAAATTGAAAAAGCTTTGATGGACAAGATCATTGAACTATTATCTCTCAATATGGAAGTAGAGATAGGTTTAATAGGAACTTGGATCTGGATAACTGGTGACACAAAACCAGTTAAGGACAAAATCAAACAAGCGGGCTGTACATGGCACTCTAAGCGCGGCTGTTGGTATTTTAAGATTGGCAAGTATTACGGCAAGTCATCACCGGACAGCCTGGAAGAACTAGCCAAAAAGTACGGATGCACCAACGCCAGCAAGTTTAATAAAAATATCAAAGTAGGATAAAATTATGGGGTGAACTATCACCCCATTTTTTATGCTTTATCTTAATGAAGACGCTGTAGACTCTCAAATTAAAACCTGTACAGAACAGGCAGAAGATCCTAAAGGCGTGAGATGCCCAGCTTGCTGCAAGGTTAAGTTAAAAGACAAAATATGCCCTTTAGGTCAGGCAAGAATGTCACCATTGCAAAAATGATTTAGAAAATATTTTATATACTAAGATAAACCAGTATTTTAATCCTTAAAATGACTTTATCCTTTGGCAGACTTAACCCTAAGAATATAAAAAAAATTAAAAAAGCCACTATAGATAATCAGATGGTAGACACATCTGATTTTGAGGTCAATCTTCCTGCACCTTCACCAGGCGCGCAAGAAATGTTCTATAATACACCTGCCGATGTGTGCATATATGGTGGAGCCGCAGGTAGTGGGAAGGCGGAAAGCTGTTATGGTTTAGGGTGGGCGTTCCAAAATATTTTAGGATTTACGGCGGACTACTATCATGATATAATTCACTTAGTACCCAAAGAAATTAGAGACATGGATAGTAAAGTATTAATGTGGAATGGTGAATGGAAAGGATTTTCTGAAGTTGCGGTAGGTGATAGGATCATGAATCCTGACGGACACGCTCAAGAAATTATTCAAGTCCATGAGCGTGGACTGTTAGACGTTTATAAAGTAACTTTTGAAGATAAGACTAGCGTTGAGTGTTCTGGTGATCATTTGTGGGGTTTTTGGGAAGCAAGGCAAGATAGTAGAAAGAAAACTAGAGAAGGCAAAAAGCTAATACTTGATAACAATGATGCGACTAATTGGAATATTAACTACATTTCAAGGGCTAGAGTTAGAGATACTGAATGGTTATTTCAAGAAATTCAAAAAGACAGAAGGTTTATAATTCCTATTACCGCACCGCTTAACTACACACACATAACAAGAGGGCGTGAAGATAGGGCTTATTTATACGGTGTTTTGCTTGGTGACGGGATGATCCAGGGAAGAAAAACTAATGGGATTGGTTTTTGTACTGCGGATATTTGGATACAAGAAAGATGTTTATCGCTATTAGAGAAGTACAGTATTAGAGATAAGTCAGAACAAAGTCAGCAACCTTACTTTGCGTATATAACTATTAAGGATGACTGGGTAAGGAATTGGGCTGTTAATACTGGACTAATGGGCAAATATTCTCATGAGAAATTTATTCCTAAAGGTTATTTGAAGGAATCATTAGGGTTTAGATGGAATTTAGCTCAAGGTTTGTTTGACACTGATGGCTATGCCGCAACTGCAACTGTGGAAAAAAATGAGGTTTCTTATTGCACAGTATCACTAGAATTAGCGGAAGACGTAGCTAATTTAGTGAGGTCATTAGGTTTTATTGCTAAGATTCGCCAAAAGCAAGGTGTTTGCTATACCAAAGGTTATGAAGGTGAAAAACGGATGGCTTATATAGTATCAGTTGAGGGTAACAATCGCCACCGTTTATTTAGCTTGCCTCGCAAAATAGAAGCGGCAATGAGTCATGAGCCTAATATTTGGGTTGGGAAGGCTATTACAAATATTGAAAAGTTAGGTAAAAAAGTTTACTGTCGCTGTATTACTGTCTCTAATCCTAATCATCTTTACATTACCGACGGATATAACGTCACCCATAACAGCTTTTCAATGCTCTTAAAAGCGTCTAAATTCTTAAAAGTACCGGGTTATGGCTCTGTTATTCTAAGACGGACTCGACCTGAGATAACTAACGAAGGCGGGTTATGGGATGAGTCAAGAAATTTATATAAATTAATTCCTAAAGCCCAAGCTAGAGAATATCAACTAGACTGGGTTTTTCCTACTGGTAGTGCTATCAGTTTTGGACACGCTCAATATGAAAAAGATGTTGAGGATAAATATCCAGGTTCACAGATATGTCATCTTGGCTTTGACGAGTTAACAAAATTTACAGAGCGTCAATTCTGGTTTTTGTTCTCACGGAATAGATCAACCTGTGGCGTTAGACCTCGTATTGATGCAACTTGTAACCCTGATGCCGATTCATGGGTAGCAAAGTTAGTAGCTTGGTACATTGATCAAGATACTGGCTACCCTATCGAAGAAAGATCGGGAGTTTTGAGGTATTTTTACCGGATCAATGGTGAGATTCATTGGGGTGATACAGAACAGGAATTAATGGATCAATTTCCAGACTTGGCAGCGATCGCACCACCAAAAAGTTTTACTTTTATCAAGGGGACTGTATATGATAATCCGCATCTATTAGAATCTAATCCTCAGTATCTGCAAAACCTTTTATCATTGCATCCTGTGGAGATGGAGCGACTATTAAAAGGTAATTGGAAAATTAAATATGAAGCGGGTACTATATTTAATCGTCATTGGTTTGAAGTGGTTAACTCTGTTCCGGCTGGTGGTCAAACTGTGGCTTTTTGGGACTTTGCCGCTACGTCGTCGGCTACAGCGTCAAAAAGTAGTTTCTACAGTGTACGGACTAAAATCAAGCTATACCAAGGTATCTATTATGTACTTGATTGTTTTTGGGAACAGGTATCGGCGGATGACGGAGATAATTCAGTTTTGAAAATCGCGCAACAAGATGGAACTGCTTGTAAGGTGCGCTGGGAATTAGAAGGCGGTAGTGCTGGCAAACGTTACGAGTCATCGCTTAAACGGCAGTTAGTAGGATTTGATGCTAGAGGTGTTAAGCCGTTAGGTGATAAAGTAACACGCGCTATGCCTTTAGCTATTGCTGCTAAAGATGGAAAGGTGAAACTATTTAGGGGTGCGTGGAATGATCAATTTTTAGCGGCGTTACATGAATTTGATGGTAGTAAGAAACCACTGACTAACGATATTGTGGATAGTGCTGATGGTGCTTTTGGTGAGTTACAAGAATCTACTCCGCGTAGTAGCTTTGTTGGTGGTAAGATCCACAATCCTTTTAGTTAGATGTGTTAAAGTTTATTATCAAATGCAGAATGTGTCCTTCCCATTGGCAGATTTGGTGATAGAGCAGATCCATAGATCCTTGCAGTAGTCGAATTGTGCGGAACACAGAACACTCTACCGTCAGCCAATAACACACCACCTGCAAAAGCACCACTACCCGCATAAACACCACTAGGTACAATTGCAGTATCACTCACAGAGTTATATATTCTTGCACTAGTAGCATTATGTGGGATACAAAATACTCTACTATCAGGCAACAATACGCCACCAAGAAAAGAACTGTTACCAGTAAAGTCATTATTAGACGTGATTAGCGTGTTAGTAGTTGGATCATAGATTCTTGCAGTGGGTGAATTAAATGATACACAGAATACTCGTCCGTCTGGTAATAGTACACCACCGATAAAAGCACCTCCACCTGGGTAAGTACCATTAGGTGTAGTTACTGTATCTGTTGATGGATCGTATATTCTAGCTGTTGTGGAATTAAATGGTATACAAAACACTCTACCATCTAGCATCAGTACGCCACCTGCAAAAGCGGCGTTTCCTGGATAAGTTCCTCTTGGTGTAATTAATGTGTTAGTGGTTGGATCGTATATTCTTGCTGTTGTGGATCTAAACGGTACACAAAATACTCGTCCGTCTGGTAATAGTACGCCACCATAGAAGGATTGTCCTCCTGGGTAAGTGCCATTAGGTGTGGTTAAGCTGTCAGTAGTAGCGTTGTATATTTTAGCTGTTGTGGCATTGTAAGGTATACAGAATACCCGTCCATCAGGTAGTAAAACACCTCCTGCAAAAGCATCATTACCTGGATAAGTGCCGCTAGGAGTAGTTAATGTGTCTGTAGATGAATTATATATTCTCGCCGTTGTTGACTTAAACGGTATACAAAATACTCTATTGTTTGATAGCAATACACCACCATAAAAAGCATTGTTACCTGGATAAGTACCGTTAGGTGTAGTTAATGTATCTGTTAAAGTACCATAATTATATTGACGGGCAGCTTTAAAGTCTGCAATAAGTGTTAAGGGGAAATATTTAATTTTTAGCTTATCACGGTCTGTAACGTCGGGACGGAAAACCTGGACTAAACTCAGTTCTAATGTGAATACTTGCATATTCTGACAAGTCCATTTAAAAGACTCACAGCAATATAATGCACCGTTAAAAATTATGGGTTGTCCTAAGTTAGTGGTAAGAAAATTATCTATTTCTAAATATTCATCATCTCTAGGGACTACTAAAGAGAGTGTCTGGGTTTTAGTAACTTGGTTAATTTGGTTTCTGTTGCCTTTCTCATCTACACCACCGTAGTAGTTTTGGGCAACATAAGAGGATTCAAAGCTGAGAGCATTTTCCCAGCTTAGTTTTAGAGAGTTGGGGGTAATGTCGTACATATCATTTAGGGAGAATTTGATTTATAGGTATATCTAAGGCGCGTGCTATAGCTTCAATTTCGCTATAGGCAATTGATTGTCTTCTAGATTCGCGATGCTGAAACAAGTTTTCAATTGCAGATATGACTTCTACAGTTTTTCCTACTTTAGAGGCCAACTGTTTCCTAGACATATTTTTCTGTTCTCTACAGATAAAAATGTGTATCCCTATTTTTTCTTCTGCTGTGAGGTTATCATAAACATTGGCATCCGTGATAATAGTCATATTTTAAATTGTAACTTCATTGATTATTATACATGAATATTGGTGAAAATCGCGGTTATTGGTGGTTTTCACTAATACTAATATGAAAATATATATTATTGTTGCTAGTATGGTTGTAGTTATAAAAATTTTCACTTTATGGCTACAAAAAATAAATCGTTATTAACTAAATTTTTATCTACAGATTTACAATTGAACCGTGAAGAAAGAACTGTCGGTTTTTCCTTTACTTCTAAAAGTAATATCTGTGAAAGATATAGTTACTCAGAACTTCCAGATGGCGCAAGCGTTATCTTTGATGAGTACCTATCCCATGATCCTGAAGCTTGGGATCTGACTAGAGTTACTAGCAATGCTTGTCCTTTCCTTAAAAACCATGCTCGTGGTCAGAAGATCGGCATTATTAGAAGTGTATCTTTAGATGGTGAGAAAGGTACTTGCATAACAAAGTTATCTAAAAATGCTTTAGCCGATCAATTTATATCCGATATTGAAGATGGAACTTGCGGCGGAATTAGCTTTGGCTACATGGTAGAAGAATACAAGGTTATTACGCCTGCTGAATATTCTATTGATGAAGATGGTTATAGAAAGATAACTAAAAAAGCACTTTTAGAAGCCACAAAAATAGTTTTATTTGAAATTTCATCAGAAGATATACCCTCAGATCCTACAGTGGGTTATGGTAAATCTTTTGTGGAACTAGACAATGTAACTATTGATGGAAACCCCAATTTTTATCCACAATTACAAGAAAAAACCATGAATCAACCTGATACTAAATCCTTAGAATTAGAGTTAGCATCTACTAAGTCTGCATTATCAGAGGCTAACAATATTAATGCTTCCCTAAAATCTAAACAGGAAGTTTTAATTAGTGAAAATAGCAACCTGCAAGCTAAACAACAAATCCTAGTTAGCGAAAATGGTAAGTTAGCTGAACAAGTTAAACAGTTTGAATGGCTCTTAGAACAAAAAGCTGAAATCATTTCTAATTTTGAGAAAAAAGAATTAGTAGCTAGTCGTTACTATGATTTACGTCAAAAAGCAGAAGATTTAGTATCTCAAGCTAAATTGTCCGGTAGTGAGTTCAATGAATTATTCTCTACTGTTCCCAGTGAGGATATTGAGATTCATACTAAGTCCCAAACCGACAAACTTGGCTATATTGATTTTCACTTAAGTTTGATTGAAAAACGAGCTAAACCGCTAATCAATCTTGAACAATCTGTGAAAGAACCAGTTTCTAATCCTGGACAAATTGATTCTAAACAGATTGAATCCCATGCGGCGGAATTGCTTAAAACTGTAAATCAATCACCTATCTTTATGTAAGGTTATAAAAAATGAGACACGAAACTTACGTTTACGATGACGAGTTATCAGGGTTTTTACCTGTACTAGCTAGATCCGAGGCTATTGCTACTCGCTATCAATCTTTAGATCCTGACTATGTCACTGGTAAAGAAGGTGCTATTAGAAAACTGGTCAAGATTTTCGCCCCTGGTTTTTTTGCTGGTAGTATTCCTGGTTCTGCAAAAGCTCGGATTTTACCACGCATGACAACCGTTGCTGCCACTGCTGCCAGTGGTACAAGCGTTACCTTTAAATCTGGTACTGCGGGTATTTTTATACCTGGCGATGTCCTCTCTATTATTCCCCCATCTGCACGGATTAACGTTGCTTCTACTAGTGGTGGTTGGGCTGCTGGTGATACTGTCACATTAACCATCAACGGACAAGCTTTAGTTTATACCGTTGTTAGTGGTGATAGTGGCGGATCTTTGACTGCAACTAACACCAATGTAGCTAATAAGCTAATCGTAGCCATCAATGCTAATCCTTATCTATCTAGTTTAGTTAGTGGTTTAGCTATAGCTGGTTCTGGCACTAGCACAGATATTGTTTTGTGGGCTAAAGATTTTACCAGTGTATATAGTTTAGCTGCGGCTGATACTGCTACTAATGGTACTGTTACTGCTTCGGCTGCTAATCTTGCACCAAATACTACGGTAGGGACTATCTCTGCTGTTAATACTGCTACTGATGTAGTTACTATTAGCGCGGCTGCTGTATCTGTTCCTTTAGGTATGCCTTTAGGTGTATCCACAAGTTTACCTGATAATTTAGGTATGCTTTCCCCATCTATTCCCATTGACTTGTTATACAGAGAAAGTCAAAATTTCGGTTTATACATAGATACCGACGTTTATCTAAACCGACTTCCCTACATAGATGGTCAATTGACTGCGTTGTATTCTCAAATCAATTTAGTTTAGGTGGTGCTAGAAGATGCCTTCAATTATTGAATTAGTAAACAATCAACCTGGTGTAGTTCAGCGTGCTATTGACTTGCAGCTATCTACAGTCTCCAGTACAGGCGAGGTCTACCGCGACGGTTATCCTGACCCTGCATTAAATCGCTTCTTTCCTTTTGTCCAATACTCAGATCCTATCCTGGCATTATTAAAGTTGCGTTCCTATACCCCAACTGTGGGTTATGTTGTGGCAACTGATGGCGATATCCCTAAAGATAGCGAGCGCATCACTGTTACTCAAGAAACTTTTGGTAACTTTAAACTTGCTAAATCTCGTTTAATCACTGAAGAGGATTTTATTGTTGCCCGTCAGGCTGAACAATTAGCTTTAACTGGTAATGGTCAAGCTGCCGAAGCTATTCGCAATATGTTCTTAGCTGTTCCGGCAATGCTTACCCAATCTCTAATTAACTTACATACTGTAATGTCTTTACAGGTTGCTTGTACAGGTGCTTGTAATTACGCTGATCCTGTATCAGGCATTACTGCTAACCTTAGTTACATTGGTCAAATCCCTAACGGTAATCTAGCTTCTGCTTTGACAGGTTCGGCAGTATGGAGTAATTGGGTAACAGCTAACGGTATCAACGATATTGTTAACCACATGAACGAATACTACAACAACCTGAAGAAGTTCCCTCCGTTTATTGTCATGTCTCGTAAAACAGCTAATGATTTACGGAATCAGAACAGCACTAAGGCAATTGTAGCTCGTAATACTGGCGTGTTAATGGAAGTTGGCGCACCAGACGCTACTGCTATTGGTCAATTACCTCCTCCATCTCTAGAGGCTGTAAGTGACGCAATTAACAAGCGTTTAATTGCTGGTGGTGGTCAGTATGGAACTACTCAGATCATCGTATCTGATGCTTTCTACTACCAACGTGGTGCAACTGTGTCCGGCACTCAAACACTTCCTTACATCCCAGCTAACCACTATTTCTTTGCAACCGATAACTATATTGAACGGGCAATTGTACCCACTGCATCTAATAACTTTGCAGGTGGTTTAGTTACAACTACTGAAATAGTTAGTAAAGAACCACCCCAAGAAAAAATTACTGTAGCTGGTCGCGGTTTCCCCTTAGTACCCGATCCTCGGTTTATCGGTGCAAGAAAAGTGGAAGTAGCTTAGTACTGTGACCATCGGATCTTGTTAGTACCTGTTGTTCCAGTGATGGAAGTTCCTTTTGTAAAAGATGCCCTTTCATCACTGGAATAGGTAACTATTTTTAAGAGTCGTTGGTATTCCAATCCGTATTTACTCAAAGCATAACTGTTGTTGGCTAACTGTTGTAATTCCACTCGGTAAGAATCATCTTCTACTTCTAAAATTCTTAATGTTCCTGCCGTGTAGTCGCTGTTCTCACTAGGTTTAGTAATGGAGATTTTATGAGCTATTAGCAATTCTGTTGCTGTGTTTCTTAAAGTTCCCCAATTATAAATATTTATTTCTGACAAAACATCAGTCATAAATAAATCAAACTTAGTTTCCTCACCTGCAAATTCTGGATATTTAACAATAAAATCAGCAAAGTAAATCATGATAGAGTCCTATGTTTCCCAAACTATTGGTTATGTAAATCAGCCGCATTTTGCGACTAATTTAATCTTAACTTTTAAAGTGGGTGGCGGACAATTTATTGAGGATGCTGTGGGGAATTTAGTTGAAAGTTCTACTAATGTTGTGGTGACAGCAACGGTAAGCAATGACTCTCAACCTAGCGTTATTCCTGAAGTGGCAGAAATAGGACAACAAGTGATGCGACTTAAAGGCAGATTAACTTCAGAGTTACCTCCAGAAATCAGTTATGAATCTATAGCAACGGGAGTTTTAACTGATGCCCAAGGAATGGAAACCGTCGGTATCTGGAGATTCAAACCAGTTGTTCAAAATCGGATTACTAATTATTTAATATCTAGAAATAAGTATATAAAAGGTACTTTAACCATAGCTAGTAAGGTGTAAAGAAATGGTAGAAGTTAACTGGAATCAAATTAATATTCCTAAAAAACTTAAGGCAATTCATTCTTGGAATACACCTTATGCTGCTATGGTTCATGAGGGTACAACTTCTGTTAATGGTAATGTAAAACCTGCCCGACCTTGGGTAGATGTAGCTATCAAAGAATATGATTTTTTAGAAAATTATGCTGATGGTTTTTCCCAATCCGAAAGCTTCAAAGAGGCATTTTTAAAAATGTCCGAAGGATTTGGTGAAAACTGTCAATTAAATATTAGCGATACTAGGTGGCAATGGCCGCGCACTACAGTTAGAAAAAGTGGTGCTATTGTTGATTCTCCTAGAGATATCGTTGATACAGGTGCGTTAAAAAATTCTTATCAGGTGCAATATGAAAGTAGCTGATTTAAGAAGGATTTTAACCACTTTGTTAGCTACGGAGCTAGGTGTTTACTCAAATGGAACTCCCTCCGTTTGGGTTTATGGGAGTTCTTCTCAACCTCCTTCTTCTAGTAACGGGCTTGAATGTTTGATTAAAGAAACTCCCGATACTGTAGCTATGGCTACTAGTGCCGGGTATAAGTACAAACCACAATTATGGGAAGTGACTTTGAGGAATTGGGCTAAAAACTCTAATCTACCTCTAGCAGTTTCCAAGATTGAAAAACGTTTTAATGTGACTCGCTATACCCATCTTCCGGCAGCGTCAGACACTTTAGAACAAAGCAGAATCCTCATTTTTGACCCTATTGTAATTTAATGTTATGCCCATCACTTTAGATTTTAGTCGTCCAAAATCTGTTACTACAAACTCAACTAACGCGGTTATCAATGCGGGTACTGCGGTAGAAGTTGATACAGGTTCAGAAGAGTCTTACTTTCTTCCTTTCAACCATGCGTCTATTACTCCCAGCGCGTTTAATGTAGCTGGCTGTAACTTAGTAGCGAGTAACACCACTATTACCACTACTACTGCTGATGGTTTTGCATCTGTGCGAGTGGGTGATGTCGTAACAGTAGATAGTGGCGGTGGTACTATTTCTGCTAACACTGTAACTGCTGTTAATAGCACTACATCTATTACTTTAAGCGTTGCGCCTTCTGCTAGTAGTTCATCTGCTAACAGCACAACTTTAACAATTACACCTCCTGCCATTACTCCAACTACTTGGGGTATTCGCTTAACCTACGTTAAGTCGGGATCTGTAGTCTCTATCCGTCCTACTTTGTTTCTTTATAACGGTAGTTTGAATGGTACAGCAGGTACGGCAGCTAACGCTAGTGCAATTATTAACTTAGTTGATGCTCAAGGTAATGCCCCTAGCGTGGATTTAGATGCTTTCTATAGCAATATCCGCGTAGCTAGAACTGCTTAATCTTTTTAATTTTGTTTAATCTCAAATAGGATTTTTAAACTATGGCAACTGCTAATCGTCCCGTACAAACTGTAATTCTTCAAAACTATACTTTAGATTTGAAGTTGCTACCTGAAAATACTCGGAGTGTTACCAGTGCAACTATTACCGCTCCATCTGGTGCGGCTGAAGGTGCTACTACTCTCAGTGTTGCTACTACTGCTGGTGTTACTTACACAATTGCTGCGGGTACTTCTTTAAATTTTGTTGCACCTTCTAATCCTCTTAACAGACAACAGGCTTTAGTGTTAGCTAACGCAACTCTCAACGGTACAACTGCCGTTACTTTGAGTATTGCACCTCTGTTAGATCCCATTGCCGTCAATTCTACATCTCGTTTAGTGCAAGATATGTTCCCATTATTGGGAATTACCAGCTTTGGGTTACAGCCTTCTCCTACTGTTGTTGATACCACCCATTCTCAATCCGGTTCTGGTACTAGCTCTGCTATTATCCGTTCTAAACGGGAAATATCTGTAGAAGGTATTGAGTATGTAGGTGATATTGCCTTAGAACAATTTATTAAACGTACACACTTTGATCCTGTGTACATGAACCGTGAATTGTATGCTATCGCTACCTATCCTAACGGATCTAGATTTGAAGGTGCTGCTAAATCTACCGCTTTAAACTTGACAGGTACACCAATGGAAGTAATGAAGTATACATTTACTTTAGAGTTCCAAGACGATTGGATTTGGACACCTGCCTATTATGCTTCTGGTGGTTTAGCTAATGGTTTCCCATCCTATAACCTCTAATGAAAGTTTTGAAAGATAGTACAGGTTTACTGGCTATCTTAATCAACTGCCGCATTGCTCAAGATAGGTTGCTTTGTGGTGCGGCAGTTTTTAGGGGTGGTTTATCTGGAGAAATTATTGTTTCTAATGACAAATCTACCTACAAAATTAAAATCCCTGATTCAGTTCAGATGGTGGCAACCTATCAAGTTTTTGCAGACTCAGATGATAATTTGGAGATTGAATATGCGTCCAGTAATTAATAAAAAACCAAGATACGAAATTGTACCAGTTGGTGATGATCTATCAGGAATTATCTATTTAGAAAAGCGCGGATCTTTAACTGTTGGCGAAGCTAGTGCTGTGGATATGATTGACGCTAAACGTCAAAAAGCAGCGATTATTGCTTCTAAATTAGTTAAAAAAATCTCTGTAGATCGTGGTGTAACTATTGCTGAGGCTCAAGAATTATTGTCTCCAACTCGCAACGCTGATAGTGGTGTTGAGGTTGATAATTCTGCGGTGATTTATGACTACATTGAAGATTTTACTGAGTTAAATTCTTTAAGTGCCATTGATAGTGCTTCTGTTTCTATTGCTATAGCTACTTTATTAATCCAAAAACGGGTAGCTTTCCCTGTGGAATTGTTAGTACCTGTAGCATTTAATTCTACTCAGATTAAAATTGCGCCTGTTAACTTTTATCTGAAAGATAGACAGGTAATTAAATTTGGTGATTGCTTAGTAGTTGTTAACGGTAATCATGAACCTGCTAATGAGCAAGATTATCTGAATATTAATGTATTGCCTGTGTCTGAAAATCTGGAAGCTGTGACTGGTTTCTTGTACAACAAAGCTGAGAAAAAATATCAGGTTGGTACTGAAGATTGGACAGAAGAAGATACTAAAGGTTGTAGTAATGAATTTGTAGGGGCTATTTACAAATTCTATGAAAATGAGCGCAGTCGTTGGCAAGTAGAAGCACCTGTAACTAATGCGGCTGTCCAGGGGGAGCAACAGCAACCAGTCCAATTGACTGGAGTAGCATCTACTGGAGAATCCAATCTTACAGGATATTAGACCCTAGATTTGCTGATTGGGATACCTTTCTCGATCAGCCTATTCATATAGTTTTTGAGTGTATTGAAGCACTCGAAAAGAACAGGAAAGAGCAGTCAAACATTGAGGCAAGGGTTCACGCTATCGGATGGTCTGGACTGTTTAACGGGTTCAAAAAAGAAACAGATCCGAGTATTGATTTTGTGGACTTGTTGCCCTTTGCAGACGAAATTAAAGAGAATAATCGGAAAGTCAGTGAACGGACAGAAGCGATTATTACCGAGTTAATTAAAACTAATGGTTTGTCTGCTCCTGTTCTGTCCGCGTTGAGTCTGCTATTACCTTGATTGTAAATTACGAATTTTAATTACGAATTTACAATCTTTTTTTATAAGAGGAGATTATTATTATGAATTTAGGTGAGTTAATTGTTGAATTGTGTGCTGATACTGCACAATTAGAAAAATCTCTAGAACAGGCTAAAAAGAAAGCCTATGAAGCGGCTGCAAGTATTGAAAAAAGTTTTGATAAAATTAATTTAGAAATTAATGTTGACGATGATAGTTTAGCTGACTTAAATAAACATCTAAATCTTAAAGTACAACACCTTAAAGAAGTTAATAAATATTTTAATAATAATCCGATTGTTGTTAATGTTGACGACGATCAACTTGTTGATTTAAATAAACATTTACATACTAAAGTACAGCACCTTAAGGAAGTTAATAAATATTTTGATAGCAACCCCATAGCTGTTAATACTGATGTTACTAAATTAGATGAATTAGAACAAAGATTGGGTAATTTATCTAGTAAGCGATACATAATTGAAACAGAAGAAAATCTAGATATTAAGATTACAGATTCTTCTAAGCAAGAAGTTTCTCAATCGATAGCAGAAGGAATTGAAAAAGGTATTCTTAGTGCTATCAGTGGTGTTTCTAGCAGTATTGAAAATGCTTTTATTGATGCAATATCTAAAGGCGTAAAATCTAGTGACAGTGTTGTTAATGCTAACACTCAAGAAGTAGTGGAAGAATTAAAAACAATGTTTGGAGGTATTAAAGAAATTACGGGTAATAGTCAAATAGACCAAGCAGTTAGTATTATTTTAAAACCAGGTAAAGATTTATTGACTGGGTTTCTTGAAGGAATCTCAATGGGTTTTGGTTCAGAAATATCTAAAGGGATGCGCCAATCTATTAAGAAAAACGCTAACATTGATATGAGTGATGTTGGTGAAAAGGCGGCAGATAGTTTTTTAAATTCTTTTGGTGTAGGAATTAAGACTAAAAAAAGTAGTAAGTCTGGAGTTAAATCATTTAAAGAAAATATAGCTAAAGATAATCCCAGCGTTATTTCTAGTACAGTGTCAGAAATAAATACGGCATTTTCTGACAGTATTAATATTAGTGTTGAGAGTATTGCTCAAAGGGCTAAATTAGCGACTATTAGACAAGTTAGAAAATCGGCCAGTTCAGTTACTCAAAACTCATCATCTGGTGTTCAAAATGCTGTAGGCTGGTTCTTTGATGCGGCTGAAAGTGGTAAAAAAGATTCTACAAGTACGTTTATAGGTCAAGGTTTGGCTTCTGAATCTAAAAAAGTTGTGGAGATTGCCTTTGATAAATTATTACCAAATACAGCACCTATCATTAAAGATTTTTTAAGTAAAGGTGTATTAAATAAGCCTGTTACACCTGTTGTTAAATCTTCTTCAGATGTACTTAAAGAAGCCGCAGCCGATTTAAAAAATGCTGCTAAAGCTTTGAGTGATGCCTCCATAGGTATGAAATCTGAATCTCAAGCTGTATCAAAATCTAAAACCAGTAAACCTTTTGTTTCTGAAGTTATTTCAGATCCTTGGAAAGATTCAGCACCTTTACCTAAGCAGCCACCAGCTAAGGAAAATAAAGTACCATTACCCCCACCAGCTAAAAAACGGGAATTAGAACCAATTCCTGTTAATATTCCTGAGCAGATTAAGCCACTTTTCCAAACAATTCAATCTGAAATAGTTAAAAATATTGATATATCCCAAGGCTATAAAGATGCTACGGCAGCCGAAAATAAATTAATACCTTTACCGCCTGTTTCTTCTGATAAAACAGCTAATACAAAAAAATATGCTCAGACTTCCTTAGATGAGATTGATAAAGCATTAACATCTATTAAAAAATATTTTGCAGATGAATATAAGAGAATACAGGCGAAAGTTAAACAAGCTACCGCAGTAGGTACGCATGAAGAACTTAAATCAGCAAGAGCTGAAGTTGTTACTTTTATTAGTCGCTCTAAAGAAGCCGTTGCTACTGTTGATAAATATGTAAAAATGGGTGAGGATGCTGGCTTTAGCAAAGATATTAATAGTGAATTAAGCGGGATTCACGGCAGAGCTAAATCACCTCTAGAAAATAATAGAAAAAACGCGGGACATTTAGAAGGCAAGTTAAACCTCGCTGACAAAAAACTATTTGATCAGCAATTAAAGGGTTATACAGAGTTAGCACAACAGCATGGAGTAGAAATTCCTAAAGGTTTGCAAAACGGGATTAAACATGGTGCAGGTGGGGTGTCCAATGCTGCCCGTGTTATGCTCGATGACTTTATTAAAGTAGTCCAAACCAAAATGCAGATCCAGTCACCATCTTGGTTGATGTTTGAGATGGGTCTGATGATAACTTCGGGTTTGTTTTTGGGAATGCAAAAAGGTAATAGCAAGGTTGCTCAAGGTGCAAGACAAATGGTATCAACTGTAACTGATATTGTAGGTGCAGTAAAAACCTTTGCTGATCCAGCTCTTGGTGCAACCAGTGTAATACCTGGACTTACATCAATTAGCACGTATGGAAGTGCTGGTCTAAGTGCTACGGATACGGGATTGAAAATACTAGGTAAGGTTGGAGAACGGCATGCAGCAAACCCTAGTGAAACTTTATTTCAGTCTGTAGGTGGGTCTGCTAAAGATTTTGTAAATAGCATTGTTGCTGATAAAACTTTGACTACACCTAGAGCGGCTTTTGATCACACTATAAATATTGCTAAAGCTGGCGCGTTAGGTCTTGGTGCTAATCCGATGACTGTCAGTGCCGTTGATGCTGCTCAAGCTGGTATGACCGCATTATTAAGAAATAGTGCTATTACTAAAGCTGTTACTCAAGCTCATGGACAAACTAAGGCGAAGTTACAAGCTGATACTTCCCTTGATTATATGTCTACGTTTAAGAGTGTTTTAAATGACAATTTGAAAGACCTTAAACTCAGTAAGAGTGAAATAGTAAGAGCCATTAGCAGTGTCATGAAGGTTGTACCTACAGGTTTAGGTACTGGTGCAAATTCTAATTTTGCAACTGCTGGTTATGGTGTTGATGCTGTTGTTGATACTTTGTCTGTACCTTTAGATTTATATAGAAAATCTAAATCTAAAGTTGGTCAGGGTTTACCAGTGAAAGATGCTATAGCTTCTAGTGTTGCAGATTATGGCGCACCTCAAGGAATAGCTAATGTTGTGGGGTCACTAGGTGCAAAACTTCACTCACCCTTAAATAATTTCATTAAGATCGGTAAACAGACTAACGAAGGTTTGAGCCAAGGTATATTAAGCACGGTTGCCTTATCTTCTAAAGCTATAAATACTACTGGTGACGCTATTCAAAATCAGATTAAACAAAACATGGGCATTAGTTCACCTTCAAAGGTGATGATTGCCTTGGGTGTAATGATTGCGTCAGGTCTGGCTATTGGTATTAAACAAGGTGTTGTTGATGTATCAGGTGCTAGTCAGTTATTAGCGAAAGCTGTGGATACGGGAATTAAAGAATTAGATTTATTTAATTCTGAGAACATTAATACATATGATTCCATTGTTGAAAATGCCGTTGATGGTAGTGCTAAAGCTACTAAGGGTGTTTATGAGCAAAGCAATAAACATGAGAAAAAGACAACTTTTGGATCAATACTTGGCGCATCTATGGTTGCACTGGGAAATACTGGCATACTAGGAAATAAACTATCAGAACCAGTTAAACATTTAGGTGCTTATTATCAAGGAAATACTGATGTTCATAAATTGCAGGGGCGTACTGCTAGAGAGGCAGAACTAGCAGTAATGTACAGGTCTATGCTTGACTTTGCTTCAAAAAATAAAACAACTAAAATTCCTTCAAATTGGGAAGTGGGTAGTGGTACTGTAGGCAATGAAGTTAGTCAAATACCCGGATTTAAAAATTTACATTACACTTTAGGCGGTTTTAATTATGGACGCAATAAAGAGGGTGGGTTACAGATAAGCGATGTCTATGACTGGACGCACGATACAAATTTAATGACTGGGTTTAGTACACCCTTCGGTATTGCTACCAAATTAAATAATTTCTTATTGAAACATCCTAAGTTAGCTCAAAACATGGGCTTGAAGTATCTAGACAAGTACAAGGGTTATGGAAAAGTAGACAATGATAATAATACTCTTTTTGCATTGAGTGGTCATCCACAACAAAAAGAATTTCAATTATCTGATAAGGCACATTCCATTATTGGTGGAAAACCTTACATTCAATCACACACGGTTTCATCTGAAAAACTTAAACAGTTACAAGAAAAAGCACGCACTGCTTTTAACTCAAATGCTGACTATAATGCGTTTACACAACACCCAGAAATTAAATCTTATCTAGAAGAGTTTGATCAACCTGCAAACCCTCTATCTAATCTATTATCAGGTGTTAAAAAAGACTTTGGCAGTGATACTATTTTAGGCAATTTATTTAACAGTGCCAAATCTGCATTTAGCAAAGGCGGAAGTTTAAAAGACATTGGTATTAATTTAATAACTTCTTTTGGACAAGGATTCTTGTCTGCAAATGGTGGCGTTTTAGGGATAGTTACTAAGTTTGCTACAGGTATATTATCTACGATTAAAAGAATATTTGGGATTGCATCCCCATCAAAAGTTATGCTAGAAATGGGTCTAGATTTTGGTGAGGGTTTTGAAGATGGTGCTGTGGCTGCTTTAGTCTTAGCTAACAAGAGAATTGCTGATTTAATGGTTAAAACAGTTAATGAAAGTAAGACAGCCACAGAATCTCAAAAAGCTCTTGTAGCTAACTATGCGGCTAATATAGACGCATATCATCAAACAATTGCTAAAGGTTACAAAGAAGGTAAGTATAACAAATCAAAGGATCTTAATGTTGCCCAAGATTTAGCAGAAGGTGTAATAGAAGGTAAATCAATAGCGGCATACCTTGGCTTATCTAATTATTTTAAACCACAGATATCAAGTATATTACAACAGTCTAAGCGAGCTGTTAATTCTCTACCTGAAGACTATGAAGCACAGAATACTGAAAATGTGCCTGCAACAAATAGAAACTTAGGACAGCAAAGAACTAATTTAGCTAGTACAGTTCAGCAAACTCAGCAAACAAGACCTCACTTATCAACTAGAACACAAGCTACACAGCCCTACCCACCCATACGTATTAACTTAAATGCATTAATGGCTGGTAATATGTCCCGGTTATTTGATAGTTATTCACAAATTCCAGATCCTTGGACTACTGCTCCTAGACCTGTACCTCCTGTACCTCCTAGACCTCCTGTTCCTCCTAGACCTCCTGTACCTCCTGTTCCTCCTAGACCTGTACCTCCAGTACCTCCTGTACCTCCAGTACCTCCAGTACCCCCATCACCACCCACACCGCCATCTCCGCCATCACCACCCACACCCCCTACACCGCCCATACCTCCAGTACCACCAACAATGATGAGTCAGTATTTGAGTCTGGGTAAAGACTTAATTACTAATTTATTTACTGCTGTTAGTGATAGTGTCCGTCAAAGCACACTTTCTGGTTATGCTTCATTAGGCCAGGTGATGCGTAATGCTGTAAACGCGGCGTTATTCTCTCTTGCTGATACTTTAAAACAGCCACTTTATCAAGGTCTGTTGTCTCAAACTCGCTCTATAATGCCTTGGTTTATGAAATTCATACCCAAGACATTGCAACTTGTACCCATGCTAAAACCACTGATACCTGTACTTGGTGGCTTAACTTTAGGCTTGGGTAACGCAATTATTAAGAACTTACTTAATAATGATGTCTTAAAACCCGGTGGTTTCTTAACAAAATTACTAAGTTCTGTTACCAGAATAGATTTATCTTCGTTATCTGGACAAAAAACACACGGGATACTAGGTGGCATATCCCAGATGATGAATCCTGTCCCTAGCATGTTCCCTTTACCATCAATTGTTGGTGGTGGTGGTCTTGCATCAATGGGACTAGGTATGTTTGGAATGTTCATGAATACTTTTGGTGGGATCTTAGGTTTGGATCAATCATCAAGATCAAATCCTAGAAACCAAGCTCCTACTGTTGAACAAGTTTTACAAGAACAAACATCGGCTAATCGCAAAAAAGCAGGATTAGGTAATGCTAAAGGTACTCAAGCGAGTCAACAATTAATTGAGAATTTAGGTAATACTGCCATAGACAGTGTTTTAGAAAATCTCAATATTCCTATGATTCCTACTTCTGTTATACAAGGATTAACAGGGAATAAACTAAAACAACAATCAGGAACAATAGTAAATACAATTAACTCTCTTGGTACTCAAAGAAACAAAGTAGAAAAGGCTTTAGAAGGGGTATCGCAGTTCAGTCCTATATCTCCACAAGTGCTAGATGCTATGACAAAACAAGCGTTACGCAGACGTGGAGTTAATAAAACTACCCGTGATGCTATGACTGATGCACAGTTAGACGCAGCACGCCAAAACATTCTAAATAATCCTATTGCGGCAACCAATAATGAGCGTAAACTTATGCAAGCAATGGGTGATATTGAACGTTCTAGAGCAGTTTTAGGTGATGATAAAGCACAAGGTAAATTAGACTCACTTACAGCAAAGGTTTTAAGTGAGCGTGGCGTAGCTTTTAAAACTTTCCAACAGATGCGAGATTCTGGTGGGTTAGATACTTTCCGTCAAAGTTTGGTTAATGCTCCACGTTCTACTGGTTTTGTTGGCAGACTTACCGAAGCCTATGCTGGTAATGATCAAGAAGCTATGAAAGGCTTATTACTAGAAGGCTTGAGAAAAGCTGGTATGTCTTCACAGCAACTTAAAAACATCGATCCTAAACTTTTAGATACGGCTACCGCGGGTTTGATGGCATCCTTAACTGGCTTACAAGCTAAGTTTAAGGAAAAAGGCTTTGATATGGGTAAATCTATAGCCGAAGGTTTTAAAGACTCTGTACGTAACCTTGCTAACGCTAAAGACGACCTGGAATACAATGCTAAAAAAGCACTAGGTCAAGCTAACTTTGGTGATGCTGTTGGAGTCATATTTAAGCGCATGAGTCGGGGTACTGTAGCTACCCAGGATCAATTTAAGGAAATGTACAACCAGATGGGATCTGGTGTGAAAAAAGTTCTGTTTAGCGATCCAAAAGAAGCTGACGCAACTTTCCCGAATGTGTTGCAATTTATGGGGTCTATTGCTGCAACTTTAGCACCTGTAACATCTTTGTTTGCTTCCTTAAGTCCCTTATTCTTACCTCTAGCTCCGATTATTGGTGGTATAGGTGCGGCTGTTAGTATGGTTTCACCCCATGTCGCTAGATTAATGGACGGTATTCAGCGAGTAGAAGTATTACAAAGAAGGTTTACTTTCTTAGGCGGCTCTAAGGCAGGTGGCGAGGCAGAATTTAAGTATGCCAAAGACATTGCTAATAAAATGAATGTTCCTTCTGAAGTAGCGGCTAATTCTTATTCTCAATTAGCTATTGCAGCTAGAGATAGTAAGATGGAAGGACAAGGTGTCAGAGATTTGTTTGAAGGTATAACAGCATCTCTAAGCGCGTTAGGTATTACTGGTCAAGATGCAAGTTTAGTCTTCATGGCTTATACTCAAATTCTGGCTAAAGGTAAGCTGTCAATGGAAGAATTAAGACAGCAATTAGGCGAAAAATTCCCGCCAGCTATGGGTGTATTTGCTAAGGCTATGGGTGTGTCAGTACCAGAAATGAACGCTCTCATCTCATCTGGTAGTGTGTTATCTCAGGATATCTTACCTAAAGTTGCTAAGGTACTCAAACAAGATTATGGTAATTCGGCTGCTAGTCAAGCGGGTGGGCTAGTTGTTGCATTAAATAAACTAGGTAATGTGGGTTTTGAAATAACCACAATATTTACTGATAAGTTAGGCGGAACTCTAGGTTTCTTTGTTAGCACTTTTGCTGATGGCTTATCTTTGTTCAGTAAGAGTCTTGGAGCATTAATACCTTTAGGTCAATCTTTTGCCATTGGTTTTGCTGCAACCATAGCAATAGGGTTAACAGTAATTATGACTAAGTTTAAACCCTTGGTTACTTTACTTGGATCTTTGCAACACCTATTAATGGCAACTTTTTCAGTTATGGCTACTAACATGATGCCTTTAATTGTTGGCATTACTGCGGATGTTGCTGACAACTGGTTAGGTGCAGAAAAAGACCTAATTTCTAACATGAATAGTGGTGTAGGTAATCTTGTTGTAGCACTTTTTAGCACTATAGATTCTGTTATGCGGTCTATGAGTGATGGTAATGTTAGCTTTTCATCTATGTTTGGCAGCTTAGTACAAGGTGCTGAACAAGCGGGTAATATAATTGACGGGCTTAAAGGTGTATTTAGTGGGTTTTTTAAAGTCATTCCTCCAGGAGTTGTAGAACTACTAGCAATGGTGTTCATGTTTGAACAAGCTACGGCTTTAGTAAAAATGGCTCTTTGGCCAATGATCACGAGTGTAGTTGGTGCAGCCGCAGGAATGTTCAGTAGTTCAGCAAAGGCTTTTATAGGCTTCATGACTACAATGAAAGCTGCTAGTGAATTAATGCTAACTTCAATGGGTGCGGCTAATGCAGCTATGGATGCCGGAATTGCAAGAAATAAACTGTTTGCGGCTTCATTAGGATTCTTAGGAAAAGCATTAACTCATATAGGGGTCGCTTTTGCTATCTTGATGTTCTCTAAAGGTGACTTTAGCAATCCTATGGGTGATTCACTCAAGGAAGCAACTAAGGAACTAAATAACGGTTTGACTGAGATTAGAGCCAATGTTCAAAAAACGGCGGACTCCTTTGATAAAGCAACTAACAATGTTAAAAAGTTAGGCGGATCACTAGCTGACACATTACCTTCTAAAGGCGTACAGCTTGACATTAGAAGCTTCTGGGGTGGTGGTGACTTTAAATGGGATGATGCAATCAAGGCAAGAAATAAAGGTCAAGCTAATCCAGTAATGGATTTTCTTGGTGTAGGTGCTTTAGGTGTGGCTGGTGCTGGTGCTGCGTATGCTGCTAATGTAGGTTTAGCTTCAGCTACTACTGCGGCTTCTGTGGCTGCGTCTACCGCTATGGCTTCCAATGCTGCCTTGATTGCTTCAGGTGCATCCGGGCCACTCATGGCAGTACCTCTTATAGGTAAACTAGCTATGCTTTTAGCACCTCTTTTTGCTAACCCTCTTACTATTATTCTTACTGCGGTTGTTGCTTTCATTGCTGCTATAACATTAGCCACTAAGGCTCTTGACTTATTTGCACCTAAACTAACAGACAAACAAAAAGAGTTTCTTAACAAACCAGAAAACAAAGGAATAAAAAGCTATTTTGATACAGAAGATCCAAACGCCCGATTAACTAACGCGCAACAACAGGTTATCAAATATTTTGAGGATCAAGAAAAAAATATCCAAAACTTAAAAGAGTTTGCGTCTAGTCAAGGATTTACTGGTAAACCTAGTGACTTTGTAGCTGATATCAAACCACTGACAATAGAACAGCAACAAAAATTTAATGCTAACAAAGATATATCAAATCTTAACAGACAAATTGAGGATAACAACAATAGAAGATTAGCTGTATTAGCCGATGCAAAAGCTAGAGGTGCTAGTCCTCAAGAAATTAAAGATATACAAAACAGTGCTGATTTTAAAAACTTAGAAAATCAGTCTAAACAGATGCGGAATACTTTGGCTATCAAATCCTCTGAGTTTGAAGTAGGTGATCGTCTAGAAAATAGAAAAATTATGGAGGATCTTGATAAAAAAATTCCGCAAAAGAAAGCTGAATTTGAAAAGTTGACTGTACCTACTTTCTTTAATAGACGGGATAAAAAAATTAAAGAAGAATATGAAAAAGCTAAAGAGGAATTACAAGCATTAGAAAATCAAAGGAAAAATCAGGAGATCATTATCAAAACCTCTATACAACGTGCGTTTGATTTTAAAGAGATTAAAAATATTGACAAACAACTAGAGGCAGCAACTAAACGAAGTGTAGAACTAAACAAGGCGTTACCGAGTGATAAGGTTCGTAAGGAACAAGGTGAGGTTAAGCAATTAATTCAACAACTTTACAAAAAACGTGAGGATCTAGTTAATAGCTTTGGATCACCGTTGCCTATGTTGGAACGGATGCTTAAACAGGAAGAAGAATATAAGCAAAAGTTACAGCTAGGCGCGGTTGAAGGTGTTACAGGAAATTTAATTCCTGCTGCTGTCCAAAAGACTCAAGCACGAATTGACCAGCTTAAAAACATGATTGCTGGGGCAAAACCGTTTGATGTCCGACCTATGGAAGAGGCTTTATATACCCAAGCTACCAATGCTGTTAAGGATGCAAATACTAGATTTGAGCGTGCTACATCTGCTAATAGGATTAAGTCTAATTTAAGTCAGGCTAAAATTTACGCATCATCGGGAACAGCGCAACAAATAGCACCGGAATTATCAAATATTCAACTAGCTGATTTAAGCAGCCAACGCACTTTATTAACTGAAAAGATTAATAGTGATCAAGCTGCCTTAGACAAGATAAGCCAAGTTATTGCGGCTGGTGGTACTAACTTAAATGAAGCACAAGCGGAATTTGATAAGTTAAGAGGCGATATTACTAAAGATAGAGAGGCATTAGCTCAAAACTCACAAGAAATGGCCAAAGCCCAGCGTGATATGAAACAGGCTTTGATTGACCAGACTAAACAAGTAGCTGAATACTATAGAGCTTCTGTTAGGGAAGCGCAAGCGGTAAGCATAGAGTTCCAAAAAGCACAAAAAACCCTAGAAGGATCTAGGATGCAAAACAAGCTTAGAGAAGCTTTGATAGGTGCTGGCGATAACATTTACACTCAATTTATTGAGGGGCTTATTAATATTATCTCTCAAACTACGGAGATGGAAAAACGTCAGTTAGATGCTAAAAAACAGGAAATTGATTATCAAAATAATATTGATGACATTAAGCTTCGTGCTAGTGAATTACAACGAAGTCTACCAGGTAAGATAGTTCCTTTTGATGAGGATAAAATTAAAGAGTTTGACGATCAACTTAGAACAGTTCAGGGTAGTGTTGTTGGTATAAACTCTGATGTGCAAGAGGTTGTGAAGTCTTTAGGACAAGACGCAGTAATAGCTACTAGTGGTCTTAACGATGCCTTTAAGGGACTTGGTGATACTGTGACGGGCGTAGGAACTAAGTTAGATGTAACTTTAGGTAAGTTAAATCAAGTCACTAATGAAAATAACTCTTCTGACTGGGCAGGTAATTTACTAAACACTGTAGGTCGTGTGTTTGGTGGTATAACATCGGCTGTATCGTCAGCTATAACGCCACCTACAACACAGGATGCAGCATCAGCAACACCAGCACCAACGGTTATACCTACAGTAGCAAATCAATTTACATCACCTATTAAAAATACGACTATCCAAGATTTGATTAACTATAAACCCACCTTTGGACAAAGTGTCATGGGTCAACGTCCAGGACGTTTACACAATAAGGTTGATTTTGACAGTCGTGTTAAGGGTGGTGCTGGTGCAGAAGTTATTGCTAGTCTTGCAGGTGTAGCTAAATTGCAAAAATGGGGCGGACAAGATGCTGCTGTGTTTGTTAATAGTATATTACCATCGGGTACAAAGATAACTATAGAGTATGGACACTTAGCACTTAATAGTATCAAAAATACTCTTGGTGACTTGAGCAAACCTGTACAAGTACAAGCTGGGCAAAAACTGGGTAATGTATTAGGACATCATCTAGATTTTGGGGTTAAGGCAAACGGACGCTATATTAACCCTCAAGTGTTCCTTGCTAATTTAGCTAAGGGTGATTATGGTGCGATCGCTTCCCAACCTCCGGCAACTGCTAAAACTAAAGCTAATACTGTTACTCCTGCCAGTCAGTCCAAGGGTGAATCTGTAATCAGGATGCAGCGATTGGGACAAAAAGATGAATTTGGATTAGAAAAAATCCAGTTAGCCGTCATTAAACAAGGAAAGATAGTTGATAGATTTATTGTTAATTCAGGTAAGGCGGATACTCAAATATTTGGTGGTGCAGGTGAAACAAAAGCAGGGTCTAAACAACCTGTAGAGTTTGGTAGTTATAGACTTGGTAAAACTACTCCTAGCGGCAATAAGGCTAAAATGGGGAATGAGTTTATAAGACTTGAACCTGATTTTAAAACAGAACGAACCGCTATTGGTTTCCACATTGATAAGGACAGACTTGTTGATCCTGGCTCTAGTGGTTGTATTGTATTTGCTAACGAAGCAGAATTTAATAAATTTAAGCAAGCATTAAAGAGTACGGGTATTAAGAGTTTTGTCTTTGATCAAGCTGTTGGTGCGGTAGAAATAGCTAAGAATGTCGCATCACAGGTTAAGCCGTTGCCAAAAAGACAACCCGTTCCCATATTACCGCCTGTACCTGGTACGATAGGTATTAAAAATTCTTCAGGAATATCTCAAGGTGGTAATGACTTAAGCCCTGAAGAGTATGCAAAACTAACCCCACTTGGTAAACAACTTTATGAACTGCGTAAGAATAAGTATATTTTAGCTTTGGCTAATGCTGTGGCTAATGCTGAGGGTTCTGATTTTAGAAAAAATACTAGGAACTTTGGCTATGGTCTAACGATTGGTGGTGAGAATGTTACTGATTTCTCTAAACATCCCTATGTGGGAACTGGTAGGAAACCAACTTGGATTAAGTGGATTAACAACAGTAGCACTGCAGCCGGACGCTATCAGATGATGAACTTTAACGCATCTATCCAAGCGGCTAAAAAACAGTTTGGTAAAAATGCCATGCCGGATATGTTTAAGTTGACAGACTATCAAGGTCAGGATCAACCAAGCTTTAGCCCGGGTATGCAAGATTTGTATTTTATTCATTCCTTAAAATCTAGAGGTGTTTTAGATCAAGTTTTGAAAGGTCAAGTAGATACATCTGTATTAAATAAACTTGCACTACATTATGCCAGTATCCAGTCGGGTAAGAATAGAAGTGCATATAAAGGACAAGGAACACCCCAAGGACAACATGGTAATTTCTTAAAGACTTATCAAGAAAATCTTAATAGGTTGAATCAACTAGTTAATACTGGCGGGACTCTTACTCCTGACGAAATGCAATCAAATGTTACAGATGCAACAAATCTTAAATTCAATACAGCCGATGGACAAAATGCAGCCAACTCTATGAATACTGAGTCCCAGCTATTAACAGACAGAACACAGCAATTGTTAGGGTTATATCGTTTACTTAGACAAACTACTGAATCTATGTTTCAAATTCAAAGCAGTATGAAAGATACTGATTTAGATATTTGGAAAACTATAAGAGAGGGCTTGTCTCCCAACATGAGTAATGTTGAACGATTCTTGATTGGCTATCAAGAGCTTATTCGTTCATTAGAGAAAAAGAGAGAAGCGTTAGAAAAAACAGTTCGTGATACTCAAGGTGTAATTGACAATGAAAAATTACTAAAAGCTGCTTTTGTTGCATCTTTAGAGAAATTTCCAGACAGTCCTGAACAGGCACTTAACGCAATTAATACAAATAACGAGGTCTTTAAAACTACTGTACTTCAGAATATACAAGCTAAAAAAGCATTAGCTGAATTAAATCAAAATACTCCTAAAATACTTGAAGCAAGAGTAGAACAATTTAATAGAGAGGAAATATCTAGACGAACAGGAGTTACATTACAAACTGAAAAACTCCGAATTAGTTTACTCCAAAAACAAGTTGAACAGCGTAAACTATTACAGCAATTAAACCCACTTGATCCAAGGTCTGCTAGAACTGCTGATTTAGAAGCAAACCTAGCTTTATTAAATACCGAGAATGAATATAAAGAAAAACTTAATGCTATTACAAATGAAGAAAATAGTCGGTCTATTTCTTCTGAAGAAGCTAAGAAAAGAAGGGACTACGTTAAGGAAGAATTTGAACGCAATAAACAAAATATTGAGTTAAAACAAAAAAATGATCGTATTGCTGAAAATGCAAATATTCCTTCTAGATTATTAGAAAGAGTGCAATTTATCCAGGATTCATTTAAAGGTGTACAAGAGTCTAGAAGTTCTCTACTCAAAGCCTATGGTCTTGATTTCCGTGCTGAAAAGATTGATAAGCAATTGGCTATTAATAATCAACAGATGGATTTTGCTAAGGCTACGCTTCAGTTAGATGATTTTATTAGAAAGAACGCTGAAGCTACGGAAGCTAATAAGTTAACTAATGAACAGATTAATACTTTACGGGAAAATCTCAAGCTGACTAATGAAGCAAAACTAGACGCTATTAAACTACAATTCTCTGAGTTAGGAACTGTGGTTAAAGGTGTCACAAGTAGCTTTAGGGGCGGGTTTAAGGAGTTCCTATTAAGTACAAAAGGGTTTGGCGAGTCCGTAAGTGATCTATTTAACTCTATTATGAAAGGTTTCCTTGATCCTCTAGCTGATATGGCATCTAAACGCATGACTGATGCTCTATTTGGTTGGACTGAGGGATTGTTTGGAAATAAAAAGAAAGATGAAAAACCAACTGATGGTATAAATGCTGTTAAAGGTTTAGCTGATTTGAGTGTTGGTGCTAATGGACTCAACCTGGCAGGTATGACATTAAACCAAGCTGGGCAAATGTTGATGCAAGCTGCTTTAACATTAAGTAGTCAAACTGTGGCAAACACAGCAATGGACGCGGGTGGTGATATTTTTAGCAGTCTTCTTGGTGGCACTTTTGATATTCTCTCTGGTTCTGTGTTTAATGCCAATTCTATGGGATTTAATCCTACGCCTGGATTATTTGATGCTATTCCTACAGATTTTGGTTTTGCTACTTTACCAATGTTTGCTGATGGCGGGATAGTTGGGGTAATGAATAAGGAGCGATCTATTACTGGACGTAAGCCTCATTTAATAGTTGCTTCTGAAGGTGAACGGGTTCTTAACCACAAAGAAACCGCTATTTGGAATAAGTTGCAAAGCGGTGTGGCTGGGTTTGCTAATGGTGGTGTTGTAGGTGCAGGTGGTAACGGTAGTATGGCATCTAAGATTGGCAATACGACAACTATAAATGTTCCTGTAAGTGTTGAGGTTGGCAGTGATTCTGAAGTAGATACCTACAGACTGTCACAGGCTGTACAAGCGATGGTATCAGATGGTATTCGTCGGGAAATGAGAGTAGGCGGTTCTATTAATCGTGGTAATCCTTACAACAGATAATATATCTAAATCAACATAAAAAAATTGCAGTCAGCTATGATTAGCTAACTGCTTTTTTTGAGATTAAAAAGATGGTTCTCATATTCTACTACAAATATTAATCATCATCGGGTTCAGCTAATATTAAATTAGCTAATTCTGGTATAGGCGGATTATCTATGAACTCTTTAAGGATGTTTTCTACTACATCTGTATTTAAAGTTAATTCTGTCATCAGATCACCTATGGGTGGTAATGTTTCAGGTTTAGGAGTGAATTTAGTTGTGGTCATGCTTTTCTTTATCTGATACTGCTAATCCGGCACTGCCTGAAGCTAAAGCTAGGGAAATATTGAACGCGCCACTGCTTTTAGCATCTGATAAGTTAGGGGCATACAATACAGCTAGGGCTAATATGGTACTAAGCGTGGCAAATATTCCCGGTAATACAGTGGTGTTTTTCATAGTTTTGGCATTATTAGTGAGTTTGAGTAGTATTTTACGCATTTACAATTAGACTTACATTGACAGTTTTCTCCAGGGTTAGGCAGTGTACCAATTTGCGCCCATCCCATCCCAGTATAACGAATACAATCATCACAGCTATGGTTTGCTGCTATTACTCTACGTTCCCATAAATAACCATTACGTTTATGCCCTTCTAGTCTGCCGCGTTCTTTAAAGTGATTAGTTTTGTTATAGTACATTTTTATACGCGCTTCTATCTGTGCTTCAGATAGATTGCCTCTTAAAATATCTCGTGAAAATCTACGCAGATATTGATACTCAAGATTTAATTGACCATTAATTAATGAGTAGTCCTGCCAGTCCATTTGTTTTGCGCCACCTATACCTAAAGCATATTGATAGATAGCTAAACTTCTTAATAGTTCTGCTGTTTGCCGTTCCCATCTAGCAACGTTAATTTTTCCAGAAAATAAGGCGTTATTCACAACTTCGCCTAGTTCTAAATGATCTTTAATCGCTTGTTCTGTTAACTGCTCTATCTGACTTTCTTTAACAAACCGACCTTTCTTAGAACCGTTGGCATAGTGATAACGTTGGCTTTTTTTATTCCAGGTAAAGTTAGTTGATTCTTGGTTCTTTGACTTAGTTAATAAGTCAAGTTGATACTTTTTTTGGTTGAGTTCTACCTCCTCATTAGGTAATTCTTCTAAGGCTGTGATACCTGCTAATGTTCTCATTTTATTGAGTACGTCTAAATCATATTTGCTAAAAGTTCCGGTATTCACACAATTATTAATGATGTTTAATAGCGTGATTGTGTCTATATTATCTTCTATGACAAGGGGAAAAGTGCCATAGTCGTCTAACTCGCCAAAGTTAAACTCCAACATTGGACGAATCGCTTGCTCTACTAATGCTTCCCCTACTATCTGCATTTGGGATCTAGTCACTAATCTAAGAATGTTTTGATGCCCTTCGTTTAGGTTACTATCACCACTGCTGACTGTTCCTGTTCCTGTAACTGTGCGAGGGACTAACCAGGATAGCATAATCATTGATTCTAGGTAGCCTAAGATATTGATGAAGAAACGACCGTCGGATTCATGTGCGATCGCCTCAATTTCATCAGCTAGATCAATCACGGCATAGGAATTATTTTTGATATCTTCTAAGTTTCTAGACATCACATAACCCTGATTAAATAATCTAGGTTCACCTGTATTTGGATCTATATAAGGCTGTCCAGTTTCAGGATTAATCATGCTAACGGAATTATTACCAGTGTCAGTTTTTCCTACTAACAATTTGGTAGCCTGTCTTTCTGATGCCACAGCCATACAAGCGTTGATTACTTTTGTTAGTTCCCAGTAAGGATAGGCACGACGGCAAATAGCCACGCCATGAGGATCGCCACCTAAAGCAATGTAAGGCTGGTTAATTAAATGAATACCATTTTCATAGGGAATATAGATATCGCTAAACCTTAGATAATGTACCCGGCTTATTTGTCCGTTAAAGCCTTCAAACCAATAATATCTAGGATCTACTGTTCTGATAATATCTAAATGGGCTTTTCTTTTTTTAATCTTGTAACTTACTTCTGAGAACGATTTACCAAAAGGAATAAATGTCAGCATTTGTGAGACAACATTTAACCAACTACCCTCCATTGCGTTGATAGACGTTCTTACAAAATGTTGAATGTCTGGGTCTGGATGCTGGTATTTATCTAACATGGAAACACCTAACATTATTCGCAAGTCGTTAGCCGCGCTGGCTACTGGCGAATCCTTAAGCATTTCTACATAAGTGTTAGCTATGTTTTTATCTGACTGTTGTACCATCCCTATCCAGGTTGATACTAATGCCTGGACTTTGGGAGAAAGAATATTAGTGTTTAACATATTTTATTGATTTAACTTTTATTTTATTGTAGCATTTATCTATGTGTGCTATATTTAGTGATAGCTAAAAAATGATTCTATGCTAATACCAGACTTAATTAAATTACAAATTAAAACGGCTGCTTTAGGGACGGATAAGGAAATCTGTGGCATTGTTATCGATGGTAATGCCATTGTTTTAAATAACATTCATGATGATCCAACAAATCATTTTACAATAGCCGCTACTGACTTAGCGGAATTTAACTACTCAGATATTACGGCTATTTGGCATACACACCATAAAGAAGGTCAGTCGGGGTATTTTACCTATACAGATATTGAACTTGCTCATCAAAGCCAAAAACCTATTATTCTTTATCATTCTGGTTTTGATGTGTGGGACTATTATGAGGCTAACAATCCAGATCCGTTTCCACTAGAGAAAAAAGACTACAAACCACAAGATTTAGAATTTTATTTAAACACTAGATTTCATTGGGGACGGTCTGACTGTTTTGCAATTGTCCGAAGGTATCTATTGGGAACTTTAAATGTGGATATTGGGGAATTTCATAGAACTCAATTGGAAAACTTTCCGCCAACAGATTATGACTGTCCTTGGAGTATGGACAAATTTAACTTGCTGCCGTTAGGAACACAACCACAAAAATATGATGTATTCGGTGTGGCTTTAAAAGGTGGTAGGAAAGTAAATCATGCTATAGTTATGGTCAAACCAGAAGAAAATATTATTCTTCATTCCCCATCAGATTCATCAGTGTCAAGAATAGAGCAGTATGCTGATTATTGGCGTAAAAGAACACTTTTACATGGGAGATTAAAAGAAATATGCTAACTACTATTAAATTAAATGGTGCTTTAGGTAAGGAATTTTTACCAGAATTACAAGCTGATGTGCATACGGTTAGAGAAACAATCAACTTTCTATGTTGTTATTTTGAAAACTTCAAACATTATGTATTAGGTACTGATTGGGTTTATTCAATTATTATTAAAGCACCTAATTGGGAAAGAGAAGTTGATGAAAATTCACCAGAATTACTATTACCTATTACAGGGTTAACTGTAGAAATCACACCAGCTATCCAAGGATCTGGAGAGGTTGGGAAATTCATCACTAGCGTTGCCATGATTGGGATTGGGATAGCGTTGACAACTATTACAGGCGTTGGTGCTATAGCTGTGAATTTAGGCTGGGGGTTGATTATATCAGGTGCAACAGGGTTGTTACAATCTGTGCTTTTTGGTAATCCTAGCACACATATGAATAATGATCCAAGTGAAATAAGCATGGATGATAGAAGATCCTCTTTCTTCCAAAGTCCAGGATATATGACTAAAGAAGGTACGCCTATACCTTTAGTATTTGGTGAGGTTTTAGTTAAAAACTTTCAAGTTTTATCTGTCGAAATCACATCTAGCTATAGTGCATAAGGAACTTGAAAAATATGACAAAAAATTTGTCAGGTTCAGGCGGTTTATTTGGCGGTGGTGGTGGTAGTAGCTCCTCACCTCAACAGCAAGCACAGCAAGTTAGACAACAAATCATTGACTCTATTTCAGGGGTAACTAATGATTATGTTAAGTTAGTTTTAGGAATGTGCGAGGGCCCCATTGGGGGACTAATTGGCGGGTTTCAAGGGGTTTATTTTGACAAAACGCCTTTTCAAAATCCGGACGGCTCTTTTAATTTTGCTAATGTGACTGTCAGCAGTACTAATGGTACTCTTTCCACAGGACAAGCATATAATTTAATAGATGCTACTTTTTCAGACAATCCTCTGAATGTCGAAGTTAAATTTGGGCTTCCGCAAACACGAACTATATCAAATGCTGATTTAACAGAAATTCAAGTTAGACTTGGTTTCCAGTTGCAATATAATGATGCAAATGGCGATATTAGACAGACAAGCATAGGGTTTCAAATATATATAAAAGAAGGTATTAATGGTGCGTTTGTACTAAGACATTCACAAGATATCACTGCTAGATATTCTGATCAAGTTGCGTTTAATTATCGTTTTGCTGTTAATAGAAATGAAAGTTATTTTGAAGTTAGGGTAGTAAAGCTATATCCTCAAGAACCGCCTAGTCCAATTCCGCCAAAAACCAGCTACATAACAGCTAATTTAAGATGGATTAGTTATACGGAAATTACGAGCGATAGAATAGCCTACTTAAATACGGCATTACTAAGTGTACAATTTCCTGCAAAAACTTTTCAATCTACTCCAGAAATATGGGCAAAAGTGAGAGGGATGATTTGCGACATCCCAACTAATGCAACTATCAATACAACTGATAATGGAATTGATTATAGCGGTGGTTGGAATGGTAGCTTTTATACACCGGATAGAGCAACGGCAGACCCTGCTTGGGTGGTCTGGAAGTTGCTTACAGAGCCAAGATTTAATTTAGGTATTCCTAGTCAATATATAGATAAATATGCTTTATATCAATGTAGTGTCTATAATAATCAGTTTGTATCTAATGGTGGTGGTGGGACGGAACGTAGATTTTTATTTAATACTATTTTAGGGTCAGGCGGTCAGGAAATAGTATTAGAAATGATTCGCGCTATCTGTTCTAGTATGTATGCAAAACCATATTGGAACGGATCACAGATTAGTTTTTGGCAAGACAGACCCACAATAGCGTTACCTAAAGTCCTCACTAATGCTGATGTAGAAGATGGTAAATTTGCTTATCAAACGCCAGAATTAAATACAGTCACAACAGTTGCTAAGGTATCTTACCAATCTACAATTGAAGACTGGGAATTAATACCAGAAATAGTAGAAGATATTTCAGCAATTCAACGTTATGGCGTGCAAGTAGAAGAGTATGCTTTATTAGGAGAAACCCGGCGAGGCGCAGCTATTAGATCGGGACGACGGACTATTTTAGGATCACAACCTAATAATATAACTTTGACTTGTAGAGTCAGAACACGTGCTATGTTTTTTTCGCCTGGTGATGTAATCCAAGTGGCGGATAGTGCTAAAAATAGAATTAGAAACGGTGGTTTAGTTTCAGATGTAACTAGCACAAAAATAATAATTGATTCACCATTAGCATTAACAGGGAGTACAGACAAAAAGATTTTATTAACATTACCAGATGAAACAGTTGTAGAAAGGTTAATTAGCAATGGGGCAGGAACATTTACAGAAATTAATCTAGCTACACCTTTAACAGATTTACCTGCACCGGGATCACCTTGGCAAATAATAGATACTATAAGCAGGACACAGCTTTACCGAATTACAGAAGTAAATCCAGTTGAAGATAATCTGAATGTTTTTGATATTACTGCTAAAACTTATAGTGCAGATTATTACAATCAGATTGAATCAGGGATAAAAGTACCAGTAATTATTCCGGTGGCAAGACTACCAATAGTAGCCTCACCACCTAGAGATGTTGCTTGCCGAATACAAAGAATTAACTACGGTGAAAGAACAAGTTTTACACTTGTTGCATCGTGGCAACGTCCTACAAAGGAAGTAAATGGTGTTACTATAGAAGAACCATATACTGATAGATATAAAGTTGAATTTAAAAGAGGTGCAACGGCTGAATGGGGTTCTACTCAAGTAACTACTGAACTATCAGCTAGGTGGGAAAATGTAGGTAACGGATTCTTCTATGTGAGGGTAGCTGCTATCACAACTAATAATAAAGTTAGCACTTTTGTAGAAGCACCATCTGCACCACAAGCGACGGCAGACGTAAGTAATCAATATTTCACAGTGTTTACAGGAGAATTTTAAAAATGGCACATCAGCCGTATATAGATGTGACAGGCGCAACAGCCTACAGAAAAGCTACAGGAAGCGGAACACTTGCAGATCCTTATGTCCCTGAATTTACGGCAGTACAATTAGGGACTTGGAATGTAGGAATTAGTGGTACATTACCAGCGTTTACTACTATCCCTACTTTTAATATTGGTACCGCACCTGATCTTACTTTCACCAACACTAGCTTTATTGCTAATGCAGGAACTAATTTAAACACATCTGCACTTGCATTAGAATCTGGTGGTAATTTAGCTAGTATAAATACTAAATTACCTAATTTAGGTCAGGCTTTAGCTAGTGGTAGTGTGCCTGTAGTATTACCTGCTGCACAATTAACAACATTAACACCACCAACTTCTGTAGGAATTAATAGCGGTACAAATACTATTGGCTCAATTGCTAATATTTCCGGTACAGTGTCATTACCTACTGGTGCGTCTACAAGTGCCTTACAAACTACTGGTAATAACTCATTAAGTAGTATTGACGGTAAAATTCCGGCATCTTTGGGAGCAAAAGCACCTTCAGGATCTATTTCTGTAGTTCAATCTTTTGCAGCCACATCAACAATATCTAACGTCGCCAGTAGCGCAACGTCAGTAATATTATTAGTAGCTAACAATGATAGAAAAACTGTAATTATTGTTAATGACTCAGCTTCAGATTTATATATTGTATTAAATGCTAGTGCGGCTAGTACAACCAACTTTTCTATCTTTCTACCTGCTAGAGTAGGGAATACACCATCTTTTGCAACTTTTAATGGTGAGGATTATTCAGGTGAAATTAGAGGAATATGGAGTAGTGCCAATGGATTTGCAAGAATTACGGAGATTGTATAATGGGAATCATCATTAATAATTCTGGTAGTGGTACAGTTCCAGATGGATCAATTACGACGGCTAAGATAGCAGACGGTGCAGTGACACCAGCTAAACTGAGTGTCGCTATTCAATTAAATAATCCAAATTATTTTAAAAATCCTGCTTTTGCTGTGATCCAAGGTGCTGGATCATCAGGTACACTCACTAACTCTCTTACTTTACCTACGGCATCTTTAGGATACCCTAGTGAAACAGAGTGGTGTATTGCTGCATCTGGTGGTACACCTACCTACGCTTTTAGCACGGCTAATCAAACTTTAACTCTAGGAGGTGCAGCATCAACTACGGCTATTCATGTATTACAAAGAATAGAATCCATTGATGCAATTAGATTGCGCTCAAAGCAAGTGACTTTGAGTGTAGAACTATCAAATTCACAATTATCAACTGTGACGTGGGAATTTTTTAGACCATCCACTACAGTAGATGCGCATGGTACAATAGCATCCCCTACTCAGACAGTTGTGGCAAGTGGAACATGGACAGTAAACTCAACACTTACAAGATATAGTGCTACTGTAACCTTACCTGCTGAGGTATCTAACGGATTGGAAGTAAGACTAAGGGTAGGAGCGCAAACTTCCGGTACATGGGTAATTGCCAGACCTAAACTAGAGGAGGGATCTACTGCTACTGCTTTTGTTTGTGATGATTACGCCGTTGAATTGCAAAAATGCCAAAGATATTTTTATACGCTGAACAATCTTGTTCAATCTTTTGTCTGGTATGGAGAACTAGGAGCAAGAGGTCACAGCCCTATTATTAATTTTCCAGTAGAAATGTTTCAAGCACCGATAAGATTGAATACTTATTGGATTGGTGGGGAGAATGCCTACGTGATGGTTGATTACACGACTAAACAAGGATATTTTACTCAAATAGGAAACGTAAACTCTGGTGGTGCTGGAGCAAATTTGTCATTAGGGTCTTTTGCAGCACATATTCCTTAAATCACAATTTCTTTAATACAAAAATATGTACAAATTAAGTCAATTTCCTAGTCAAATAATCCGATTATTTGACGGTGCCGCAATCCCTGAAGGCAACAACGGCGACTGGCAATTATACGAAGCGTGGGTAGCTAAGGGTAACACTCCACAACCTGCTGATGTTATTGTCGCGTCTATTTTTCCTGATTGGGATGGTCTTTATAATCGTGTTTTAGCTGGTGATTTAAAGCCGCTTTATTTGCGTTTGAAACAAGCAGCAAAAGCAGATATTATCTTGTCTGTTGACTACATTAATTTAATTACTGTCCTGTCAAATATTAGAACAGAACAAGCATTAAAAGATAGTCTTGATGAATTAATTAATGATGGGTATGATTTAAGTGAACAAGAAAAAACGCTTTGGAATAATGCTGTTACAGAGTTGCATTTTAGTAATTTAGTTAAAGTTTAGTTGAGGTAGTTTCTAAACCATGCCATCACCCATATTAATATTACCACCAACTAAATGGGAATTTAGTCAAGAGGTAAAAGCTCAAATTCAAAATACTAAATTAGGTGATGGCTATGGTTTAATGGTTATATCGCCTAACTCTGCTAGAACTACTACAGAGTTAATAATCCCTAATTTAAGCACGGCGGATAAAGATGAAATAATTGACCTGTTCACTAGCTATGGTGGAATTACAAAATTTAGATGGCGACCATTAGACACACAATATACTCCTTATAATTATAAGGAGTATGTTTGTGATAAGTGGAGTGTAATTCAACAAGGTACTTATTTATGGCAAATAACAGCAACGTTTATAGAACAGAAAACAGAAATTATTACGGATACTATAGCTGATGGATCAATTACGACTGATAAAATAGCAGATGGTGCGGTAAATTTTGCTAAGTTAAATCTTTCTTTTAAATTAAATAGTCTTAATTATTTAAAAAATCCTGCTTTGGCTGTGATCCAAGGTGCGGCATCTGGGACTATACCTAATTCTCTTAATCTTCCCACAGCTTCTTTAGGCTACCCTGGCGAGTCAGAATGGTGTTTAGCTGCATCTGGTGGTAATCCTAGCTATGTATTTGATAGGTCTAATCAATCTCTCACAATTAGAGGAGCAACTTTAACTACTGCGGTTTATTTATTACAAAGATTAGAAAGTAGAGACACAGCCAAACTTAGTGGGAAAACTGTAACACTAAGTGTAGAACTGAGTAACTCACAATTATCTACTGTGACGTGGGAACTATTTAGACCAACCACCACATCAGATACTCATGGAACGATTGCCACACCTACGCAGACACTTATAGCTTCAGGTACGTGGACTGTTAACTCCACACTTACAAGATATACAGCTACAGTAACATTACCTGCTGAGGTATCAAATGGATTGGAAGTAAGACTAAGGGTAGGAGCGCAAACTTCCGGTACATGGGTAATTGCTAGACCTAAACTAGAAGAAGGCAGTAGTGCTACTGACTTTAATTGCGGTAACTATTCTACGGAATTGCTGCGATGCTTAAGGCATTTCTACGCTTTAAATATTACTCAGGATTTTGTTTGGTATGGCGAACTTGGTGCTAGAGGACATTCACCTATTATTACTTTTCCTGTTGAAATGTTTTCTGCCCCTATCACTTCTAGTACTTGGAGCAATTTCTTTAATTCCTACGTAATTGTTGGTATTACTACTACAAAAAACTCTTTGCGTACTCAAATAGGAAGTGCTGCGTCTGGCGGTGCTGCTGCATCCCTAAACCTTACTACATTTTTAGCGCATATCCCCTAGACTTATGACTTACAAACTAACTTCCAACCCAAATCAAATAATTCGTTTATTTGATGGTGCAACAATTCCCCAAGGTCAGAACGGTGACTGGCAATTATATGAAGCGTGGTTAGCTAAAGGCAACACCCCTGAGCCTGCTGATGTTATTATTCTACCTATGCTACCGGATTGGGATGGTCTTTATAGTAGTGTTTTAGCAGGTGAATTAAAGCCGCTTTATTTACGTTTGAAACAAGAGGCTAAAACAGACAATATTTTATCTGTTGATTACGTTAATTTAATTACTGTCCTGTCAAATATTAGAACAGAACAAGCATTAAAAGATAGTCTTGATGAGTTAATTAATGATGGGTATGTGTTAAGTGAACAAGAAAAAACGCTTTGGAATAATGCAGTTCAAGAATTGCATTTTAGTAATTTAGTTAAAATTTAGTTGAGGTAGCTTGTAAACCATGTTACATGGACTGTTAACTCCACACTTACAAGATATACAGCTACAGTAACATTACCTGCTGAGGTATCAAATGGATTGGAAGTAAGACTAAGGGTAGGAGCGCAAACTTCAGGAACATGGGTAATCTCACGCCCAAAACTAGAAGAAGGCAGTAGTGCTACTGCTTTTACTTCTGATGATTACGCTGTTGAATTAGCTAAGTGTCAGAGATACGCTCAGTTGATAACTAATGGATTACAGTCTCCGGAAGTAGGAAATCTATTCCTCTATTTTCCTTTTAGAGTGCCTATGTTTCTTACACCGATTAGGACTACCATTGCTAATGGCACAGCAGTTAATGCGAGTATCTACGGACTAGGAGCGCAAGATACTCACACTCATTCTTTTGGAATTGCTAGTGCTGCTAATGGATATATCGTGGATCATGTTTCTTTATATTCAGCACACATACCTTAGATTTTTTAATTATCTTTGTGGGAAAATTATGAGTTTAATATCCAATGCCCAACAGCTAGACACCGAAATATTTATAGATTTAATTAATATCAGAAACCAAGATTTTGATATTAAAATCTGTAACTATGGAACTGTAAGTTTTAGTAACACTATTTATCAAGGTTTTCCTTGTAAAATTAGTAGTTTTAGCAAATCAGGTGAAAGTGTAGAAGCACGTGCATCCTTAATAGTTTCTGATATATCTGGTTTAGTTGGAGATGTAATTGATAATTATTTTGTTATCGGTGCGGACGTAAACGTAAAACGTACGCAGCCTATGTTTTTAGACGATAAACCTACGGCTGACTCTACACAATTCTATGAATTAAATTTAAAGATTAATCAGTACACTGGAGAATATCAAAATCAATTTACATTTTCCCTAACTCCCTACTCATTAGAAAGAAAGAAACTACCAGCTAGGGTATATTCTAAAAGATGCCAGTGGCAATTAGGCGATCAAGATTGTCAAGCACCTATTAATCTTAATTTTGACATCTTTGGCAATCCTACTACACCAGCTAATAGAGCCTGTAGAAAAGATTTAGACGCGTGTAAACAATATCACGGGCATACTTTAAGATTTGGTGGGTTTCCTTCAGTAAACAGAATTAGAAGTTAAGTGTTTGTTCAAAAATTCATCTAGCCATTCTAAGGTTTCAGGACACAGCCTAAACTATTCTGATTTACCTAGAATGGTTTTGTTTTCTGGATTGTGAGATATCCCGATTTTGTATAAGTCTTGATCCGAGTGTATTATGTATAACATTTAAATATTTATAACTTATGTATAATATTTTATACTTCTAAAATAGTTTTATAAAATGCTTGACATTAATTTTAAATGCTGTTATATTATTAGTGTGGTTAAAAAACAAAGGTAAACCAAACATCGCCTTAAATAGGTGACTCTTAAAATTAGGCATTATCCCGAGTTGTGTCAAGTTAAAAAAAAATAAGGAGAATAAGATGACTTTAAGAAATACAGAAAAAACAGAATACCATATCTTAGCTGCTAATAACAAAATTGTAGCTAAGTTTACATCCTGCAAAATAGAGGATGTTTGGAAAAAGTATAATACTAGATGCAAACAGCTTTTAGAGGAAGCGGAAGACATTCGAGATAAAACATCTTTTGGTTGCCTAGCGTGGAAAGGTAGCCTGAAAAAAGACGGGACTGATACTGTATTGAGATTAGTCAAAGTAACTGAATCTGGTTATGTATTTGAAGTCAAGTAAGCACATTTGTGTTAAAATGAATTTAGAAACCATAAAACACAAGCTTATGGTATAAATACTCCCTTGATAGGGAGTTGGATTGAAACATAAACCAGCTAAGATATCAGAAACCGCAACAGAAAAGCCCCTAGTTTTAATTAATTCTAAGTAATAAGAACTCAAACCTAGTACAAAATTACTAGGTTTTTTTATTTTATATGGGGTTGACATTTATTTTATCCCGTGTTATATTATATTTAATCGAATAAATCTGATAGGCGAAACAATCGAGCGTTGTAACACACCTCAGCGTTTATTATAAAAGCCCTAGACCAGTAAGGAACGCAAGATGAGTCGGTGAAGTCATTACCCGGCTTGAAAATTAAAGACTCTCATTTAGTTTTTAATTGGAAATTGCTTCTAGTCCGTATGCGTGCGCGTGGCGGATTCTAGTTGAGACCTAAATCCTGTAAGGATTAAAAGTGAATCAATAAAAAAGTAGTGCAGATTGCGTTGGCCATGACGATACCCTGAAATGGGGACAATATAATTGGGCGGACTTGAGGGGATATCAAAAATTTAGTAAGGTAGTGAGACTTTACTGAAGGGATTGAACCAAAAAACTAGATCCATATTTGAGCGCGATTTCCATGAACATTAGGTATTAACTAGACAAGGGGAATGTATAAATACTCTCTTAATAGGGAGTTGGATTGAAACGACAATGGGAACTACTTTTAGAAATAAATGACTCCAGGTGCGGCGGTGTAGATGTTAGCAAATTCTATTGGGTATCGAAAGTGCGACTGTATAAGCGCAAAAACCATCAGAGCAAGATGTAAAAACACCCACATATCAGTAACCTAGCTGATCAAGTAAATAGGACGCAGCTAAACGACACTTAGCGTCTTGGATGAAGTATGTTGAAGACCGCGAATCCTAAACAAAAACAGACAAGCCTATTGGTTAAAAGGTAATTTGACTCCCATCTGTGGGTAAAACAGATTTATCTGAGGGGACTAAAAAGAATGACGGCTCGCAACCTGATTAATTTGAAGAAACTAAAGTAACTCTGGCTGTAGGTTAACAGCCAGCTATAGCCCTTGACATCTAGTGGATAGGATGTCAGTTATCCATAGGGTTTATTACGGCTTAAAAAATTAAATAGAAAACCGGGCATTAAAAAGTTTTTTTAACTAAAAATGCTCAAACATTTGTGCTGTCAATTTTTACTTTAGTACATAATTACTATACTAACTGCTTACTGTTTTATAAATTACCTAATTAAGTGTTTATAGTTAGCTAATTGGAATTTCCGCGCCGACTTGTAATAACAGAGTGGGCTTTATATAAGTATTCTAGGAGTTAAAATATAGTTTTTAATATGTTTTTTACTAAAGTTATTTTTAATACGGATTACTTATAATTTACTGAGAAAAATAGCAAAAAAAGCTAAGGTGATCCAAAAGTTGAGAAAATCATAATATATAAGCTATCGTTTTTAGAACTTTTGGATCACCCTACAGTTAATAACATCACTTACTAAAAAACATTAAAAGTGAAAAGCTTTATATATCAATAGTTTCAGCTATTTATTTAAGTATTTTTTATATTGCTGTATATCTGTATACTATAGTGCAGATACCTTTGTTTATTCCTACCGTCTGGCATTAAAACTATTACTGTATAAAGATTTGAAGTATCGTGCAAAAATAGAGTTTTTCAAAAAATTACTGATTGACAGATAGGAAATTATAGTGTAATGGTGCTGTTTTATTTATTTTTATAAAGAAAGCACGTTTTCTGATATATTTTAGATAGTGGACTTTTTAGGACTTTTTTTATGTTAGACTTAAGACAGGTTGACATTAACAAGTTGCATGAAACACTGGAATTGATGCGCTTGCAGTTGGGATGGTCTAAAAGACAATTAGCAAGTGAGACAGGCTTTAGCTATAAACGAGTCCGCATTTGGATTGATTCTGGCTATGAAACAGCAAGCTATTCCAGAATCAAGAAAGTATTTCAGGTTATGAAACAAGCGTTAGAACAGCAAACACAACCATAGAACATATGCCGTACCAATTTTTTAAGGATGACCAGTATTTCATTGCCTTGGATGGTGGTCAAACTGGGTTAAATCAGGAAGCGATCGCTAAACTATCTGGAGTGCATCAAACTACAGTAGGTAGATTAGTCAATAACGTAAGACAAACATTATCTAACTATGAACCGCTTCAATGTTTTTACAAAAAGACAGAATCTCAATATCTGCTAGATGTCTTTGGGCATCAGAATCTTTTTGACAGCAATTATGCTTTTGGGATAATTGCCTACTATGCAGAAATAGAAAGGAACTCCGAAGCAATAAAATCTCTAGTCTCTATTGGGCATATTGGACTACGTGCCTATATACAGCACGTTACCGGGTTTCAGGTACATTTAGGAGGGCAGACTGATTTGGACTCCTTACACGACCGTCTAGACATCACTGCGGAAATGTTAAGGAGGACGGATCATAAAGTAGCTAATCTAGAATACTTCCGAGATCACATTTCCGATATCTGGCAACATCTCCTAGAGTTTAGGGACGGCAAAAGCTACTACCAGGATTTAGCAGTTTTGCCTCCACAGGTACAGAAAAACGCCTTCAAGCACATCAATAATCTGAAAGAGATATTCTGGACGATTTATAAAATTAGAAGGGATTGTGGCGTATCCTCACTTGACCAACTATCAAAAGACCGGATCGAGATTGTAAATACTACTTTACCCGCAGCATTGACTACTACCAGGGGTGTACCTGGACGTGGTTGTGATCTGAAAACTTGGCAGTGGGATAAACTTTTCAGTCTGGATTTTAATATGCTGTATGAAGAAACCTTAGTTTCTACTGATAAGCAAGGCGTTTCTAAATTTGGCAGACGTAAGGACATTAGCAAAATAGTCTGTGCTACTGCTAAGGAAAATCGGCTGGTTAAAGATGAACCATTGATTAATGCAATGGTTGACAGGTTTAAAGCAGACTATCCAGAACGACTAGACTTGTTTGAGATAAATACTTACAGATCCCAAAATAATCTTGAGGAAGCTTACCTTTTAGAACGGTTAGCACAATCTGATGTAGAGAAGGGAAAACTGCTAGAGAGAGATTACCCAAGATTTGATGCTAGTTACAAATTACGTCATCAGATGCGTACTTTTGTAGGACTTTTGCGGCAATTCTATTCTAGTGAAAAACAATTGTACTGTTCTATATGCGCTTTTTCAAGCTGGGCAAAAATGATTGTAGACGTAGCACCTGCAAACAGTCTACCCTTTATGCCAACTAGATACTTACCACCAGATCAAGAGTTGTATATACATGAACAGTACCGGGGCTTGCCTTATTTAGAAAGACATCATTTCTATTATCCCCAAGTGTTTGATGCCATCTTAGATGTAGAAAAAATGCTCAAAGTCTTAGCAGACAAGTATCATATTCCGTACAAGAATAGACTACTCATGCTTAAACTTTTTGAAAGATGCCAGTTAAAAGGCTCTCATAAAGACTATCGAGCCTTTCATAATGACTTGTCCGCAATGAACGACTGTAAGCCAGTGATCGCTAAATGGTGTGCAAATGAACTGCAATCAAAAGATTGCTTTGATTCTGATTTTGAAAGCTTAACCAGGTAAAAAAATAATCCTAATAGCTTAGGGACTATCAGGACGACTTTCATAAACCGTAAGTGTTTCTTGGTGTTGTTATTAGATTATACATCAAGTTCCTAAAATAATCAAATCTGTGTCAAGTATTTTTTTATAGAATACTTGACATTATTTTTATATGCAGTTATAGTAAGAGAGCAAAGGAAACATAGATAAAACAATGACGGAAGTATTTGAACAATCTGTAAATGATCTAATGTGGGAATGTTATCAAGCAGCAATAAAAATTGCTTATCTTGATGATGAGTATATTCATGTTAGATCACAACCAAGCAGCATATCAGATGACTTGTTTGATGAGATATGGACTTGGACAGATGGGCATTACCAGAAAAGCTTTTTTGACCGTATGGAAGGACGATGTTCCTTAGCAGCCTTTTATTCTTTCTCTATGGAGAAGGAAGAAAAATATATGCAAGAATTTCTTGCCAAGTTAAAAGCATTAAAAATAGGAGACTGCAATGATTGATAAACATAATAATGGCTATTTTGCTCATCATCAAAATCCAAAAATAACAGATTGTCCATCTGCTTTACATATAGCAAGGCAAGAAGGTAGTCAGCAAAATAAAAGCATTGTTGATTATATTTGGCATGATGATCACAAGGTTCTCTTAGTTACTTTTAGTGACAATTAAAATGGGCAATTACCGCTTTAAACTTCGTAAACATCAGCACAAAACCAGTAAGATTATATTTTATAGTTCTTGGTTTACTGCTGATGACTATTTAGGAGCAATATTTATCAAAGATCACTTTCTTAAAAATAATCCTGAATTTAAGGATTGTTACATAACATGGGAGCAAAAATAATAGGTATTTTAGCACTCTAGCCTGTAATCTAGAGTGTTTTATTTTGTATTAAAAATAATCTTATAGAATACTTGACATTATTTTTAAATGCAGTTATATTATAAAAAAAATAAGTAAAACAAGCTATGGCAACCCTAAAACAATTACAAGACAATCTTGAAGCAATCCGCCAAGAAAGGATTGCAATTCTAAAACAGCTTCCTAGTGAGGAGCATGAAAGGTTCTGTAAACTGCCACCAAACAGACCTTTGGTTAATTGTTCCAGACAAAAAGCGCAAGAGTTAGTTAAGAGAATGGAGCAGCTAATCATAGAAGAAGATGATGCGATAAATGCCATAAATGGTGAAAAATATCGTTTAAAATACGCTGCATTAGTGGGAGAATAAAACAATGCTTAAAGGATATGCCATATTAGATGGCTACAAATTAATAGATCGCTGGGATGGTCATGTAACACAATTACATGATATTAGAGACATGGATAAAACATTTGATAAACTCTACAGCCGAGTAGAACGGCGTGGAATAGAACTAGAGAATGATCTTAGTATTGTGTTAGGTAACTACCGAAAGTTTGATCCTGATTATGATCATGATTTTAAAAAATTAGAACAACTTATAGCTGAGGAAGGACGGCAAGCTAGGGAATTTAAACATTGGTATTACCATGTTTTATAGAGTACACAAATAAAACAAACATAAGATAGCCTAACAAGCTATCTTTTTTTATGGGTACTTGACATTAATATTAAATATAGCTATGCTGCTATACTAATAAATATCATTTTGAAACACAAAGGCGAAACTATGAGATTCAGAAGAAATCAGGATTATTCCGAAGCATTTGAATTACCAGCACACGTAGAAGCTAATCTGAGATACAGGGCAAAATATAAAGATAAAATCAAGATTATGGCGCGAATAGCTAAGAAATCTAGACCTAGAAAACCATTAACAGATGAGCAAAAAGCAAAGGCAAGTATTTGGCATAGGAAAGAAAGTTTAAGGAGGAAACCACTCCAAGAAAGACCTTGGTGGGATGCTTTACCAGAAGAGCATAAAAACCTCTTTTTAAATGAGTTTGATCCTGAAAAACAAACTATACACCAGTTTAGAACTTATTTAAGTAGTATGAACCAACCACAAAAACCACTAACAGAAAACTCTAGTTATGCCTTGACTATTGAACAAGTTAAGGAAATCAGAGAAGCATTTAAAGAAGGTGTTCCCGGTATTGCTAATGGTAGAATAGGTGGCTACCTTGCTAAGAAATATGGAGTTAGCCGGCAAACAATCAACTTGATTAAGAACGGAAAAACTTATAAAAAAGTGTGATAAAAAACCCTGATAACTTCAGGGTTTTTTCTTGTAAGTACAAAATATTAAATCATTTTTTAAGTATGATAAGCACATTTAGTTGAATCTAAATGTGCTTTCTGTTATTCAAATCAACAGCCTTGACCTAACCAATTTTTACCTTCGGCAGCTATACGGTTAATCTGTTCCAAGACTTTTAAATCTTTGAAGTCTATATGCAATGTACCTTTTTTAAAAATCTTAAACTTGAAATGCTCATTCTCAAAAGTATCAGAGTAGTGTTTACCATACTTTTGATAATTATTACAAAAGTTGCTAATTGTGGAATAAGTTGATCCATTGTATCTGTTGTCTTTATCGGACTTTATTCCTGATAAAAAATTCATAACGCGATCTAAATCATTGAGAAAATCACTTTGATAATAGTTAATGCTAAAACTTCCATCATCTGACCATCTACCATCAAAAGTTACACCATTGGGAACAATTATTCTTTTATTAAGTTTCCAAGATTTGTTAGTTTTCCATCCTTCGTTATGTATTTGATTCTTTTCATGATACGCAGTGGCTTTATCAAAAATCTCTATCACACAATCACGCATCATAGATCCCATGTTGGCAATAAAGAGATATAAAACTTCTTTAACGTTCTCTTCAGTAAATGCAATTGTAGATTGTTGTACTGTAAATTCTTCAAATTTCTTCCTAAAGTTAGATGTTGCCTTGTTTCCTATTTCAGTTTTGATAAATACTGTGTTCCAAAATCTTGACTTTAAATAAGCAAGCTGGGTGTTTAAGTCTGTCTCATTGTCTAAACAGGTTGTAGTCTTATCATATCTATCATTACGATCAAATGTACCATAAACTGAATCTGATATACCTTGTAAGTAAAAGTCTAGTTTTGCTTGTGTCTCGTAGCGTTCTATTACTATTTTCCTCACAGCGTTATAACGTGCTACTAAGTCTCTAACTATATCCCGACTAGCTAAGGCATTAGGGTTAAATTGTTGTTGACCTAATTCAGCATCTAGATCAAATTTAATTTCCTCAAAGTTAATGGTTACTAACTTTTTAGGTTTAGTAATTTTAAGCATGACAACCTCAACAGTTGTAGGGCGTTCTGCATTAGTAAAACATCTACCTAACCATTTAATCCTCTTCTGATTTTCAAGGTGTTCTAGGGCATCTGTCAGGTTATTTTCTGAGTAGTTAATACTCCATCCGTCTTTGCTTTGCTCATTGAAAGATTTACAAAGCAGGTGAATCAAGTTTTGCTTATTCTTGGTATGGGGATTCTTAATTGTTTGGGCGTTGAGTAAAGCAACTAATGTGCCACCGTCTTTTAAATGTGTATATGCTTTAAGAACATGATCAACGCCGTTACTAAATGGCGGATTCATAAAGATCCAATTAAAAGTCATCGGCTCATCATATTCCAGGAAATCAAAACCCAAAACTTTATAACCTTTACCCTGAAGCGTGTATTTTAAATCTTGATTAATTTCTAAAGCATAGAATTTTCTTATATCACTATTATTAAATCTGTTTGTATTAAACTCCTTTAGATAGTCTAGAATTGCACCAGATCCACCATTAGGATCTAATACTGAACCAGCATTACCAGATTTGTAATTAGCAAAGCTGACCATTTCGCCTATAGTTGCGTTAGGTGTGGGAAAAAATTCATTTTCTAACATTTGTAGTGTCCTATTAAGATAGTTTGAAACTTGTTAAATCCCCAGATATTTCTGGGGAATGTTACTAAACTAAAGCTAAAACTTCTTTAACTATTGCTTCTTTAAGTTGTACATCTGTGACAGTAGCCAAAAGGTTTTGTAGATGTGTAGTAGCATCCTTCACTTGGCTATCAATAGTTGGTTCTGTGGTAACGGGTTCTAACACAGCAACAGCCGTTGATTTTATTTCTGGTAATGCTTCCTCAGTTTCATGATTAACTTCTGTAGATAACTGTGGTAATTCTTTCCAAGTAATCTCTACTGGACTTTCTACACCTATAGTTTCTACAAACTCATCTAAAGTTATTTGATCATAATCCTTAGATTTCATTAATAATAAACCAATGTTAAAATCATCTACTTCCACGCCTAACAATCCCCAAGAATGGGGTAGTTTGATTTTAATTGTTTTAGTTTTTAAACTATCCACTATCTGTACAAGCTTTTCAGCCTCTATCAAACAGGAAGCAATCACACCAGAAGTATAAGCTTCTAAATAGTCGGAACTATTATCTGTAATAAAGTGAAGATTACCTGCTTGTAAATGCAACCATAACCTTGTAATCTTCTTTTCATTACAAATGATTGCCGCTTTTATTCTTGATAATAAGTGCTTCCTATCAAACTCTACATCAGTGTAAACAGTACCATCTTCTAAATTTGTGTCAGGTAGTGGTTTATAACTGCGAGTGCCTTGTATTAGTTCCCAATTATCAAAGTTAAAGAACAGTAGATCACCGTTTGTTAATTCATATTCCTGTACACTAAAAGTAATATCAGTGTTCTCTAAGCCCTTTAATTTTTTGACCAGATTCAATTTATTTAAAACTGGAATTAAATCTGGCGGTATAAAAATACTAGGTGCATCTTTGCTTACTTTCAAATCTGCATAGGCTAATTTATGACCATCACAGGCTGCGAGTTTACCATAAGCTAAATGTACATTATTAAGGTTTTCTGTGTAACTATTTTTGCTGATGTGTTCACACAAGGTTTTAGCTTTATTGAAAAACTGAATACCATCAACAGTCACTTGTTTATCTGTTTTTTCAGGTTTTGGAAACTCTATGAACTCAGGACTGTCATAAGCTTTAATAGCTTGTTTCAGATTGTTAGTTCCTATTGTTAATTCTTCACCATTACCAGATAGGATTAACTCTAATACACCGCTAGATTTAGTTTTGGTGATGATATCAGAAAACAATTTAGCAGGTATACAGCACTCGCCAGATTCCACTACATTACAGGCAATAAAAACTGTGAGGTATGACTGTAAATTAGTTGCCCTTAATCTAATACCTTCTTTACCGTTTTCTTTTATGGTTTGGCAGTAAATATTAGCTAACACTGCATGGGTAGGACGCTTAGGAATTACAGCTAATAGTCCAGGTAAAGCTTCAGTTATTTCTTTAATTGTTGTTATGATTTTCATTTTTTATTTTCTGATTTCAAAGGGCATTACTAAATATTTGATTTTCTGAGTGCTTAATGGGGAAAACACTACAGGGGTTAATTTAGCATTAAGCTTAATCTGCACTTCAGTAGATGAAAGATTTTTTAATACGCTAACTAAGTATGGACAATAAAACGCAGTTTTCAAACTATCACCGGATATTTGTGCTGGTAAGGATATCTTTGTGATACCCACCTCTGTTACTTGAGATGTTAGATTTATTTCTTGATTTTCTAGACTTAGATTAAAAATAACACCATTATTTTTTAATGATGATATTACTTGAATTTTCTCAACAGCATCAAGTAAAGCTACCCGATCAACAGTTAGTTTTTTATCAAACTGTCGAGGGAACAAATGATAATATCTTGGGTATTGTCCCTCTAACAATCGGCTAGTAAGTTTGTAATTATCAAACTCAAAGGCAATGTCCGAATCTTTAACAGTGATCTTGACATCATCAACTTTTTCTAGGAGTTTTTGCAGCAACAAACAAGCTTGGTTAGGAATAGTAAACTCTGTATCAGAGTTTGTATATTCACTAGTTAATTCTATTAATGAAAGTATATGAGCATTAGTAGTTGCAAATTCTAAATTATGTCCTTGTAGCATGGTCAGATGCACTCCACATAAAACACCTTTAGTTTCATCTGTACTAGCACTAAATAAAACTGCTTTTATACCTTCAGTAAGTTTCTTTGCTTCTAGCTGATAAGTGTCCCCATCTTGTATTGTGGGTAAGTTGGGAAAATTTGTAAACGGTTCGCTTGGTAATCGGTAATTACCTGTATTAGTTTGTACTAAACAGATTTCATCATTTATAGTCAAAACTACTTCATCAGCAGCTAAAACTTTAAGTAAGCTTAATAACTGCTTACATGGTAGTAAACCGTTACCAGACTTTACTACTTGACCTACTACAGTTATTGATAAGCTAATGCTTAAGTCAGTAGTGGTCATTCTTATAATAGAATCTTTTGATTCTACTAAAACATAGCTAAGAGTAGGGGAATACTTAGTATTACAAGCTAATACCAGTTTTTCTAGTTGATCACGCAGATCAACAACGGAGCATATTACTTTCATTTTTGTTTTACTTAATAGTTGGCATTTTAAGCAACTTATTTATTTTATGTTATAATCTAAGTTACTTGTACTAGATCCACACAAACCCCATGACTAAAACACTTCAAGTCATGGGGTTTTTATTATGCTACTTTTGCTTTACGAAGTTTTGATACTCCTGCATAATCCGCATCTTTTATTTGTGGCATTGCTGCCGGGTTAAATTCTACCGCTTCCCGTTGAGTTTCTGCCTCAACCAAGACGTATTCACAGAAGTTTAAGGATTTACAATCTTCATCCCAGTCGAAATCGCCAACTTGATTAGTGGTCAAAGTTTTAGCAATTTTTATTGCTGATTGTTTAGTAGTTATACTTGGGTGGGATTCTTGATCAATGTAGGCATTGTAAAAAATTTTATAGGTTGCCATAAGTTATTTTACCTTTGTTTGTTTTCATTAATATATCACCATTTTATTATAATGTCAAGCAAAATAATCACACATTTTACAAGCTGCCTAGAATATGCCATACTGCTAGATAAAACAGGACTACAGCAATGGCAACTAAAATCAAACCCTCATTCAAGATTGAACCTATACCTAATCATGCTGGTTTTCAAGCATTGGGAACAGTTAAAGGTAAGTTCACATATTTAGAAGACCAGACTGGGATAAACAAGGGTAAAGGTGTTCTGAAAACTAAATACGGTGAGTTTCCTGCTTTTGTACACATTAAATGTAGGCAAGTAGTAAAAAATTTATACTCAAAATCTCACTATTTTTTAGTATGGTTTAGAAACAGATTGGCTACTGAAGATAACACTGCAACTGTTCAATTTACGATTGTGGGATGTGGTCTAGAAGGTGTGGATAATTGCTTTTTGGTTACAGGTGCATTAGTGGGTGGTAAAAAAGAAGAGAAGGTTTACCAATTTATTCTTAAGCGGAACTTTAACAGTCCAATACCAACTAAACATAAGGTCAATTTTGCTACTCGTAGTTTTAAAGTTAAAGTATCAGCTACAGATGACCTATGGGGACTATATAAGCATAAATTAGCTGCTTTAGTCTGTAAGCTTGAAGATGGTCAATTGCAAGTAGTCAGTCATCAATTAATTAGTGAAGAAGTGCCGGATAAGAGTCTACTAAAAAGCCTCAAAAAGAAAATCAAAAAGAAAAAAAATAAGAAAGTGATCACAGTTGAACCAACTGGGGATAAGCCACTGGTTAAGAAAAAAATAACTGTTGGTGTAGTAACTAGTGATCCGGTAGAAACTATCAAGAAAGTATTACCTAGTAAAATAACAGAGCTACCAACGACTGAACCACCTAAGAAAAAAGTATTGGAACTACCAAAAAAATAAGTATAAAAAAACCTCAGAACTATATAAGTCTGAGGTTTTGTTTTTATGCTTTAGCAACTAACTCTTTAAACGCTTTACCTGGCTTAAACTTAGGAGTTACTTTAGCAGGAATACTAATCTTTTCTTTAGTTTTTGGGTTAATGCCTTCTCTTTCTTTTAGTTCCACAGAACAAAAAGATCCAAAGCCTACAAAATCTACAGACTCACCGGATGCTACTTGTTCTTGGATTATTTCTAAGGCAGCATCAATGGCTTCTTTAGCTTGATTCTTTTTGAGTTTTGTTCTTTCAAATATAGCTGATACAAATTCTGTTTTGTTCATTGTTCTGCATAATAACGACTGTTTTCTAGCATACTACACAAAACAATAAAATATCTCACTCATATAAAAATACTTTATGCTACTATTTTATATGAATGAGATATCGGTTGGAGCGATGATGTGGGTCATCGCTTTTATTTTGTTTAATTTTACAATCCTGCGTTGATTACACCCCAGTTACCTGTAGGAAGTAAGGCGTTTTTGGCTTCTTGTCTATCCCAGTATTGACTGGAGTTCCGAAGACGCTGTAAATTATCTTTAAGAACTTCTAGCACACCCCGATCCTTGGGGCAATGAGTCTTGGATCTACCAGTCATGTTGTTTGTAATAACAAAAATACGGTTTATACAATGTATCTCACACAGAAAATAATCTTTGTGGTAGACCTGAATTAACATGGCTTGTTGTCCACCCCAAAACTCACAAATGGTAACTAAACCCTTAAATTTGGCAGTTAAGCCAAGATCGTGAATCATACCACCTATGTCCGTGGTGGGTATTCCTACTAGATACTCAGTCTTGTTTAAGTTGTCGTATTCTATTTTATCTCTGACTGCTTTAGCATGATAGCAGTCTATTCCGTTCTGCCCTGCCTTGCAGTTACAGCAGTCCATCAAAGAATCATACTGGTAGAGATTACCAGTGTCTCCTACTACTTCATAGTAGTGTTTGCTGACTTGGTTTAATGATTGAACTTTGCGAGGTTGTTTTTTAAGAACTGGACGTGCTATTGTGGTAGACATAACTTTTTGCATCGCCACCGGGAATTAAGACGTTCGGTGGCTTTCCTTATATCATTAATATAACAGCACTTAAAATTAATGTCAAGTGTTTTGAGAAAAATAATTTAAAATAATTTTAGGGATGGAACAGAATCCAAATAACTGCGTAATAGATCAAGGTTTATAAAATCTTTTTATCGCTTTTGCGCTCTGTTTCCAGTTAGCACCCAGAAACTCACCAGGATCACCAGTGTACCTTGGATAGTCTGGTACAGTATACCAACCATCAAAAGGTCGGTACTCTATATACCAATCTCCAATCTCAGGATGATCTTTAGTCTTCAAATCTATTAAATCTTGTAAATACTGTTTTGACATACTCACCGACCTAAAGGCGCGGTGATTCTTGACGCTTCACCGACTGATGCTACCGAAGTAGTCTTATTCTGTCTCTGCGTCCGTTTAGAGTCGTGGCAATGCCCTATCCCGACTTTATTTATATTTTTGGCAGCATTTTCGTCTCGGTCGTGTTCAGTTCCACAACTCATGCACTTAACCGACCGAATTTTCAAATCAAGTTTACCCCATTTGTATCCACATTCAGAGCAAATTTGGCTTGTTGCTTCCCATCTGCTAATAACACGAAAATCCCTATTAAACTTTTGCGATTTACCCTCGCATAAAGTTCTAAATTGCCTCCATCCTTGTAGACTAATTACTCTGGCAAGTTTGCGGTTTTTGACCATGCCCGACACATTCAAGTCTTCTAAAACAATAACTTGGTTTTCGTTAATAATTTTGGTAGATAATTTGTGCAAGAAGTCTTTACGGATATCAGTAATTTGATTATGGAGTTTTGCAATTTTAATTCGGGTTTTATTTCTGCGCTTTGAGTCTTTCGATTGACGTGCTAACTTCTTTTGAAGTTTACGAATTTTCCTATCTAATTGTGCGTAATCAGGACTTTTAGCTTTTTCCCCATTACTCATGACAGCAAAAGTTTTAATTCCTAAATCAATACCGATACTTTGGTTTTTGGCATCAATATTAACAGGTTCAACTTCTACTACAAAACTAAGAAAATAACGATTAGCACAATCTTTGATTACTGTTACAGAACTAGGCGAAGCTGGTAATTCCCTAGACCAGATTGGTTTTACGTTTCCAATTTTAGCAAGATAAACTTCATTTCCTTTAATTGAAAAACCACCAATTCTAAACCGTGCCGATTGCTGATTTGTTTTCTTTTTAAACTTGGGACTCCCAAATTTTTTACCTTTTCGCTTACCTTTAATGGAGTCAAAAAAGTTTTTGTAGGCAACCCCTAAGTCTGCAACTGATTGCTGCAAAGGAATATTAGATACCTCGGACAACCAATTACGTTCAGCAGTTTTCTTTGCTTGAGTAATAACTAGTTTTTGCAAATCATTATTGCTTGGCAATTTTTCTGCTTGTTTACAAATAGCCAAAGCATCGTTCCATACCACCCGAACGCAACCAAACAACTGAGCTAGACTCTGTTGTTGTTGAATTGTGGGGTAAAAACGATACTGATATCTGGCTTTCATAATCAGTGCTATAATTGGTTGGTAGATTAATTATATATTGGTTTGATTAAAATGGCAACTATCTTTAGGCGTGAAAGACATAGTGTTACAGACTTAAAGATTCACTTAGTCTGTGTTACTAAATATCGTCGGTCTGTATTTACTGGAGAAAGTATTGATTTGATTGAGAAATCATTTCGGGAAGTTGCTGAAAAAATGAACTTTCAAGTGATTGAGTTTAATGGTGAAGATAATCACGTTCATGCACTTATTGAGTACCCGCCTAAATTATCTATTTCCCAGATAGTAAATGCTTTAAAAGGTGTATCTAGTCGTAGATACGGACAAGCTGGCTATAAAAAACCCCATAAAGAAGCATTATGGAGTCCTAGTTATTTTGCTATTTCTGTAGGAGGTGCGCCGCTAGAAATATTGAAGGAGTGTATTAAAAATCAAGAAAAGCCGTCCTAAAAGGACGGGGCTTGTATCCCATTATTTTCGGTCATGATATCTGCTAGTTGTTAATAAATAAAAAATAAGGCATAACACCTGAAACGCTTGTTACACCTAGTGGATTTATGAACCTTGATTAACAATCCTATCCTAGCACACTTTTAAGCCATTGCCAGTAAGATAACTTTCTAGTTTGTTCTAATTCCTGTTCTGCTTGTGCTATGTCTTCAGCCGTTGGACATCTAAAAAAATCTATGTCTGCCACTGGTTCAGGATGTAAATCAACTACTTCAGCCTCATATATTATAGGCTGTGTTGATTGTTGTTTATATTGTGTGATCGCGTCTTGTTTTCCTGTTAATAGTTTCATAGGTCTTAGTTTGTTTAAGGTACGTTAATACTAGCTTAGTTTTCTCAAAAAATAAAGTCTTAACATTTCTTAATAATTTTCTGTTTGACATTATTTTATTTTGTGTTATCTTATTTTTAATCAAAACAATAAAACACAGATGGAACAAACAAGCTCTAGCAGTACAAAATTACTGCTGAATACTTTACTGTTGCTCATAGTAGCAACTGCTTTGATAACAGTCAGACTAGTATTTTTAATGAGGATGGGGATATGCTAAAGATTGAAGACGAACGTGGTAGTGGTAGATAGACAACATCTCAACAACAAAGGTAAACCAATGACATATCAAGAACAAGAGTTTGAACTGTACTCCGCTTATAATTTTTTTCAATTGGGCAACGGTATAGTAACTTTGTGTGGTAGTACAAAGTTCTTTACTGAGTGCATGGAAATCAACCGTCGTCTTACATTTGATGGTTGGATAGTATTAATGTGCGGTAGCTGGGGACACTCTTATCATAAAGATAGAGAAGGAAACACCGGGGAAGTCTATGAGAAAATCAAAACATTGCATTACAAGAAAATATTAATGTCTGATGTGATCGTAGTAGTATCAGACAAATCTGGATACATAGGTAATAGCACAAAAGCAGAAATTGAATTTTGTAAGCAAAAAGATATTCCCATCTTCTATTTTGATGGGGAATATCTAGCAGGTGAACCTACACCTGTAAAACCACCACATAAACTAGATAGTTTTGACGTGGAAATCCAAGCGTATGCTGACGCTGGCTATAGCTTAGGGTTTTAATCTAACAAAAACTAAATAAACAAAAAGACTTATCCTATTAACAAGATAAGTCTTTTTTATGTTTAATTAACTACTTTTTTAAAACTAGTATCTGTTACTAAATGCTCCCTATTGTACCCACGTAATACAGCTAAATAACTTAGATGATTTGCTTTCCTTCCTGCTTTTCTTTCTTCCGGTGTGATGCCTTCAAAAGCGTTAGGTTGTATTGGAAATTTAGCATTAGGGTTAGGATCAAAGTAAAGTCTGCAAAGGGGATAACTTCTTATTTCGTAATAGTTTAGAGCGCAGTCATAAACTACATCGCCAGGAATAAAATAATTTTCTGGTATTGGCTCAACGTGAGGTTTATATCCCATAGTCTTGTCTATTGGTAGTAGTTAAATGTTGGTACAAAGTCAAGTATTTCTTTTGTTAGCTGTACTCGACTTTTGTAATAGATTAAAGGTAGCTTTAATCCATAAAAATCAGCTACCTCTATTAATTGTTCTAGTGTGAAACTAGCGAATAGGACACGCACCTGTAACACATCCTTGATCTAATTCCTGTTCCTCAAATCCTTTCTCAATCTCAGATAATTTATTGATAATATCTGTTTGAGAAAGTACAGGTAATTGTGCTTTCAAAGCTTCATAAGTTTCCTTGTCACACGGTTCTAGGGGCATCAAAGGATAAGCTGCTTTACCACCTTCAACCGGATCAAATCTAGGTAAAAAAGCAATTCCAATAATGTCATCCCAATTATCATTTACCCAATTTGCGGCTGTTTTATATTCATCTGGCGCAACAGTTACAGTTATTGAAATGTTATGGCCCCTATCAGCATAGTTAGTTTGTGCTAGTCTATAGCGTTCTAATTGTTCTGTAACTGGCTCATCAATTGCGCGAGTTTTAGCATTAGTCTTGATAGGAAATGTAAAGACCCAAGTATTACAAATATCACTGAATAAATCGTCGCCTTGCCCATTTTGCGGTACAGGTTTAAGACCCAAGTCTAATAATACTTGTGCTAAAGGATCTGATTTACTAAATCTAACGCGACGTAAATAGTAAGGAGCATAAGCGCGATGGATACCACTAGAAACGGTTGGTAGTAGGCTGATTGTTCCTTCTGGTTTCATTAAACAGACTCTAGCACTTCTGTTAATTCCTAAATAGTCGTGGTAATCGTCTGAGGCTTTTATCGCTGTTTGCTTACACCATTGGAAGAAATACTTTTGCTGCTCATAATCCCAACCAAGTAGATCAAAGGCATCCATTACGCCTGTCATAGAAACTCCAAGCAAACGATCTCTCTTCTGTGTTCTGTCCCATTCTGGATGCCATTGTTTAGCTAGTGTGATCCGAGTTCCTAGTCGGGTAATTAGTTCAATGACTTTTTTCCCTAGTTCCCAGTTATACTCCCACTTGCCAGACTTTTTATCAAAGTATATGCAAGCCCTAACGTTCTTAGTCGTTAAGTTGCATGATTGTTTGTCGTCTAAAGCCGCTTCAGCACATGGATTCGTGCCTTTAACGGGTGATGTTGCTAATTTCTGACTATTTCCAATAATCCAAAAACCTGGGTCACCTTGAGTTTCTAAACATTCAAATGTCTTATTAATTGCATCTACTCCAGGATGATCATATTCGCCTGTAGAGTTATTAGACATTGTTCTTAGATCCTTAACTCTTGCTTTAGCTGGATCACTAAACAGTCCTACTTTTGCGGTCTTAAAGGATTCATCTGAACTATCGCCTAGAGCCAGTTCAGCAGTGTTATGTACTAAATAACCAGTATCAGCAATAAACTCATTTACTGAATCCACACTGATATCGTAAGTGTAATCATTTCTTACCGCGTGATTGATACTTAACACTTCTACAGGGACTCTATAAACCTCAATGCCTGTGATTTTCTCAAGTCTAGCTACAGTCATCTGTTTACATTTAGCATCCCATTGACTGCCAAACTTAACTTTATCAGAAGTGACCATCCTGGACGGAAAACCAAAATCATTTTGTGATCTTGCAGATTTTCTATTGTCTCTAAACTTAAGTGAAAATGATGCTACTTGTCTTTCAAATCTATCAATAAACATTTCCCCTTTCAGATTAAGTATGTGAAGTGCTTTCCAATTGCCTTTAGCATCTCTTTTTTTATTTAAAGTAGTTAAGATGCCTAAACTTGATAAAACTACTTGCAACTGTTTCAAAAATTCAGGATAAACACTTGTGGCAACAGTAATAGGTCTGTTTTTAACTGAACCGTCGGCATCAAATACGCCTGCCGTGTATGCTGCTCTATAAGAATCAAGACCCTGAAGAATTAGATCGGGAATAACTAAAGTTTGATTAGATAACTTAAACTGACTTAAAAAAGTAGCTAATTGTTTTGACTTAATTACTAGCTTATAGCAGTTATCATTTTCTTGGGGTTCACGTAATTTTGTATGAACACCGAACTGCTTAATAATACTGTCAATTTTTTCTACTATTTGTGGTAAATCAGGAGCTATTGCAAAGCTGATATTTCCTTCTGAAGATGTTAGTCTAACATAACCATTTCCGTGTAAGAAACCTAGCAAATAGGCGATATCATCACTCATATCCGGTATGGTTATTGCTTTGCAGGTTGTACTATGTTCAGGATAAATGTAGTCAAATTCTGGAAGTTTAGTTTCTGTACCTGGAATAGTATTTTTAACAAATACCATTCTGTCACCAATTTGTATATCCTTAGCTTGCTTCCAGATATAGTTACCTTGAGTGTCAGAAATGATCGCTATTTTGTGTTTATCTGTACATTCAAAAATGCCCGCTTGCGTTGTAATTTGGGATATTGGTTGAATACCTTGATAAACAAAGTCAGTCACCTGATGATAGCCTTTTGATGTTGCTACTATGTCACCCACTTTGACTTTTTCAATTGGTACTAGTCCATTTTGAAGATGAACTAATGTACCTTTAGGTAAGCAGCGACGTACACCACCTGCCATTACGTTATAACCTAAAGCATTTATGATATCTAAGCAGTCAATAGAGGCTAAAACACCTGAACATCTTTGAAGAACATATGAAATATTATCAAACATTTCTAATAATGTTCTATGCCCACTAGCACGTCCGCCAAAAGTTTTGATAGGCGTTCCCTGCGGACGTATAGGATCATAATTAATGTAGATTTTCTCTACATTTTTATTAGTCAATGCTTTTAAAAATATTCTCAAAGCATTACACCAATCTTCTTTACTATCGCCAATTTGTAATCTAACTATCTTGTGGTTATCATCTAGATGTCTAACAAACTCATTGTCAGGTCTAATTATTTCTGAAGTCTCTACAAAATCGGTGTAAGTTGTTAGGAACTGCGGACTACTTTCTGAATCTGTGATATTAACAAAAGTACCATCAAGTCTCTTTTGATAGTTGTAGTCTTCATGAATCACATGGACTTTTGCATTAAATTCTGGTAGTTGAGAAATATATTTTTGCTCAACACTAAAACCAGTACCAGCACCAATTAACAACCAATAAAAAATCTCACTAAACGCGCTTAAACTGTCTACAGTCTTAAATGTACAGTTCCAATTACTGGATGAATCTTTTTCAGTTTGTGGTGATCCTGCTGTCCATAGACTTCTACCCGCAGGAAAACCCTGCAAGTTAAACATCATATCAAATAACGCTTTAGCTTCTGTAAATTTGTCCTCTAATGGGGTTACAGTGTCTAAGCTTAGGCTGTACTCAATGTTTCTTAATACGGTTTCTTGCCATAGTTCACGGCGTTTTAGTTCATTAATAAATCGGCTGTAAGTTCTCAAATATATAATTGCACCTAACTCGCCAAATGGCGGTTTTCTGTCTATATATTTTTTATAGAAATCCCAGCTAATATATTGAGGCTTAACTAAGTCAAAGTAAGCACGATACTGATTCAGAGAAAATTTAACTACTGGCATACTACGGATAGTTTAAAATATTTTACATTTACTATTAAAACACTTTTTTGTGTTTTATGCCTAGATAGCCTAAACGTCTAATTCTTACATTTACCCTTAGAAATATTGTAATCAGACAATCTATCTATTATTACTTATAGTATATATAATGCTACTACATATTACAAATGTAATTATTGTCATTACATAAAAAGGGACTTTAGTCATCTACTAAAAGTATGATTAATATGTGTTAACTTGTTTTTTATTTTGTTGCATGAGCATAAAATATAAAGTAGAATATACATTAGAAATATTTATTTTTTTGCTGACTATGCCTTCGTCAAAACCAATCACAGAACAACAAACTGAGGTAACACTAAAAGACAAAGAAAAACTCAATGATCCGTTTGAATCATTGAGTCCTGAACTTAAAAAAACATGGCAATATGTTTTAGATAATCATCCCTGGATTATCAGGGATGAAAAGTCAGAAACCAGCGTCTAAATTATCAGTATCCTTAGCAAGTCGTTTCACTACTTCGTCTAAGGATAAATCTAATAATAGAGCCAAGCTTTGAAAAGTAGTCATCCGCACATATGGATTTTCTTCTGTAATGACAGAGAGTAGTTCTTCTGCGGAAATACCGGATCTTAAGAAATAATCCTTGCCACGCTCAATTAGGGTATTCCACAACAAGCTTCTAAGGTTATTAGCTTTCTTTTCATCATTGGTCAATTCGCCTCTGTGGCTTAAATAAATAGTCTCAGGATTTGGTGCTTTTGGCGGAGTAAAATCTAAATTCAGTCTAATAGGTTCGCTAGTACCTGGCTTTGTTGCTGAGTGTTTTATTCTGTAATACTCTTTTAAAACTCGCTCACCTACTTCCTTTAACTCATCAAACGTATATGTCTGAGTAAAACAGCAGATAAACTGCAAGTTGTAATCCTGGACTGTGACTGCCGATTTTGATTTAGTCCAGGGATTTCCAGTATGAACTAAATGATTTACAGCTTCCCGTGTTATAGGCATTTCAGGATCACGCACATCCTGACATCCATATAAGTCACGCAGCATTTTCATGAACATATCATAGGATAGTCCGTGAGAATCAGGGTAAAGGTTGCGTTCCTTGCTTGTTTTAGTCCACTCTTCCCTTACCTTTGCATATACTTCTTGGGGTAAACGACTTGTTTGCAGTCGTTGTTTTTGTCCTGGTTTATTTGGTGTTGGACTGGGATGAAACAGATGTTCCCTAAGAACTGGGATAACCGGGTTCTTTATTATTTTGATTAACAGTTCACCAAATTCAGTTTCTCTGTTTGAGTCTGAGGATAACATTCTATAAAGATGGTCTAAGTTAGGTTGTGTGATCGTAGTCATTGTATTTTACCTTATTTTGTCTATTTTGTGTTTTCGTTTCAACGGTTTAGTGTTTTTTATTTTCTGCCTAATTGATTCCAGGGTAGAGTATAGTAACAATTAGGCATATAATAAAGTAACTAACTAAGCAAAGGTGAAAGTTATGCAGGATAAGGATTTAAAGTATAGTGTCGGGTACTGCCGTGTCTCTACTCAACGGCAACAATTAGAAGGTCACGGACTGGAAAGATATATTGAGGCTTTACGGAATTATGGGTTAACTGATGACCAAATCTATTGGGATATTGATAGTGGTGCTTCAGATAGCCGCGTTAATTATCGGAAGGTTTTGACTTTAATCAAGGCTGGGAAAATTAAAAAATTAGTTATCCCCTACTTTTCAAGGTTTACGCGATCATCGCTACATTTTGAGCAAGAACTGGAGGAACTAAAAAATACTGGAGTTATTCTTGTTTTCCTTGATGGTGGCCAACTTGGATTAGATAAACCAGATGACCTGTTTAATTTACGACTAAAATCAGCCTTAGCTGAAAGAGAACGTGATTTGATTATCCACAATTCTAGGGAAGGTGTCAAATATTTTAGAGCGCAGGAAAAAGTCTTTCAGGCTTTGTTTGGTTATAAAAAAGTAGATGACACTTTGATTATAAACCATGATTTATATAAAGAATCTAACAGAAGTTATTATCAAGTAGCCATAGATATGATTGATTATTTCTGTCAGTCTAGGTCATTGAGTGGTACTGTTAAAAAGTTTAATATGCTGTACGGTTTTGAATTTAGTAAATCAAAATTAATACCCGATCATCCCCATAGTCATGGCGGGTTTAGGAAGTGGTTATTACATCCCATGCTCCGAGGTTTCCTAGTCTATTTTAACCAGGATAATAATAAACGAGTGCTTATTCCTGATAAGTTTGAACGGATTTTATCAGATGAGAAATATATAGAAATTTGTAATATTCTTGACAAGTCACATCTAACTAAGCGCAAAAGGTCTATCGTCATAAACCCGTTAATAGGGCTTATATATTGTGCTGGTTGTGGTGGTTTTATGCGTGTTCAAAGCAGTAAGTTCACAACTAAGGCAGGTGAAACTACCAAGTATAGCTATTTACTTTGCAAAAATGCTTATCCAGAACCAGGTAAACTAGCGACTTGTGATAGAAAAGCTAGTTATAGCTTAGTTATAGAGGATTGTATTACTTATGTTATCAATGCGCTATGTCAACGTGCTGATGAAATAGCCAATCAAGTTATACAGCATGAGGAAATAAAGGAAACAACGCCGGAAATAGATGAGATTAGGCAACAAATAAAAAAACTGATAGGACTTAATGACCCTGATTTGCAAGAAGCAATTCAGATGAAACAGACTAAATTAGAAAACCTGTTGATGTCTTTAAAACGGGAGAATATATCAACAGGTCTTGATAGTAAATATGAACTAATGAGACATTATGCAGCTATGCCGCAGCTTTGGAGGCAGGCAACGGTAGAAGAACAACGGATTTTATTTCAGGATCTTGTAAAACGTGTTGTATGTGATCACGGTCATGTGACTGTTGAGCTTCTAGTCTAGACACTAACTGCCATAGGATTTTGACTGATTGGGGAGACATTTTATTATTTTGTGTAGGATGTTTTCCCAGTATTGTCTGTTTAAGGCAAATATGTCAAGCTAGTATTTTTGTACTAAAAATAAATATTCATATTTTGCTTGACATTGAATTATAATGAAAAAAAAACAGAGATAAAAATGACAATCAATATCCATTACTCAAAAGAACTATCCTGCAATAGGAAAGGTGCTTTTCCTTATTTATCTAGTAGTATTGAAAAAGTAACTTGTCCTCACTGTCTTAATTTGTACTACAGAAAAAACATTGGTAAAAAATTAAAAGCAAAAAGGTAAACACAAAAAGCCACTTGACAGTCAGGTGGCTTTTTAATTATTTGAAACTAGCACACTCCACTAACTCAAACGGTATATTTCCTATTATTGTGTTATGCAGTACATCTATACTTATTTGTCTATCAGGATTAATGGCTGATTGACAATAAAATATATTAGCCACGCTTGTATTAAATGCTTTGAGAAACAGCAGCCTATAACCGTCCCTAACACGGCTGTGAAATTCTATACTTTTAGCTTCAAACTTATTTGTTTCGCCTTGCTGATATTTCCTAGCTAGTCCAACTTTAGGATTAATGTCTAGCAGTATTGTCCAGTCTGGTTTTAACCCTTGACAGGCTAGATCATTTAGATATTCAATATCTTCTAAACTATGACCTGTACCGTAACCCTGATAAGCCATTGTTGACCATGTAAACCTGTCACATAATACCCAGTAACCACTATTTAAGCAGTCTTGGATTAGATTAACATGATTAGCTCTATCTGCTGCATACAGTAGCAGTTCTGATATCTTGCTAATATTTGAATCACTCAAAAGTATCTCTCGTAAATTAGTTCCTAATTGTGTTCCACCGGGTTCTTTAGTTTTGTAAACAGGAATATTTTTTAATTCTAAATATTTAGCTAAAAGCTCTAGTTGCGTCGATTTACCAGAACCTTCGCCACCTTCAAAAACAATAAACTTACCTTTATTCATACGTCTGTTCCTGTGTTATAAAGTCTGTACAAAATTTTTTAATTTGCCAACTGATATCTTCTAAAGATGGTGATTGTGTCATTTGAAGAATTAACAAGATATCAGCTAATCTATGTTTATAATCTTCAGATTGATCATTATGAGGTAAAAGCATTTTACAAGCTGATTGTCCAAACTCAAGTGAGTAAATATCTATATCAGCTATCGTTTTTTCATGTACCCATCCATTAGCTTGTAGATAAAAACTAATTTGGTGATAAGAAATATTGAAGATATGACTGTTAATATCTGAGGTATGTCTGGTCATTTTCTTCTATGAATTTACGGTATTGTTTAAAGCCTCTAAAGTTACCAAAATATTCTGATTTTGTTTGCACTGCCTGATGTTCAAATGGTGATAAGTGCTTAGGGTTTGAACTTAATAATTTATCATGTAGTGCTATATCGTCCTCAATGTTTCTTTTACCTTCATGGTTTAAATAAGAAACTCTAGCGCACCTACCCGCAGATATTTTTAATGCTTGGCTAATCCCAATTAAATCATCACAGTCATCTATTAATGGTATATGCCAAGCACCAACAGCTAGTTCTCTAGGGTTGCTATTATTGTAAGCATTATACATTTCATTAGCTAAAATTCTTATTTCAGGTTGTGCATCAGGATGACATCTTTGTTTAAAAAAATTAGACCATTCTGTACCTGAAACTATGACGGTGATCGTGCTAAATGGTTCTAATATTCTGTTTACGACTTGTTTATGAACTCCTAAATCAGCTAGTTGTCTTGCTGAATTTATAGCGTTATTCCTTGCTACTTCCCATAATCTCTTAGCTTGCTCAATGTCTGATTCTGATATTTCCTTAAAGGCTTGCATACCTTTTTGGTTTTTACCCCAATGCAAGGGGTAAACGTCGTCATCAATTACGTTTTGAATTAGTTTATTAATTGGTATAGCACGACTACTCGAACTGTTACGAGAAAGTGATCTATGTGCCAAAATTTCGCTATGTATAAACCGATGATATTTGATAATCATAGTTGTTAAGCGATCACCTGTCATTACATTGACGGAATCACAAATTACTTTAGCTGTTGGTTGAAACATTATATTCCTGTACTCCCAAAACCGTTTACACCACGATCTGTATTTGCTAATTCTTCCACTATCTTTAATTCCGGAATTATCACAGTTTGAATTACTAATTGTGCTATTTTCATTCCGTGAGAAATAACAAATGGTTCCGTCGACCCAATGTTAGTTAAAATAACTTTTAATTCACCCACATAAGGATTATCTCCTGTCCCCCAATGTGCAGCTATTCCCTTACTTGCTAATCCTGATTTACCTCGGATTTGAGCTTCTTCAACTAAAGTACGTCGGGTATTATCTGACTCTAAAACTATTGTTCTAGCTTGTGGTAGTTCTATTGCAATGCCTGTGGGAATAGTGACTGAGAACTGTTGAATTACCCTATCCTCAATATCTACAAATCTACCTTCACCTGGTATGTCCTCTACTGTGATTGTTTTACCCTTGCTAATAACTGGCAATAACTTGATCTCACCATCAGGTAAATAAGCGTATAAATCTAAACCACTGTCTGTAGGATAAGCACGAGTAGGGATTTTAGAGTCTGGGTACAGTTTTTTGATTTTCAGCACTGGTTTACATTAGAAACATTTTAAAATACTATACAACATATTTTAGTATTTTACCAGATTACGCTTGACATTAAATCATGAGTGTGTTATTGTTATAAACAATCAAATTATCAAATATCACAAAGATGCAAGGTACAATAAAATGATAGATAAATTAAAAAAAATTTTAAAATGTGAAGATTTGCCTTTATTAACTAAAGTTTTAGATGCTATCACATATATTGACAATCTGAGTCCTTGTAACAAATACCATCTTGCTTTTAGTGGTGGTAAAGATTCCCATGCACTACTTATAGTATTTTTGCTTTGGAAGAAATTATATAATAAGAACACAGATAATTTTGAAGTGCTATTTGCTGATACAAGATTAGAAACAAAATCTCTTTATACAGTAATAAGTAGAATAGAAAATTTTTTACAAGGTATTGTAAATTTCTATAAATTAGATCCCGATTATAGCTATTGGTATTACCAGTTTGTCAAAGGGTATCCTGTACCAGATTGGCGTAACAGGTGGTGTACAAACTATCTCAAAGTATCTCCACAAAACAAAAGAAAGAAACAAGGCAGTCAAGCATTAACAGGAAGACATTTAGGAGAAAGCTCTTCTAGAGACACTAGACTACAAACACCATGTAATACAGGTGAATGTGGTATTGATAAAATAAAAAACTCACATGATCCTATTATTAATTTGAGAAACTGTGATGTCTGGGATTTAATATTTTATGCTGATGGGACAGTTTTGTATGATGGTGTTTTTAATCTAATGAAATCAACTTACTCACAAGCTACAGATGAGAAGGGGAGTTTAAGAATGGGTTGCTTAATGTGTCCAGTCATCACTATTAATACATTAAAAAAAGATGAAACACGGGAAAACGCATTAGAATTTAGAGAGGTTTTAGAAAAGTTAAGAAACTGTAGACGAATACACAGTAAAAAGACTAAAAACTTTGGGGCTATTTATATAGAAGACCGCAGAAGTATATGGAAAAAACTAGATAAACAAAAGCTACTAAATCTTGGTTATATTACTCAAGAGGAGATTACAGAAATAGAGGAAAAATTAAAAGATGATTTTTGCTATCCTGAAACATATACAAATGATTGGATAGTATCAGAACATAAGAGAATATTGAACTTACCTTATGAAGATTCCGTTTTCAAACCTAGGAAAAATAAAAATCCTCAGAATGTTAGTAGTTATTTAGACATTAAGCTTCCAGTATTAGAACATACGATAAAAACAACTGCATTAGAGATAAAACAGGAGAACAAATCTGTGATAAAAACTAATTCAAGAGCAAAGCCTTTCTTAAAATGGGCAGGTGGTAAGACACAGCTATTAAATGCTCTCACACTAGACCTACCTAAGTTCTATAAATACTGTGAACCCTTTGTTGGTGGCGGAGCTTTATTGTTCCACTTACTTAATAGTGAGGACAATATTCAGGAGGTGCTAATTAACGATAATAGCCTGGATTTAATGCTCACTTATAAAGTCATTCAACAGGATGTTACTCGGTTAATTAGTATTCTGACTAAAGTTCAAGATGATTACCTTCAGAGGTCAGATGACGACCGCAGAAAGTATTTTGAGGCTGTGCGGCAAAAGTTTAATGTGGAAGCTAAAACTTTTAATTATGATGGTTATTCTACTAATCATGTTATCCGTGCAGCTATTGTTATCTTTTTAAACAGAACGTGCTTTAATGGTTTATGGAGGGTGAGAAAATCTGATGGTGGCTTTAATACTTCTTTTGGTAAATATGACAATCCTCTTATATGTGATAGCCACAACCTTGAGTTAGTTTCAGAAAAACTACGCAATGTGTTTATCAAGTCAAGCGACTATCAAGAGTGTTCTGCTTTTATTGATAGTGATACTTTGGTTTATTTAGATCCGCCATATATACCAGCAAGTCACACAGCTAATTTTGTGGGATATGGTAAAGATGGATGGGGTCTGGCTGATAACTTAATGCTGGCTGAGTTTATCAGGTTGCAAAATAGCAAAGAAGCTAAAATAATCTTGAGCAGTAGCAATACTAACTACTGGGATGATTTACACTTTTTGCAAAAAACAGAAGTGTCAGCAAGTCGAAATATTGCCTGTAAATTAGGCAGTCGGGAAGGTTGTAAAGAATTGATTTTGAGGAATTATTGAATATGACAAACACAGCAACAAAAAACAAGATTGATCATCTTTTTAGCCAAGGTTATGCCGATTTTAATGCTGGCTTACCTGTACCTAAAAATAGAATTAAAGCCATGGGTTGGAGGCAGGCCAGATTCAACAGACAAAGTTATGATGTGGGTCTAAAGACAGCCTATGAAATTTTTGAAGAATTAGGCAGTAAAAGTTTTGAATTTTCAGAATGATTAATACAAAGGGTAAAACAAATGAAGTATTCTACTGATTTAAGCGGTGTAGTCGTAGGTGATGTCTTGGCAATTAAACTAAAAAATGCGTCATGTTATTCCAACAGCCACAATTGGGAACTATGTAAGGTTGATCGCATTACTAAAACACAGGTAATCTTAGCCGACGGGAAGAAATTTCAGAAAGATGGAGGTAATCAAGTCGCAAGCGAATCTTTCAAATATGAAGCTGTTATTGCTAGTCCAGAATTAGTTAAGGATATTGAAAAGCAGCAATTAAAATCTGAAATTAAGACTAAGGTAGACAAAGGATTTCTTAATCGTTTAGATAGTCTGCAACTGCAAAAGATTTTAGATATTCTTGGTTAAATCTTAATAGGATCAGAATAGAAACGTGAAAAATTAAAAATTGATTTTGAGGAATTATTAGGTATGGCAATAGCAACTGACAAATTACCCGTACCTTTCAAATTAAATCTGTATGCTTTAGAAAGTATTTTAAATGCTAACAATGATTTTTGGTACAGCAACCATGGCACTTGGTTTCACTATCATAAACCTATAGGTATTAAATTAGGTTATGATGAGGAAATGCAGCACATATTTATCAATATGACAGGCGATGGTGTTGAAGCAATCCCAATTAAAGTTAACATTAATGATATAGGCCTTAGCAAAGCTATCTTAGAAAACTTGATATTTGCTATCAATCATGTTTAATCATTAAACAGCAATAAAATACCCATCAGCTATGTGTTGATGGGTATTTTTGTAATCATTCTGTTTAGACACATTACAGGTATAATAATATTTATTTTGCAATAACGTAATTATGACTTTTAGTATTGATATTCCTCATTTTAAATGTTTGATTAACAAGTCATTTCTTTACGATTGGGACGTGCAACAAACAGGCTTTGTTCCCGTACGAGTGTTTGGCATGACTTCTATTCCTGGCCGATCTGTCGGTTTCAATTTAATGACGAATCAAGGAGCGCAATTTGCTAGAGTCCCAATTCATGCCTTAGTTTGGAAAGAGGACTGTGATCAACTACCATTGGATTGGTTGCAATTGTGGGATTGCCTAAGTTATGAACCCTGTGCAATAGCTTATTCATATCTTCATGAACTACGCTGTAAAACTATTCTCAAAGACGGGAAATGGTACGGTGGTGAATATATGTTTACTATTGATTGGATCAGTGGAGACTGGGCAGAAGATCCAAGTGAGCATAAATGCGGTCATGTTTTAAAATTAGATAACGGTTGTTTTGCCATACAACCAAATAACAGGATAGTTTGGTTTGATCCGAGTTTTATAACTGAACCCCTAGCAGGTAATCCAGGTTACAAAATACATACTCACAAGTACAAGAGCGAATCTTCTGGTAAGTGGGCATCAGAAAATAGTGATAAATTTTTCTATGGTACTAACCCGGTTGATTAAAATAAAAGCACTTATAATAAGTGCTTTTATTATCCTATTCTGTTTTAATAGCATCAGCTAAACCCCATTGATGCTTTAGTAATTGTTTGTATGTTACTTCTTGTACTAGCATCTGTTCATACAGTTTAACTAAGAGGTCTTGAGACTGTTCCCTAGACATTTGTGCTACTTGCTGTTTAAAAGATGCTATCTGGAATTGTTGCTCTATTTTTAGGTTATTCATAGTCTTTTTCACTTGCTCTTACTTTGTCACTCGCTACCAGTTCCCAACCACACTTAAACAACTTCTGATAGGTCGCCCAGCCTTTGCTGCCACCTTGGATTTTATGATCAGGTATTTTGAGGTGAGGGAATACTGTATAGGGTCTAAAGGGCTGTGTAGGGTCAGGCTGTAGAAATAATATTTTAGTGCTGTCTCCAAATGTGGATGATAGCCACGCCATTTTACCAGGCATAGGTCAAATATTTTAATGTTTCAATCAGTATATGTTTTATTTTATATTTTGGCAATTAAAAAGGGTCTTTCAAGGTATAACACTCACAAATACCCGTGTTTACTTCTAAAAATATAGACGCATTGCTGTCTTTTTGGAACAAAGTACAAACAAACCCCAGTTGCTGACTGACTTTCCCTTTGCCAATTTCTTTATTCCATGGATGACAAAAAACAGGAATTAAATATTGGCAACTAGCGCAACTTTTTCCTTCTAAAGATTTTGGATAATTACTCATGATTAACGCCTTTAAATTATTTATGATCAAATGTTAAGTTATCATTTCTTGTTTTAACAAATAAAAAACTCCTTACTTATTAGGGAGTTTTTTTAAGTTTAATTTTTCACTTATCCCAGCTATATGGCTGTAAGTACAAAAAGAAAAACATTTTGTGGTTTATGTCATCAGTTTCTTCTTTAGTTAGCAAACTAACCCAGGCTTTAGTTGCCATACATAAACGTTCAAATCCGTAAATAAAACGTTCAAAGTTTGTCATATCTTACCGTTAAATGGTTTTAAATTGTTGAAAAAGTCATCTCTGCTTAATTTATCATTTAGTAGTTTAACCCAGCATTTAGCTACTAAAGCAATCCGTTCAAAACCATAAAGGAACAATTCAAAATTGGTCATGGTATTTTCTGTTTTAATGTTTTAATCCATGATACCAATTACTTCCAAAAAATCAAAATCAATGTAAGCAACTGTATCCTGATATACAATTTCACAAATATTCCCAAGAATACCTTCTTCTGCTAAATCTGCACCTGTCCAATTTAGCTGTACTTCAGATCCTTGGGGAATACATACTAATGATACCTGTACTGATTCTTCCCTTTGATTTAGTCTTGTTGTTCTTTCATCAACAAAATCTTTTTTCAATCTTGCTTTTAACATTTGTGTTTCAATCCGTTTTGTTTTATGTTTCAATCCAACTTCCGGTTAAGGGAGTATTTATCTCGCTATTTTGTTTCAATCCAACTCCTTTTCAAGAAGTATTTATCTTACGTCATTTTAAATGATTCATACGCTGTTTGACTATCAGTAAGTCTATCAGCAATTTCTTTTGACTTTAGTAGGGACTCTATGGCTTTTTCTGGTTGAGTAGCTGATGCTGCCGCAACTTCGTAACCACCGTCGTGTGAACCATCACTAAGGACTAGATAATTGTAAATTGCTGCTGACCATTGCTTTTCCTGCGAGTCATAACGAAGGGAAAAATCATAAATCCATTTGCGCTTACTTTTCGCTGCTTTAGCTTCTGTTGTATTTAAGTCAGCACATAGGTTTTCTATTGATAGTAAGAGATTGTTTATTTTTGTCATTTTGCTTACCTTTGTTTATGCGGTATTGTTCAGTCGTTAGCTGTTAGCTTTTTACACGGTTCTATAGAGTTGGTCAAAACGTTATTTACTGCAAAGAATATCCCAAAACATTGAATCATCTATCAGTGAACTTGGTCTAGGGTCTATATGCAATTGCCACTCTCTGAAGTTTTCCCAGATATATCTAAACCCTCTAAGAAATCTGTTACTCGAATATTTATCCGTTTTGGAAACAACTAAATATTCAATACTACGGTGATTTATGCTCTCTAATAAATTGATAATTTCATCTTCTGAGAGATCATCATCAGCTTCGATTTTGACTTCTATTCTCCAGATTTTCATAATTTTCCTTGGTTACGATCCTTATTCTTTTGTGCTAATTCTACCATACCCGCAGCAAACGACCATCCGTCTAACCTTGCATCTATATTGGTGTAAGCAAATAAGTTGTCCTTTTCTAATTGCATAAAACACTTACCGTGTTTGTCCTCATAATAATCCTCAATGAATACACCATCTAGTCCATCAGGTGACGGACAAAAGAATATAAATGGTGGTGAGATTACAATAGCCAATTTAGTTGGAGGGTAAACAGCTTTATATGTAATTGCACCATACTCAGCAAGTATATTAATCGCTGCTTTGCCTTTGATCAGGGTTCTGTTCTCATCGCTGGCATACTTATCTAAAGTTTCTACTACAGATAGTGCGAAATCCCAGTCAACAAATACAAGGTCTTTACCGTTGCTAAACGGATCTAAATATACCATTTTAGATGTCTTCTCCATGTGATCTTAACCTGTTACTTCTACAAACCTTAAATCCGTACAAGTTCCAAACCCAAGTTTTACCGTTTCTGGTAATTTCCTGGGGTCTGTCAACCACAAAATCAAAATTCCTACCTCGACAGTTTTTATTGCTTGTCCAGGTTTGTAACATCCTTTGTTCAGAACATTCCCTATCTAGCGACTTCATTCGTCGCCAGCCGTCAACGTCTCTGAAATAGCTGCCAACAATTTTAATTGGTGCTGATGTACTTGTGATCACTTTGCTGTTTTAATCCAATTTCTTTTCAGGAAGTATTTATATCACTATTTTACCCTGTATTTATTTTAATGTCAAACACTATTTTAAAAGATTCGTTTACTAAAATTACTGGTATCATGTTCCTAAGTACAATAGCTAGAAACCTTAGTAAATACAAGCTAAAGGGTGATCCAAGATTCGTAATAGATATAGAATATTACGAACTTTGGATCACCTCTAAAAGTATTGCTATATAAGGCTTTCAGCAATTTACTATTTTTACTCCTATATTTTATAATTTATATACTATTTGCTTGATATTTACTATTTATTATCAAGTTAATAGCATTTTTAGCGCAAAGTATTTTATTAGAAATGCACGACTGTATTCTAGAGTCGAGGGCAAAAAGTGGCTGTTTTAGTTAGTTGAGGCAGAATTACCACTAAAATATCTAGTTTAAATAAAAATTCGCAGCATAAGTGTCTGGACATACAGGTATAAAAAGAAATCTAAGAGCCTGTAGCCCTGGTAAAAATATTTTGTAAGCTTACGTGACCCTCTCTACTAACGTCACGCAATCAGCATGAGAGGAAGCTCTTGTTTTTGATCATGAGATTTTTAGGGTTTTTAGGGATTGCTCCCTTAGAAAAAAAGTTACAACGTTTTTGGGATTATTCCCGCGAATCTTTATACAGATTCATTGTTTTATAACAGGTTCAAATAAGCATGAACTGTCTAAATGTGTGATTATCCTTTTCCCTAAGTCCAGATGTACTGCTTCTTTCATCCTTGCCAGTCTAGCTTGGAGTAGTATCTGATTTTTGCTTTTTTATCCTAGATTCACGTAAAAATTACATACTTTATAGAGTCAAGATTGTTGATAATCCCTAGTGAACGACCTAGCTGTGTGGTTTTTTTGGTTCGGGAGGCTCATTAAAGAACACGTAGAACGTATGATCTCCTTACTTTCACCCTTATGCTTTAAATCTAGTCCTACTGCGCTTTCCAAAGGCGGTTCGTTTTTGACTAACTAACCGGATTTAAAGTTTATCCTTCTCCAGTATGAGAAGTCAGCTTTTATAACCATCAACTGACTTTAATAGCTCCTATCCCTCGTGGCTAATTCCAACACCTCACTCCGTTCTTTCGGTGGTGGCTTGACCTGTTCAATCATTGCTGATTTACTTAGTTCGGTCGGGGGTCACTACTTCTTCTAAGGTTCTATGCCATCAACCTCGCAAGGCCTTGCTTTCAATTCCCAATAGGTATTAAAGCGGATGGGTACTTCCTTAAATTTCTTTTTGTCAGGCTAGATACATAAGTATCGGCTCGGTCGCTTGTGTCTGTTATCCCTCTTGTCCATACCCTCAGCTATCCTTTTCAAGCATCTATAGGCAGTAGTGAGTAATTATTACACTAGCGTTGGTTTCCCCAGTACGTCACCGTAAAGGTTTCACCAATAAATATAATATATCAAATTATTTTAGGTGTGTCAAGGGGTGGTTAAAATATTTTTTTGTTTTATTTTGTGTTTAAATTAGTTTTAATTTGTTTTAATCAGTATCAATCCAACTCCCAATTAAGGGAGTATTTATACCTGGGTTATCACTGCTAGAACGATAGCAGACAAAAGTTTCAATCCAACTCCCTATCAAGGGAGTATTTATACTGAGAATGAATTAGATTATTTTGAAGAAGTGAACGTTTCAATCCAACTCCCTATCAAGGGAGTATTTATACTTTTGAGCGATCGCACCATTGTTTCAATCCAACTCCCTATCAAGGGAGTATTTATACGTCAAAATTCCCAACTATTATCTGATGGACTAAAACAGATTGTTTCAATCCAACTCCCTATCAAGGGAGTATTTATACGTCAAAATTCCCAACTATTATCTGATGGACTAAAACAGATTGTTTCAATCCAACTCCCTATCAAGGGAGTATTTATACAGGGTGTCTAACGGTAAGAAGGGTAAAGCGTTAAGTTTCAATCCAACTCCCTATCAAGGGAGTATTTATACTGGCTATGGTTAAAAAGTTTTCCAATAATAAGTTTCAATCCAACTCCCTATCAAGGGAGTATTTATACCCATGACCTTTTTACCGACTACCCGTTAACCAAAAGTGGTTTCAATCCAACTCCCTATCAAGGGAGTATTTATACTTAAAGGTTGTCCGTTTTAGCTTTACGCTTAGGTTGTTTCAATCCAACTCCCTATCAAGGGAGTATTTATACCAAATTTTTCACCATAGCTAGTAGTGCTAAACCAGATGTTTCAATCCAACTCCCTATCAAGGGAGTATTTATACTTTATACATTCGCGCCTGGCTGATTAATGGCAACATTAAAGTTTCAATCCAACTCCCTATCAAGGGAGTATTTATACCGAATATGTTAGAGTGTGCAGCCTCGAAGGAATAGAAGTTTCAATCCAACTCCCTATCAAGGGAGTATTTATACCTGGTAAGGACTTAAAGGGGATTGCCTATCAAAGCGTTTCAATCCAACTCCCTATCAAGGGAGTATTTATACGGGGTCAGCTATCAGTCTGTAACGTATTGGATTGGCGTTTCAATCCAACTCCCTATCAAGGGAGTATTTATACCCAAGCTTCTGAAGCGGCTCAGTTAATTATGGGTGTGGTTTCAATCCAACTCCCTATCAAGGGAGTATTTATACCTAACTTGAAAGGTGAAAAATATCTAACTGCTGAGTTTCAATCCAACTCCCTATCAAGGGAGTATTTATACCAAGATAAGGGGCTGCTAGATATGAACGCTACGTTTCAATCCAACTCCCTATCAAGGGAGTATTTATACGGATTATTGATAAAGTTACTTGCAGTTGGAACAATGTTTCAATCCAACTCCCTATCAAGGGAGTATTTATACTATCTCCATCTATAGGCGATCGCACAATAGATGATTTGTTTCAATCCAACTCCCTATCAAGGGAGTATTTATACATTGCGGTAGGTATGAACCAGATCGGCAAGGTCAATGTTTCAATCCAACTCCCTATCAAGGGAGTATTTATACCAAGGTGATTAACCCTATTATCCAAATAGGGTTGTTTCAATCCAACTCCCTATCAAGGGAGTATTTATACTGTTGCTTTCTAAAAGCCTGATTATATTTAGTTTTCAAGGTTCAGTTTCGCGGATGAGATAATCATACCCCATTCCAGGAATTGTGTCAACAGCAAAAACAGCCGAAACCCTTACCATTACTAAGGCGCGGGTACTTACAAAAACAAAATAGCTGAAACTCTTACCTATCAAGAATTTCAGCTATTTTATTCATTATCTAGATTTTCACACCCAACCACACGCGCTTGATACTAAGTATTTATGCTATTAAAACTTTATACTCGAAGGGTAGACAACCAACATTATTATTATACTCCCCTATCCAATATTTTACTCCATTGACTTCCTCAAAATCAACCATACTTTGCGGTAAATTGACTGTAAATTTCTGTAATTTTCTCCAGTCATTGTTAGTTAAAAATTCCTTAGTTTTTAACTCATTTAATAATTGTTGATTATCCCCATATTCAACTACTACAGATATCTGTGTGTCATCCAAAACTTTATATTTTTCTGCTACTTCGGGATAATTATAGTTTTCCCTAAGCTTTTGTATTTCTAATCCGCCATCATGGTTTTCATTGTACAGAATACGGAAATATCTATTAATTGTGTTAAGCATATTAATATTTAGATCCGTTTGTAGTAATAACTGTTCTGTGATTTTTTGACGATTATTATAGTCAGATGAAACAAAACCTTTCATCTTAAAAATTATTACATTGCCTTTATCTTGTTTACCCTCACGGTTGCATCTACCCGCAGCTTGGATAATTGCATCTAATGGTGCTAACTGTCTCCATACTTGAGGAAAGTCTATGTCTACTCCTGCTTCTATTACTTGTGTACTAACTAAAAAACATGGTTTATTGTCAGCTAATAACGTCTTTACTGTGTTTAATGTTGCTTGTCTATGTGCGGGACACATTCTAGAACTGAGATGATAACAGGGTAAATATTCAGATAATTCCTGATAGATGTCTCTTGCTAGTTTAGTCGTGTTAACTATTATTAAACCTTGCTTTATTCCTGAATTAATCACGTCATCTTTTAGGTTTTCTATTTCCCACAAAGCCGGATTAAATTTATAGTTAACCCTGTTAAGTTTATCAAAAAAATCTATACAATCTTGTTCAGGGATTATATTTGTAATGTTTTTGATATCATCATTTTTTAGGTTGTTAAATGCTGGCTGTGTGGCACTCATTAAAACTACAGTACAGCCCCAATCATTAACTAAACTTTTTAGTACATCTAAGGTTGGACGGACTAAATGAGTGGGTATAGTTTGAGATTCATCTATTAAGATCACTTTGTTGATTAAGCTTTGCAGTTTACGGCACTTAGAGGGACTATTGGCAAATAAACTTTCATAAAACTGTACACCGCTAGTAACAATTACTGGTTTATCCCATCTTTCTGTGTTTAGCTTATACTCTTCATGGTTAGCTTCACTAGGGTCATATCCTGAATGATGTTCTAATACTGCATTATCACCAAACAGATCCCGGTATACATTAGCTGTTTGTTCAATAATGCTTTTTAGCGGACTAACATAAACTATTCCTGACATATTATGAATATCACTGTGCAAATAAGCAAACTTAGCACTTGCAATGGTCTTACCTATTCCACAAGCACCGGATAATCTAAAAAATCCTTTATTGTATTTAGCTGCGTTTATACAATAATTTGCAAACTTAGACCTAATTAATCCAATATCTGAAGTATGAGAGAATGTAGGGAAGTTAGGAATTATGTCTTTAATTTGTGCAGGTGGTTTACCAGATTCAAATATTTGGGCATCGGTGCGATCACAATCAACTACCACAGAAAATAACATCCTGATAGCAAACTCCCTAGATAGTTTAGGTAAATCAATATCTGGTAATTTGTCCGGCATAAAACCAGGTATTTCATCTTTAGCGTTGCATAAACACTCGTTTAGACCTTCTGCTTTTTGTTTGTACTCAGTTCCTTTTAACTTGTCTTTAGCATATAAGCCTGCATGATGTCCGGCAATTATATAAGCCATAGCTGGCGGATCTTTCTTGCTTGTGTGTGACTGCAAAGCTAATACTGCACCATGAGCAGCGTGTGATATAGTTTTTACTTTGTCACCTGCGACCCGTTGTAATAAATAATATTGCCATTCTTCTCTATACTTACCTAGATCATGCCATAGCCCGGCATAATAGGCTACTGCTTGAAACTCAGATGGTACAATGCTTTTAGACGTTGTAGCAACGTTAGTTAAGTGCTGTTTTAATTCTTGTTTTAGACTGTTTTTATTGACTCTTGACAAATATCTCATTAGTACATTATGATAAGGAGACAACGTAAAATAAGACTAACATTATTTTACAAAATTAGAGAGAGCAAAGGTTTATTGTGTGCAATTAAAAGTTTGGGGTGACTTTGCCCTATTTACCAGACCTGAGTACAAGAGTGAACCGCATACCTATCCAGTTATGACGTTCACTGCGGCTGTTGGCATCCTAGAATCTATTTTTTGGAAACCTGAGATAAAATATTCCATAAATAGTATTTCTGTACTAAAGCCAATCAAACATTTGTCCGTCATGCGGAACATGATCAAGTCAAAGCAAAGTTACCGCAATGTGGGTAAGTTAAAGACAATTGAGGAAGACCGTACACAACGGACTCAGATATTGTTAAAAGACGTTGCCTATCACATTGATTTTTGCTTTGAATTAACAGATGACAACCTTAATCCTGATAAGTATTACGCGATTATTGCTGACAGAATCAAAGAAGGTAAATGTTTTAAACAGCCTTATTTTGGCTGTCGAGAGTATATTGCTTACTTTGGATTACCCCAAGAAAAAGAATACCCTAGCGCAACTTTGAGAGGTGTTAAGGATCTGGGAATGATGCCTAAACAAGAGCATTTTATTCCAGATAAGAAAGGTAAAATTTCCTGGAAGTCTAAAAATGGGATTACCAAAGGAAAATCTGTTGTTGAATTTGCCAATTTTATATTAAAGGACGGTGTATTATGCTGTCCGAATTAGATAAACTAGGCAAGTTTTTAGATAGTCAAAATTTACTATCTCCCTACGGTTACGAGTCTAAAGGTGTTAACTATGCTATTGATTTAAGTAGTGGTAGTATAACGTCTTTAGAAACACCAAAAAGTAAAGGACAACCATCATTAAGTAAGAAACTTTTAGTACCGGATCTGTTAAGGAATGGTGAAAAACCTCTTTTAATAGATGATAGTGCTGAATATTTATTTGGTGCTGGTGATCGTGGACGAAAAAGACAGCCTTTGTACTTAGAGTTATTACAGCAATGTATTAATGCTACTGAACATGAAGCTGTTAGGAAAGTCTATGAATATGTCACATCAACTGACAGTTCTAAGATATTTAAGCAGCTAAAAGAGGTTAACCCTAAAGTTAAAGAAGATTGGGTTAAATCAGTATTTGTTTTTTTGCTAGATGGTGAGCAAATAACCAGTATTCCTATTATTAAGGAATGGTGGGTTAAGAAGGCAAATAGTGACCTTTTGAAGCTTAATGAAGGAACACGAGGACTTTGTTTAATATCCGGTGAAGAACAGGCATTAGTTTTAAAAACTGTAGTTCCACTAAAGATTAAAGGCGTTCCTAATTCCCAGTCAGCAGGTGCAGCTTTAGTAAGTTTTGATAAAGAAGTTACTGAGTCTTATGGATTAGCTGGTAATGCTAATGCTTCTATGAGTATTAGAAGCGCAATTAGAACACATAAGACACTTAACTTTTTACTTGATTCACCTAACAATAGGTTCAAGACAGAAAATCAGGTTTTTGTTTATTGGGGTGAGGAAACCAGTGAAGGTATAAATGCCGAAGTGTGGGATAACCCATCTTTAGAAACTATATTTTCCACGCCAAATAAACCTCAAAATCTGAATGTTGAGGAACTGGAAGAAAGTCTATTTTTCATAGCTTGCCTAACTGGTAACGCTGGGAGAATATCTTTATCTAGTTGGACAGAAACCACTTTAGGTCAGGTCAAATCATCCCTAAAAAGATTTGTAGAAATACAACTGAGTTGCGCTACTAAAGCTAGTCCAATTTGGTTGTTAGTGAAATGTGCTTTTGCTGATGGTAAGGACAATTACAAGTCACGTATCGCTAGAGAAATTACCAAATTTGCACTACTCGGATCTGCCTTATCGGATGGTTACGCCCAAAAGATTATTTCTAGAATCTGTGCAGAAAGACAATTTAGCTATGTCAAAGCACAAGGTTTATATCTGTACTTAGCAAGCAATAACATGAGTTATCCCACTGGACAATTAACCTTAGATTCTGCCTTTAAACTGGGTAGAATATCTTTCTTATTTCACACTGTACATTGGAAATCACAGAAGATTTCTGAGGATAAAACTGTAGTGATGAAAAACTTGAAAATTTTATCATCTACACCTTCCCAAGTGTTTGCTAAAATCTGTAGTCACTGCATGGGTTATCACTTAGAAAATGTTGGTTATATCAAACCTAAATTAACTGAAGAATTTAAGGATTTTGATATAACTAGTCTGCCAGATATTCTTGATACAAAGTCTCAAGCTTTATTCTTTCAAGGTTGGTGGCAAATGAAAAGTGAGTTCTATGCTAAAAGAACTGAAGCTGAATTAGAAACTACTGAAACTGAAAACGACTAATAACAAAAGGTAAACATCATGACACAGATTTATTTAGACCCAACCAAAAAACACGACGCTATTCTATTATTTGATTGTCTTGACGGTAATCCTAACGGTGATCCTGATGCTGGTAATCAACCACGAATTGATCCTCAAACTAATCAAGGTTTGGTAACTGATGCTTGTCTAAAACGTAAAGTTAGGAACTACATTCAAATGGTTGCCTCTGATGAGCAAAAACCAGAAAGATTCAGAATCTTTATTAAGTCAGGATCGGTTCTGAACAATACTTTAGAAGCGGCTTATGATGCTTCTGGAACTAAGAAGTCTAAAAAAGATAAAACTGGTGTTGACGTTGTTAATAATTGGATGCGCCAAAATTACTATGATGTAAGAATGTTTGGTGCAGTTATGTCTACTGGAGACTACCAAGCAGGACAGGTATGGGGTGCGTCACAATTTAGCTTTGCTAGAAGCATTGATCCTATATTTCCTCAATCTGTTTGCATTACTCGCTGTGCGTCCACTGAAGCCCAAGAAAACAAAGACAACAAAACTATGGGTCGTAAAGAAACTATTCCCTATGGTTTATATCGTTCTTACGTTTTTTATAATCCTAGTTTAGCCAGCCACGTAACGGAACGCGACCTAGAATTATTGTGGGATGCACTTGTTAAATCTTGGGAGTTTGATCGTTCTGCTAGTCGTGGTCTTATGGCGTGTCGTGGTCTGTATATTTTTAGTCACGATAATAAGTATGGCAGTGCGCCTGTTCATGAGTTATTTGATAAACTGGAAATTAAGTCTACCGTTGCTGTACCTCGCAGTTTTAGCGATTATCAGGTGATACTTAGTAATGATTTGCCCAACGGAGTAAGTCTAACAAAATTAACCTAAATTGCGCGGATGGGTGGGTGTAAAAATATAAGTAATGAATAAAATGGCTGAAATTCTTTATATATAAGAATTTCAGCCATTTTACTATTATAAGTACCCGCGCACCTTATACAGCAAAGGTTTCAGCTATTTCGCCCCTTGACACAATTTCTGAAATGGACTATTATAATACCATCCGCGCAACTGAACCTTGAAAACTAAATATAGTAAGGACTCTGGAGTGCAGCAGTATAAATACTCCCTTAATAGGGAGTTGGATTGAAACAGGATGGGTTAAGACGTTGAGTTAATTCACCCCTTCCGTATAAATACTCCCTTAATAGGGAGTTGGATTGAAACGAACAACAGCTAATTTAAGAATTGAAGAAGTGAAAGTATAAATACTCCCTTAATAGGGAGTTGGATTGAAACTTCCAGGTGAGCGCTCGCCGATTTCTCCAGTTGCACGTATAAATACTCCCTTAATAGGGAGTTGGATTGAAACGTATTGGTTGCGGTCTCACTAGGCCAATTAATTCGGTATAAATACTCCCTTAATAGGGAGTTGGATTGAAACCTTAACGTTACCGGGGCTGATTGGTGGGATAGGGTAGAGTATAAATACTCCCTTAATAGGGAGTTGGATTGAAACCTTATCGAGTATGTACTGCCATTTGACCTTTAGGTATAAATACTCCCTTAATAGGGAGTTGGATTGAAACTGTGATTCGATGCCAATTCCTAAACTAACAACTAATGGTATAAATACTCCCTTAATAGGGAGTTGGATTGAAACTACTACTTTATACACCGGGTTATACGATGTAAGTATAAATACTCCCTTAATAGGGAGTTGGATTGAAACCCACATATTAAAGGTTTATCAATTAATTTTGACAGTATAAATACTCCCTTAATAGGGAGTTGGATTGAAACTGAACCAGTTAAACAATCTGAACCAGTTAAGCAATCTGAGTATAAATACTCCCTTAATAGGGAGTTGGATTGAAACCTTAAACATTGAAAGATTTACCACAGTCACTACATTTGTATAAATACTCCCTTAATAGGGAGTTGGATTGAAACAAATATATGGTCAATGTGTATTTCCTGTATTCTTTGTATAAATACTCCCTTAATAGGGAGTTGGATTGAAACTTAGTGCTTGGTGATACTTGTTTAATTTGTTTTACGTATAAATACTCCCTTAATAGGGAGTTGGATTGAAACGTAAGTTGGTAATACGTCCAGTTATCTTTCACCTTGTGTATAAATACTCCCTTAATAGGGAGTTGGATTGAAACTAAGAGTATCCGTCCAGAAGAATTACCAGAAGAAGTATAAATACTCCCTTAATAGGGAGTTGGATTGAAACGTGTAAATCAAGCATCAGATTAAATGCGTCTTGTGGTATAAATACTCCCTTAATAGGGAGTTGGATTGAAACTGAGGATCGCTACTCTCTTTTTTCTGCAAGTGGGTATAAATACTCCCTTAATAGGGAGTTGGATTGAAACTAATGGTAAGAAGGGTAAAGCATTAAAACATTATCGTATAAATACTCCCTTAATAGGGAGTTGGATTGAAACCTAAAGATTGACTAAAATCATCACTGCCAGCGTCAAAGTATAAATACTCCCTTAATAGGGAGTTGGATTGAAACAAGGATTAGATCCTGAAGTTCTTGGATCAATCTATTAGTATAAATACTCCCTATTAAGGGAGTTGGATTGAAACTAGAAAGGTGTATTACCAGTTCTGGCGACGTATAAATACTCCCTTAATAGGGAGTTGGATTGAAACCGATGGCACTAGAGTGTCGATCTTGCCTAAAGAGGTATAAATACTCCCTTAATAGGGAGTTGGATTGAAACACATAATTACTTCTTTCAGATTGTGTAAATTTTGGTATAAATACTCCCTTAATAGGGAGTTGGATTGAAACAAGTTTATCAAATAGGAACAGAAAAACAATGTTAAAGTATAAATACTCCCTTAATAGTGAGTTGGATTGAAACAATGTTCATTGCCGGGCAAAAACCTTGATCCATTAAAGTATAAATACTCCCTTAATAGGGAGTTGGATTGAAACCTTCTGGGATGATAATAGGCAGTCACTTGGGGCGTATAAATACTCCCTTAATAGGGAGTTGGATTGAAACCTGTTTTTGAACATTCCATCTAATTTATATAAGGTATAAATACTCCCTTAATAGGGAGTTGGATTGAAACGTTAATAGTTATCGCTAAAAATAGCCCTGATAACATTATTTGGAAGTATAAATACTCCCTTAATAGGGAGTTGGATTGAAACACTAGCTTGGAGATCCGACCACCACTGCCATCTAGCGTATAAATACTCCCTTAATAGGGAGTTGGATTGAAACATATGTGGAATATTGCAAGAGAATCAGAAAAAAGGGTATAAATACTCCCTTAATAGGGAGTTGGATTGAAACACACAATGTTAGTGCTGTTTTGTTTGGTTTTACGCATTGTTTTAACCTTTAATGTCTTTCAATCCCTAATATAGATTAGGGATTATTTCATCTAGATTAGATATATCAAATTGTTTTATCTATGTCAAGTATTTATTTTACTTGCAATCCAAATATTAAAATTCTCCCAATCACGTTGATCACAATCATCGCCTTTTGAGTAATCACTTTCCACAAATCTTTTAACATCTCTAGCAATACATTCCTTATCATTAGGCGTAAGTTTATCCCAAAAATGTTGTACCCAATCAATAATCAATCCAACAGCATAACTACGTCTACCCATAGCGTACCTAACTGCGGACAAAACTATAAAGCCTGTGTCGTGGTGATCTTCCATTTGTTTTACTCGTTGTTTCATTGTGTTCTGTTGATCAATGTTTATTGTATTGCTATACACTCTATAACATCTCACATATTTTATATTTTAATGCTACAATAATCAAATCATATTCACCCATCAAACAGATGAGACGGTAGCACGCCTCAAATGTTTTATCAGATGGGAGTCACCTAATCCATTTAAGCAAAGTAGGCAACTATGACTATTTTAGCAGCTAAGACAGAAAAAGTCCCATTCGGTTTCTTTGTTATTGATGGTTTAATGGATGAGCAAGGTAACTACTACGTAGGTGTACCGCAAATTGCTACTTTAGTTTCGCTCTCCAACGCTCACGCTAGTAGAGACTTCAAAGCCTTGTTATTAAAGGATTCTTCGCTCACCAAGCCCTTTAATGACTACGTAAAACTAAAATCGGATCTTAACTCACAACATGAATCAAACTCAACTATCAAAACGCTTTAGTTCTATATCTAACAGCCTAACTCATGATGGATGGAGTCATGAGTTTATATCATCTTTTTGTATCAAGGTCTGGATTGATACAGGAACTCATGCTGATATTTCTTGGGATAAATATTATGGCATCCAAACAAGCTGTAATATTCTGAAAGAGTATTTATTACATTAATAAGTATTTATATTTTTATTAATGCTATTTTACGTTTGGATTGAAACAACTTTACACAAAACAAGATATACTATTGAAACAACAGACTCCATTGAATTATGAAACTTAATCAAGCAATTGCTATCCTTAACAGCGTGAAGGCTGATGCCAAGAAAGCCACCACTAAAATCTATCAATTAGCTCAAAAATCCGATCTATTTTCCGGTATTTCTCGCACTTATGAACCTGCTCAGGAAGATGGTTTTGTCTACCCATCAGAGCAAAACAACTTACAACTTAAATCTGAGGATCTAATCAAACAATTCTCAGAAGCGTTAACTGAATTGTTTAATGTCGCGGCTACTCAGGATTGGGGGAATACTCAAGCTATTGCTGATGTCGTTGTTGGTGATAGTGTCATTCTATCTGCTGTTCCTGTGTCTTATCTCTTGTTTCTTGAAAAACAGCTTACAGATATTAAAACATTTGTATTGTCTTTACCCATACAGGATATTTCTGAGGAATGGATTAAAAACAGTCAGTTAGACTGCTATTCCACAGAACCAAAGTACACTACTAAAACAAAGCGAGTAGTTAAGCCTGTTGTTTTGTATGACGCTACTAAGGAACACCCTGCACAGGTTAAAGAAGTATCCGAAGATATTCCTGAAGGTAAATGGAAAACTGTTAAATTTACCGGGGCGATTACAAGATCACATCAAAACGAATTAGTCAAGCGAGTTGATCTGTTATCTCGTGCAGTTGTGTTTGCTAGGGAAACAGCTAACTCTATAGAAGTTGTGAAAAAAGATGTAGCAACACCTGTTTTTTCTTATCTTTTTGATGTATAATGTTTTAAGTTGAGTCTAAAAACAAAAGTAAAGTGTGTGGTTCAAATCCCACCCTGCGGACTTACCCGCAGGTAGTCCAACTGGTAGAGACGCTTTTTAGATTTAGTTTAATATTTAAACTATTTTACAGACTCAAGTTAAAACAGCGCGGCTAACGTCAACGTCCACTATCAAGACATTTGGAGACACGGGTTCAAATCCCGTCTTTGGCTTTTATGCCAAAGTGGATAAGTGGTAAATCGCCTGGTCTAAGCATGAATAGTGGCAACCGGAAATCAAAAAGTTAGTTCACAAAAATAAATACTCTTTTTTAAAAGAGTTAGATTTAACAAATAACGCGCTGAAATTACCTTTGGTAAATAAGTACACGACCCTGGAGAAAGGATATATCTCTAGGGTTTCACAATTTCAAGGGCTATATTATGCAACTAGAAAGAACCCCACAACCCGGACAGATATGGCAACACTTCAAAGGTAATAATTACAAAATATTATTTGTCACTGGACGGACAATTTCAGGAACAAATTCAGATGATTTTGATATAACAACCGACGGTATTAAACATCATGAAACAGGTTATGAATGTCTCATAGCCTACGAAAACAATAAGACTGCTTTAGTCTATGAGCATGAGGTATATACTGATGATTGCTTAGAAGGTGATTATGTAATTTACCAGCGAGTAGATCCTGACTATCCACAAATGTGGGCGCGACCATTAGATGAGTTTTTAGGAATAATTGATGGTAGTGATTACCCAAGGTTTATTAGAGTCAGCTAGTTTTATAGGAGACTAATAGATTAATAATTAATCCCCTATTTATTCTTACTTATTAATAATGATAGTTAGCGTTGGAATACTTGTGCCGCTTTCTTTAAAAACTCCAGGCTCATTGGTGATTACTTGATGATCTAAGGACTCTAACCAAGATCGGAACTCTTTTGGTTTACTATCATCAGCAAAACTCCAATGTTTTGAGGAAACAGTAACTAACCTACCACCAGGTTTTAAGTAGTCATACATTTTTCTTATGTGAATAATATCCTGATTTTTAGTAAACGGTGGGTTAGCTATGATTCGATCATATTGTTGTTGAATATCAGCTAATAAAAAGTCATCACCTAATATATTAGCTTTTGGTATTTTTGACAGTATTTGTCTGTTTAAATCCATTAATTCAAAGCAATCAACTTTTGTTATATTACTATTAAATCGGCTGATTGCTTGTATTATCGCGCCTTGACCCGCGCTAGGTTCTAATATTGAATGTTGCTCCTGAATGTCTGCTAAAACTACTAATTCATCTGCTATTGGAGATGGAGTAGCAAAGAATTGAAACTCTTTTTTTAAGTTTCTTCTATCACCAGATGCTATTGCTTCTAATAGTTCTGTGGGATCTTGTTGAAACACAAAACCATAGACCTTGCCACCTTTCCACTTACCACCAATAAGTTCTAAGGATTTTTTGACTTCTAAATATGTGTCACGCTCTAACTGTATGTCAGGCAACTTGACAACATTACCTTCTACTGTGCATTTATTGAGGACAGCAATCTTATCCATATTATTTGCTATTACACTTATTTTACTATAATAGTATAACACACTTATGAAACAAAACAATGACACGGCGTAAAATAGATAGTAAAATTAAAATTCTTTATCATCAAATCAAACCTGATGTTTATAGAGATGGTAAGAGAGTCCGCGCTGGGTTAGATTGTCCAGATGGTATCGCAGCCGCTTGGGTAGCTTTAAGAAAATACCCTACTGCGGATCTAGTTGGCTGTACCTATCAGTCAGATTTACCAATAGTGAATGATGGTGACTTACTGATTATTGTTGATTTTAGTTTTGAGTTAGAAGTCCTAAACCAGTGGCGTAATCGCGGTTGCCAAATCATCCTGATTGATCATCATAAAACTTTGGTTGATAAAGTACATGAACATACTATAGTCACGCTTAAACATTTGTTAGTAGCTTACTTAGAATCCTATCAAGAATCGTTAATAGTTGCTACGGATGTACATATATTAAGAGACTTTATAGCATTTGCTAAGTTAACAAATATCTGGACTGATATTTTAAATAATCGGGATATTGATAACTATCTTGAAAGGTTTTGCAGTGTGACCAGTGTTAACCAACTGTTTAAATACTTCTCAGATGGTGATCTAAACTTTGATATTTATAAATGTGGTGCAGTTTTAACTTGGGAATATTTCTTTCCTGATGAACCCGTGCCAGCGTTTTTATTATATGTCCAGGATAGAGATTTATGGCAGTGGTTACAACCTAAATCTAAGGAAATAAACGAAGCTTTTGGGCATATTCGGCATGGACTAACTAGGAATCAAATTATTAGTGAAATGACAAGATTATCTAGTTTTTCTCAAAAAGATTTGATGTACCATTTTGAAACTTTAGGTCAAATGTTGTTAGCACCTAAGAGAGAACGATCACAGTTATTAGCTAATAATGCACATTGGGTTAATGCTTGGGGATATAGGTTTTTAGCCGCTCCGTTAGATTCTCATGATGCTTTTTACTATAACGAAGTGATGGAAATTCTATATACTGAAAATCCAGAATCACCTTTTGTTTGTACTTACATTAATTTAGGAAATGAGTATAAATTAAGCTTTCGATCTCGACAAAAATACGACAATTTCGATGTTAGCAAATTAGCACGTAGTTTAGACGGTGGCGGACATGAAAATGCTGCTGGTGCAAAATTAAAAATGTTACCTTGGATAAAAGAAAAAGCAGTGGTATAATCATTAAATAATATAGCTTACCCAGAAAAAAACCCACTACCAAAACTCTACAGGTAGCGGGTTATTTTTTGTTTAATGTTCCCAACTAGCACTAATTAATTTTCTAGGATTTTTCATCATATCAGGATATGGTATTTTACCATTACCCGTAAAGTGTTCTAAACCTTGTCTCATTGAATCTTGAGTTAAAGCTGCTACTTCAATATCCTGGTATTTTCGACAAAATAAAACAACCTCATCATGACAAATAGAAGATAATCTTAAATCAAACTTTTCAGTAAATACTCCTTGCTGATATATAGTAGCTATACCCACTTTGACGCTACTTGATTCACTTGCAAGCCAGCAATTTGCAATATCTCCTTTAGGGACATAGTGTTGATCTGCTTTGTTTGTCTTGCAGAACGAATAAATACGTCGTCTATAACCCGGTGTAGAATACGTTCCATAGTCATCTTGAAAAGTACCATACCAATGACCGTCAATACAAATTTTATTATCGTTTGCCTTCTTCCACAGGATTTCCCTAAGTTCTGCTATTTTAGGCAGAATAACAGGAAAAGCTTCTGTCATTGCTTCGCAAATAGGCAAAGCTACCTCTTCATTACTATTAGTTTTTATAGTTGTTTGCAGTGTAGGAGCAGACCCAAAGTTAAGCCCAGAATAGACGACGTTCTTACACATAGACCTAATCTTTGTAAACTTTTTAAATAAGTTATGATCATCCTTCTTATTAATGGCTGTGATGTCCTTAATTGATAGGTGTCTATGCTCCTTATAACTATCTACGGAGTCAAAAACACATTTCATTGTAATAGCATGGCGATCTACACCCTTTTCTACATCTTGTTCACCACTCATGTAAGTTGCGATAGCTAAATGTGCAGCAGGTAAGTCAACATCTACAATCCTAAAATCCATCAACCAAACTAAAGCGTGTGATTCATGTTGAGCTATGAGCCTCAGTTCTGTCTTTGGGATTAGTTCTATTTGCTTTGCCCTAAAAATATCCCTAACTTTAGGACATCCGCAAGCTTTCAATCTCACATTAATACTCTTTAAAGACGGAGGGTTCTGGATATTAACACCTTGACACTTAACAGGTGCGTTTTTATTCCCTGAACAAGTCCTTCCTTGACCTTTACGGGTTAGCTGTCTAATACTTCCACTTACACGCGGTACTCCCTCAATCCAGACTATTTCTTGCTTCACTTGTTGGCAGTAGTTGAGATAGATTGAAACTGTTCTAAAGTCTACAACTAGCTGCACTACACGGTGATCATTGAGTAGTGCTAAATCGGATTTACTACTACCTTTAGCTTTAACAGTTTGAATAGCATTAAATACATCTGTCTCAATGCTATCTACTTGTTCCCCAATCTCATCATCCTGTTCAGCATCCCTTTTATTTAAAAGCGCAATAATACCCGCTATTTGCTGACTAGATCGGATATTTAAACCAGGATGGATTTGTTGGAACTCTTGATCAAGTTCCATTAGTTTTCTGTTATACCAATTAATTTGTCTATTTAGCTCACCTAAATCCACAGGCATCCCCCAATAATTAATCTCTACTAATGCCGGGGTAAACTTTGCCTCAATCTCTGTTACTTCTTCTAGTTCAGCTAGTTTAATTTCCTGTCTTAATCTGACAAACAACTCACCTGTATTAACGATATCAGACGCTGCATAATTGATCTGTGCGTTCCTTAATGGCAAACTATTATCTGCTAGTTGCTCTGTCTTGTCTACATCTATACCCAAGTAACGATAACAACAATCTTTTAACCCATGCCTATGCGTAAGGATACCTGCTGATAGTAGTTGAGACATAATCATAGTGTCATAAGCTTTCCATGTTTTAATACCATATTTAGCCCTTAGAAAACCTAGATCAAATCCTATATTATGCCCAATGAATACACCTTTACGCTTGGTAAACTCTCTCATTTTCTCAATTAAATAATCAATAAATTCCTTATATTTTATAGATAGCTGTGGTCTATCCCATTTGGTTTTGAAGTCCACAACTAAAACTTTATCACTACTTAATGATGCTAACTGGAGTAATCTAATATCTCCATAAATAGGAGATAATGCTAATTCCTGTAATCCTGATGTTTTGCCTTTCTTATATGACTGGGCGTTAGTTTGTTTTCTTTTATACTCCCCATTTTCAGGCATTTCTGCTCCGTAGGTTTCTAAATCTAATACAAGTAAGTTGCTGGTAAATAATTTTTCACAGTAATCATATAGTTCAGGTGTGATGTCTGCATCCTGACTGACAAACCATATATAATCCGCTATTGGTTCTTGGTTGTCTATTTTAGCAACGCCGTTGCTGACGTTTAGGCATGACAATAGGTCTAACTGCGTTCCAGATAATACAGACATACTATTAATTTATGTTATTATTTTACTTGACATTGTTTTATAACTATACTATTATTTTAGAATAATGTCAAGCAAAAAGACATGACAAAAGTAAAACAGTATACAGGTAAGCTTGAAAACTTGCTTAACTGGGAACTCGACCTAGAGTTCTGAAAGTATAAATACTCCCTTAATAGGGAGTTGGATTGAAACACTGTGTGATGTATTTAGTTAATGGTAGGGTAAAACAACTCAAGGAACGTATGATAGATATCTATAAATACGATTCTAGTGGCTGTTGTATTATGGAGTATCTGGTGTTTAACGATGGTTCTATTATGTTTGCTGATGAGTGTATAGAACTGTCATTTAAAGGATTGCGAGAATACTTTTTGATGCAAGCTACTAAGCTGATGATGAGGTTTCATTATTGGAATAAGGAACTTGATCTATGGCTGAAAAAAGAACTTTAA